ATTTAAATGAAGCAAAAACAAAAGCAGGTAGACCCGATGCTGGTTATTTTTGGCACTTCAGGCTCGCAATAAACGAATTCTTTTTCTTGCTTTTTGTATGCTTAGGCAGTTTGATACATGCTTTTTTTCCTTGGATACTTGATTTTAAATTATTAGAATGGCGTATAAACAGATTAAAAGAATTAAAGAAAAAATTACCAGATGATCCACAACTTAAAAAGGTAAAGTTTGATGACTAATGTATTAGATTTAATAGCATATAAAAATGGAGAATATAAGCCGTTAGGACAAATAGGTCCAACAATTTTAGATTTTGGATTTATTCATTGCGATGCAACATATGATGTAATGCCAGTATATAACGGCAAAGCATTTTGTTATGAAAGACATTTACAAAGATTTAAGAATAGTGCAGAAAGATACGGCCTTGCAATTCCAGACGTAGATCCTCTAAAGATTATTAAAGAATTAGCTAAACGCAATCCTATTGAAAATGCATTTGTATGGTTTTTAATATGGCGTGGTTATCCACCTAGTGGAAATCCAAGAGACTTAGAAAATTGCCCTGTAAATTTTGCAATGTACATAAAACCAAGTTACCCTATAGCAAGTACACCACAAGTAAAACTATTTTTAGATAGAGATACAAAACGTGTAAATGATGATTATTATGGGCAGACATATAAAAATATGGCTTGGATTGAACTTACAATGAGTCAGCGTAACAAGCCAAGTAATTATGACACAACTGTTTTAGTTGACACTAACGGATTTATAACTGAAGGTCCTGGATTTAATGTTGGTATTGTTAAAGATAAAATTATAATGACATCTGATAAAAATGTACTCAAAGGTATAACAATGAGTGTTGTTGAAGACATTGCAAATGAAAATGGTTCTACATTCAAACGCATGCCTATAAGTGCAGATTTTTTTGAATCTGCTGATGAAGTTTTTATTACTAGTTCAAGTGGTGGTATTACAGCAACTGATAAAACAGGTGTAGTCACAGAATTTTTAATTGCACAATATGAAAAGAAAAAAACTGAGTATGCTACTGAATTATGACAGACTTCAAAAAAATATTAAAAGAAGGTTGCACTATATCAAGTAGTGGGACCACAGGCACACCTAAACAGATATTTCGTAGTCCAAAAAATTTAGAAGCATGTAATTCTGTCGCTATAAAAGATCAATATATTACATCACAAAGCAAAATATTTACATGTACAAGAATGACTCATGCAGGAGGTTTACTTTTACAGAGTTTACCTGCATATACATTAGGTTGTGATATTTTTATAACAAAATTTAATCCTTTTAGTTTTATTAAAGACTTTGAAAAATATACACATACTTTTTTGCCCCCAGCAATGTGTGAAGCATTAATAAAAACAAAAGGTTTTAAAGATGCTAATTTTAACGGTAAAGTTATTGCAATGGGCAGTGATATTATTCCATGGGATCACATTCGTAAATTTGTTAGCAAAGGTGCAACAGTAATAGCTAATTGGGGTATGAGCGAAATAGGTCCATGTGCAATAAACACAACTTTTGAAACATTAAAGTATGTTGATAGACATGCAGAATGGGCGCCTGGTGGTTTACCTATAATGGGTGAAAATTTAAATTGTTGTTATCAAATTGATTACAAGACAGACGAATTACTTGTTAAAGGTGATATTTGTATACACGATGATTGGTTTTCTACAGGAGATAAGGTACACTTACATTATAAGATGCCGCAACTAGGTTATTTTCCTATCTTATATTATAAAGAACGATTACAGAATACCTGTTAAAACTTTGCCTACAACAAAGTCTAAAGCTGGACGATAGTCATCACTTTTTGCACTATTTTTATCATCTAATACTTCTGCAAGTTTGTCATCTCTTTCAAGAAACTCTTTATACTTAACTATTTTATTAGGAAGACCTAATGCTAAAAATATTTCTTCAATGGTATGATTTTTCCTGTCTGGGAAAAACTGTGTAATGCAAGCATTTTCTTTAGCTATTTGTTCACGCATACGATCATCGTCCTTATACCAAAAGTAATGCGGATATGAAATGTCCCAACCGCCGCACACATGCCACCATTCAAAACAGCCAGTGTTACTACGCTGTACACCTATAAACTTAGCATCTGGAAACATTTCTTTTAGAAATGGCAGATGATAAGCAAACCAATGGCTTTTAATTATTTTTTTGCCAGGTTCCCAATTTCCAAATGGTTTTTTAAATTCTTCTACAATTTCTTCTTTAGTTAGTGTGTTAATAACATCAAACTTGCTTCCAAATTCATGATCAGGTCCCCAATATGCTCCTCTATGCCATCCTCTAGCTTGTTCTGCTCCTGTTTTAGGATTGACTGCTATATGATCATATATCCTATCAGGTGTTTCGTCAGATATATTAATATCTGTATTACATGTTATCATACGCAATGTTCCACTCCATCTGCTTCCTGGAGCACCTGTTGCTATTATTAAATCTTTACCTGTGTAATCTTCATACATTGTTTATTCCTTTTAGAATCATTTCTGCCATAATTTTGTGTGATTCAACTCCTGGATGAAATCCATCTCTTGCTAAATCAACTACAGTTTCTTTTGCTTCAAACGGTACTTTATATATATTATTCAAGTTTGGAATTATAGATTTCCATGCTCTCCTTTCACAATATGCAAGAATAAATTTTGCATTCGGAAACAAACCTTTTAAAAAGTAGTCAAATAATTTTAAACAATCTATATCAGAATTAGTAAAATGTTTTTTATAACCTTCATCTTGTTCTAATTTTTTCATTTTATATATTTGACGTAATGCCCAACCATAATTTTGAAAGAATCTTGTGTCATTTAAAATAATATAATCGGGTTCAAAGTTTTTAAATTCTATTAATGGGTCTATAAGATCAGTTAGAGTATCAGCTGGACTTAAATTCATATAAGATGCATTTAAACTTGTTGCAACAATGTGGGGAAAACTTTCTTCTACATTTACACCATTTCCTAAACATAAACTTCCGCCACCAAATATAATTTTTTTATTTGCTTTGTAATTTGGTTCAGGTCCCCTGAGTCCTAAACTATTCCATCTATATTCTATATGTTTTTTAACGGCTTCTTTTTGAGCAACGTGTGCAGTAAATAAATCACGACCTCTTCCGCCTACCCAAGGTTTACTATTTTCTTCAGTATCCTTACCATTCCATAGATCTATAGTGTGAGGTTCGTTAAAAATCTGTTTACGAATTTTAGGTTGTTGTCCTTTTGTTTTTCTAGGCCTTATAGGTTCATCAGACATTTATAATGTGCTCTTTCGATCCGTTGTTCATTAAATTAGTAAACTTTTCATTTATAAATCCAGTAGCTTGTAAAGTTATTCTTGGTGTGTAGCCCATGTTAGAAGCCGCATGCGGCATATTACACCAGTCATAAACAACACATTCACCTGCGTCATAACCTTGATAATATGTGTTACCAAACTGCCATACATGTCCATAATCCCAGGGTGTTAAAGCTATTAGTATCCTACGTAACATAAGTGGATTTTTGTCAGCACCTGCCGCAATCCATTTTTCTCTCCATTCTGGCCTTGCGTATCTCATCTGTTGATCAATATGAAAAGGAGTTACTTCTCCTAGACGTTGTATGTGTATTCGTGATTGATGTACGTCATACATGCCGACTGCTTCTAGCATTCTAAAAAAAACAGCAGAATCAGGATGTGTATCTCTTTTTTCATTATGTGCTATTTGGTGATGGTACATACAAGACACATCATCCTTACCTGATGCACGTTTTATATCCATCATTTCGCCTTCATGTAAATCTTTATCTTGCTGGCTAGAATTTCTTGGCCTATAGTTTCCAATAGTATGTTCTTTACATTTTCTTAAAGCTCTTTGTACTCCAGCTTCCCAATCTCCTTTAAATTTACACATCACTGTAAATGTTTTTTCTTGTGGATCTGCTTTTGGATCAAAATGCCAAGTTGATCTTAGTTTATTATGGTACCATCTACTAGGAATTCCGTCTACGGTGTACACATTCATGTTAGATTTTTTATGACGTTCTAGTTGTTCCTCTGAATACATATCATCTTGGTAATTACTATCATTAATATTCACACCTTCTTCAACTTGTGGTACTTTATCTGGCACAAGATCTTGCACACGATCACCGGAATAGTAATTCACATTATCTTTATCACCTTCGATAGATTTTTTTAAAATTTTATTTGCATCATCAGCATAATTTTTTTCCATTTGTTCTCCTAAAAATTGTATTCACAAATATTTACATCAAGAACATATCTGCCATTAAAGTTGTTGACTTCTTTTGGTTGGCTTTTCTCTATAGAAGAAATATAAAAATCCAACCAATCATAATCTTCTTTAGATTCTAAACCCCAACGTTCTTTAAAATAGTGTCTATCACAAACATTAACTCTTAACTTATTTTCGCCTACCCAATTATTTGCCGCGGCTACTTCTTCAAATATTTTTTCTTTGAGTAGATCATAATTTTTATAATATGTATGATAATCTGGATAATCAATAGACTCAAAGCCGCCGGCACCTTTCCAGCCTCTGAAATTTTTTATTTCAGTTCGAAGCACAATTATTATTTTTGCTAATGGAAAAGTTTTTCTTATGTAATCTAATTGCAAAGAAAAATGATGGCATTTGATAATTCTATGAGTATCCCAAGTTTTATCGGCATACGGCCCATCTATCTCTTGAATTATTTGTTCTTTTGTTAATGTTTCGAGTTGATCAAATTTTTGTCCGTGTTCTTGGCCAGGACCCCAATATGCACCTAAATGTTGAACTGGAGATCTTGTATGCGTATACACTCTGTCATCTCTATGATCAGATATGTTTATAGGCATAATTGTATTTTTTGATATTACATTCGATACTGCACTCCATTTGCTTCCCGGAGCACCGGTAAAGAATATAAGTTTACTTTCATCATACATATTTTTGTTTCCTATGGCTTGTAAAATTCAAAGTATAGTCTGTCGCCGTTGTCTTTTTTAAACTTTTCTAATTCAAGATTGTGTACTTTTGCTTGTTCATACGCTACTTCGAATGACCAAGGAAAAATATCAACATAAGGACCTTTAGGCCACAAGTGACCTGGATTGGCTCTAAAATACATTCTGCCTCCTGGCATTAGTATTTCAACTAGTTTTTCAAACCTTTTATCAATGTCATTTCTATCGCCGAAGTTAAGGCTACCAAATACAATAATATGGTCATAACTTTCAGGTTCTACAGCAAATTCTAATATGTCAACCATATAGTCTGCACTATTATTAAAAGGGTCAATACCAATTAGATTTTTTATTCTATTTTTAAATGGATGATATCCACAGCCAAAGTCTAGTACTGCTTTTGGATTTGCATTGTTTATTGCATCAACTAAAGCCCAACCACTGTATTGATATATTTCAGTCTTAGGTTGCCATATCTCCCCAAAGAACCTATGCATATATTTTTTGTCAAGATCAGCTACAAGTTCTTTAACTGTCACATCAACGCTTTCTACGTCAAGCTGTAACTTAGATGTAATACTGTCTTTAAACTTGCGTAGTCTAGCTGGTGACCAAGGTAACGAACCTATATGTGTATTTTCTGTAATCTGTTCATTAATATTGTCATATTTAGGTAAATTGAAGGAGTTCTTTAAATTTTCGTCTATTAAACTAAAAATTCGAGTGTTCATAAAAAATTTCTCCTTTTTGCTAAATAAATGTATGCAATAATAAAAAAAGATTCACTTTTAAAAATTTTTTTATCCGCATCATATAATTACTTATGTTATATGCAATATTTAAGGATCAACTCTGAAACTTAAAAATTTAATAATGATGTAGTATAAACTAAAGGAGATATAACATTATGAAGAAACTAATCATTGGAGTCTTTATGGCTTTAACGATGTCAGCTACAACAGCTTTTGCTGATTATACGCTGATTGTTCCTCAGGCACCCGGTAAAGGTACTTCTGTATGGAGCGAAATTATCGCTAAGAACTTAGAAAAGTTTATTGGCGAATCAGTAGTAGTACGTCATATTCCAGGAGCAAGAGATATTCCTGGGTTTAACAAGTTCCACAACAGTCTACGTTTTGATGACAAAACAATTATGGTTGCACACGGTGGTAACGGTGTATCATTCTTGCTAGATAAGATTGACTACAACTACTTCGACTATGAACTAATGGGTTCTATGAACAATGATATTGTTCTTGGTAAACATGCTGGTGCTGATGAAAAATCAGGAAACTGGACTATTGCAGGTGGATCAGGTTTTGAACCAGATGCAGCGGCAGTTGCAATGTTACTTTGTGGTCCACAGGGTGGCAACACAGTAGACGACTATCTAAAATGTTGGAGAGAACGTGTAACTTGGGTTAACGGTGTATCAGGAGGCGAAAAGCGTCTTGGTTTTAAAAACGGTGAATTTGATGTAGCACGTGAATCGCCTGCGGCTTGGAAACGTTTCTACGAAGGTATCGAAGGTAATGAACTTTGGTTCACACACGGTATCCTAGACTTAGAAAATAAAGTACAAATGGCAGACCCAAACTTTCCAGGTACACAGTTCGAGGACTTGTACGAAAAGTTATGGGGCGAAGCACCAAAAGGTGATTTGTATGAAGCATATCGCTTAACACGTAACTGGCGTGATGCTATCCAAAAGTCTCTTTGGGTAAACAAAGGCAATCCTAATGCAGAAAAGATTAAAGCGGCTGTAACTGAAATGATTAATGATCCAGTTGCAAGTGCTGAAATTTATGCTAAAACAGGAACTTATCCTTGGATCCAAGATGGCCCAGAATTATTAGCTACTCTAAAATCCCTAATTACAGAGAAAGCTCTTAAAGATGCGGTTAAATGGAATCAGGAAGCATATGGCTTTCCATCAATTTATAAGCCAGAGCTTTTAAAGTAAAGGATTAACCTATGGACTATGTTATCTGGGCATTAATTGGCACCATGTATGGAATGCTAGTTGGTATTATACCTATTGCAGGTGTAACTACTGCCCTGATAACTGTCTTTAGCATGGGAGCATACTTTATGGCTGACCCCTATTTGGGGTTAGTCTTTCTTACTGCAATAGTAGCAAGTTGTGCAAGTGCAGATAGTTATACAAGTATTCTTACAGGCATACCAGGAGCAAGTACAACCGCGGCCTGTGTTATAGATGGTTATCCTATGGCGAAAAAAGGCCAAGCCTCAAGAGCAATGGGTATTGCTATTGCTGACTCTACTTTTAACGGAGTTGTATTTGCGGCACTAACATTCTTTTTACTTCCTTATTATGGGAAGATTATAGTATTATTCGGACGTCCAGAGTTTCTGGGCTTCATGACAATGGCACTAGCCTGTGTAGGCTTTGTGGCAAGTAAAAATGTATTTTTAAGTATATGTGCAATCATATTCGGACTAGCAGTAGGTATGGTTGGTGAAGATGTTGTAAGTAATCCTAGACTAACATTTGGTTGGGAATATTTGCAAAATGGAATAGGAATGGTAGTTTTACTATCAGGCCTGTTTGGAGTACCAGAATTATTAGATGGATTTAGAAGAAAATTAAAATCCGCAGCACCACCAATAAATGGAAGTTATTGGACAGGTCTTTTCCAAGGCTTCCGTGATGTAAAAACACACTGGCGTGATATGATACGTGGTGGGTTGATTGGCTTCGTTACTGGTTTATTACCAGGTGTAGGAGGCGCAGTAGGTGACTTCTTAGCATACGGTGCCACAAAGGCCGCACATAAAGAAAAAGATCAAGAAGTTCCTTTTGGTGAAGGTAACCCTGTAGGATTATTAGGGTGTGAAGGAGCAAACAATGCACAAAAGGTATCTAGTATGATTCCTGCATGTTTGTTTGGAATACCAGCTGCACCTTTTGCCGCAATGGTAATGGCAATATGTATGTATTTCGGTATGGAGATTGGTACACCAAGTCTATTAGATGATATACAATTTACAAATAGTTTAGCATTTGGTTATATTTTTGGGACTATTGGTGTTGCATTATTAAGTATATTTTTATACAAGTATATACTTAAAATATTAGAAGTGCCTTTTTGGATTTACGCTACTTTTATTTTAGCAGTAATCATTTATGCTAATATGCAATACACAGGTGGTTGGGAAGATTTAGCTTTACTTGCTATCTTAAGTGCTATAGGAGTCTTATGTAAAATGTGGAACATTAGTAGACCAGCAATTCTAGTTGCATACGTTGTAGCTTTTAAGATAGATGAATACTTTTGGGGTACATTGCAGATTTATGGTTATAAACAATGGAAACCAGGATTAAGTTCAATGTCCGACTTTAGGTGGTTTGAATTATTTAACATATATAACCATCCTATATTCCTTATATGTATCGTTGTTGCATTAGGAATATTTATAAACAGTTTAGTTAGAAAAGATAAAGGACTTGATTACGTATGATGCACAAAACAAATTGGACTAAAACTTTAGAACCTGCAGACAATTACAAAAGTAATTGGGATTGGACTGTAGCACACAGTGAATATCATTTTGATAATAATATTCAAGACAAGGAAGGCGAATGGGTTAAAGTTTTAGGCCGATTTGATAATCCTGAGTTATGGAAAATAGATAGAGATAGATTAGTTGAAAATGCAACTAAAGCTATCAATTGGGAAACAAGAAAATTCTTCGGACATAAAGAAGATGCATCTCCAATGTTGAAACAAGAAGAATATGATATTATACAAGGAGGAGGTGATCCTAAAAAACTTATGCTTACAAATATGAAAGATGAGTTAGAGGATTATCCTATGCTTGTTAAAATGAAAGAACACTTTGGCGTAGTGGGTGGTAAGGACGAATTAAAATATCGTGCCCATGTTCAACTTACAGGTCAAATGTTTAACTTACACATTGACAAACTTTGGGATAGATGCATAGAAGATCCTGAACAAGTATGTCGTATTACATTTTTCTTAGATGATTGGCAACCAGGACAGTTCTATATGTATGGTAATTTTATCTATGAAAGATGGAAAGCCGGAGAAGCTCATATATTTGATTGGCCTAATGTGCCACACGCAACCGCTAACACAAGTAATTTTGCAAGACCCTGCATACAGATTACAGGGTTAAAATCAGATAAAACTAGGGAAATTATTGCTAATGGATCGCGTGATACAGTATGGACACTAAAGTAAGAAGTCTCGTAAAGACAGTATCATGGAGATTAACTGGTACACTTTGCACATTTTTAATTAGTTACGCAATATTGCGTGACATTAGTATAAGCGGTTCTATTGCAATTATACAACTTACTGCTAACACGTTTGTATTTTATGTACACGAACGTATATGGAATATAATAAAATGGGGTAAACTTTGAAACCTTTACTTACTATAATGACTGGTCCGCAAGGAAGCGGTAACCATTTATTCAGCAAAGCGTTAGGACAAAACAAAAATATATTTGTATGGCCAAAATTACAAGAAAAATATTGGGAAGGTCATGATTTAGAACCGTTCGCAGAGTGTTGGAAAGACCCGTCAAAGCTAAATGAATTTGATTGGAAACAAAGTAAATATTTTATTACAAGTATTAGCTGTCCTTATTTTGATGATGGTATAGAAACTATTCCAGAATATAATAATTTTATAGAAGTAGCAAGAAAGTTTTGCAAAATACAATTACTTATAATAGGAAGAGATAGTAATATTGTAAAATTACAGCAAGAACGTGTAAGAGGAAAATATACAACACCGTTTTTTATAAAACAGTTAGATAGTCTAATACTTGGCCATAAAACAATATTTGCTAGTCAAGAGTTATTATACTTGTATGAGATAAGATATTTACAATCTTTAGAAAAACAACTAGGATTGTTACCAAATGAAGTAACCATAGATGATACTAAACTATTAGAAATATTATCTAAAGATGCGAATAAGAAATACATATCACAAGCAGAATCGGTATTAGATAAAACAATTCAATTAGCAAGTAGCAAGAAAGGCGCAGTATGAAAATATTAATATTTGGCTTGCCTGGTAGTGGTAAAACCACGCTGGCAAAACCTTTTGCAGAATTAATTGGTGCAATTCATATAAATGCAGATGCTGTAAGAGACAAATATAAAGACTGGGATTTTAGTTTAGAAGGTAGAGTTAGACAAGCACAAAGAATGCGTTATCTAGCTGATGGTGTTGTTAGTGCAGGAAAAGTTGCAGTTGCTGATTTTATTTGTCCTACAGAAAGAGCAAGACAAGAATTTGATGCAGATTATCTAGTTTGGATGGATACTATTAAAGAAGGTAGATACGAAGACACAAATAAAATGTTTGAAAAACCTACTACTGTTAACTATCATGTTTCAAAATGGTTTGAGGATACACATGCACAATTAATGGAAGTAGTGAAAAATTACATGGAGAAAAATAGTGTTTAATGTTTTTAAGCCTACAACACAAATGTTAGGACGTTGGCAACCTTGGCATAAAGGACATACTGAATTATTCAAACGTGCTTTAGCTGAAACAGGACAAGTATGTATTATGATTAGAACTGTGCCGCAAGACACAGATGCATCAGGCGGACGTACAATGACGCAGGATGACAATCCATTTATCGTGGCTGATGTAGAAGATAATATAAAAAAGGAACTTGCTAAAGAGGGTTTTGAATATTATAGGGAATACAATATTATGATTGTCCCTAATATTGTAGATATTAGTTATGGTCGTGGGGTAGGATATACCTTTACAGAGCATGACTTAGGAAAGGAGATACATAGTATAAGTGCTACAGAATTACGTGCCAAGATGCGTAAAGAAGGTAAGCTGCAGACTTAAATACTAGAAAGGTAGATATGTATGGCATTTAAATTTGATAAAGATAAGATGAAATATTTGACTAATCCTGATGACTATAAAAGTAATTGGGAATGGACAAAAAGTAATAGTAATTACCACTTTGATAAGAACACAGTTGACGGTGAAGGTGAAACGTTTCGTGTATGCGGAACATTCCATGGTGATTGGAAAGAAGAATTAAAACAAGTTATAAAAGATAGCAAACCAGTTACTTGGGCTACAAGAGGTAAAAAAGGCGAACGTAAAGACAAGTTTATAGAACAAGAAGAATATGATCTTACATCTGCGGGAGCTAGTGCTGACTTAGAAGTATCTAACTTTAATAGAAACTGTGAGAAATATACAAAAATAAATGAGATGGCAGAATATTTCCATCTTGAAAATTTTCAAAAAAGAATCCATGTACAAACCACAGGTCAGCTTTGGAATCTACACATAGACAAACTTTATCAATTTAATCCTGAGGATCCATCTAAAGTAGTAAGAATAACAATCATGCTAAATGACTGGGAACCAGGACAATTTTATATGTATGGTAATCGAATGTATGAAAGATGGAAAGCTGGAGAAATACATATTTTTGATTGGCCGAATACTCCTCATTCAACGGCTAACACAAGCTACGGTCCAAGAGTAAGTTTACAGTTAACAGGTACTAGAACAGAAGATACTGATAAAATATTAAATGAACGAGATCACTATTATTCTGTGGAATAAATGAATGCTAGAATTATTAGTAGCTAACATAGTCTATGTATTATATAGATTATTAGTAACTGCTCATATAGTTAAGTTTTTATACAAGTATATACCTTACGGATTTGCTGTTTTAGTATCAGCACAGTTAAGTTTTTTATATGACGGCGGGGTTTTTGCTTATCTATTTCAAGCACAAGCATTACCAGAATTAGCTGATTTTATACAAGCTAACGTATTATATACACTAAGAGTTGGTATAGCGTGGTGGATTATAAAGATACTATGGGATAGGCTAGATAATTACTACCTATCAGTGTTTATAGGTGCAGAGCTTACATTTGTCGTTGACTACTTTATTTTTGAGGGAGTGTTTTAGAGGTTAAATACATGCAAGGAACTAGTTTTATGGATATACAAGATTTTAAGGAATTTGATCAAAGTAGATTAAAATTTTTTAAATTGCCTGAAAATTTATCTAGGTTTAGTGCAAAAAGAAACAATGCAAAAATCTCTAAAAAACATGATATACGTGAAATATTTTCATGTAATGCAAATATAGTTGATGCTGGTTGTGGAGTAAATCCTTATAAAAAGTATTTTCCTAATTTGATAGGATTTGATTTTGTTGATTATGGTAATCAAGATTATGTATGCAAAATTTTAGATGCTCCAATAGAACTAGAAAGTCAAGACGGTGTCTTGTGTTTAGGAGTTTTACATGAGTGTCCTGATGAATATCACAAACCTAACATAGAAAAAATGTTATCTTGGTTACGGCCAGGCGGTTTACTTATAATGAGACATAAAAAAGAAACAGAAGATAATTTAGAAGAAAGAAGAAAACAACACGGATTTTGGATTGGAATAGGATCTTGGCCACGTAGTAGAATTCATGAATTTACTAATAATTTGAATGTTGATTTAGAATGGATTGTTGAACATTCAACAAAAAGAACATTTAAACACAACGGTCAAGATTGGAAAAAAACTTTTGATGGTCATATATGGTGTTGGAGGAAATATGTATAAAAAAATTAAAGAACATTTAGAAGAAACAGAATGGGGATACTGGAAACACTTAACGCATAGTGTTCACCAAAGTAACAAGCTAATAGCCTGTGCAATTAAATCTTATATACATGGAATTTTCCCATGTTGGTATAAAGCTGACGGTCCAATAACTATTTTTAAAATGTATCATCAAATAAAACGTATTCATCATGTAGCAAAATTAGAACGGGAAATGAAAGACAAGGGTGACTTATAATGGATGTAATGAGTTTACATAGTATACTTTGTTCATACGGAGACGTAGTAGAATTAGATTATAAATTTTCTGAAAAAACCATCACAGAACTAAAACAAATAAAGGATTGGTTGCCAGGGCCTAATGGAAAAACTGCAATTAATCTTACTGGTCCTATTGAAGATTTAGGTTTAGACACTCCGGCGGAAATTAAGCATCAAAGGAATCAACCATATAATGAAAACTTACTAAAATGTCCTAGTATTATAAAGTTTTTTGATAAATGGACAGAACTTGCAAGATGTAGAGTAGCAACTATGGACAAAGGTAGTTTTTTTAGATTGCACAGAGATGCATTTAGACTGAATGACCAATTCCGTATTTTTATTCCTTTAAACAAGACTACAGATGACGAATGGATGTTTATATATGACGGAAACATACAAAGATTCAAAGAAGGTGTTCCATACATACTAAACACAAGGAAAACACACGGCAGTTTCGCAATGGCAGACGATATATACCACATTTTAATGAGTTTATACATTAACGAAAATAATATTAAACAAATAGCAAAAATGCTACCTAATTGTAAAGAACACTAATTATGATAAATAAACATAGTAAGTCCAACGGAGAAAAAATATGAATTATTATTTTATTGTAGGCTTTGGATTTGGTGAAATACGTACTATTGCATCAAAATTAATTGAAAAGTTATCTGCAAAATATGGTGAAAAAACCGTGCTAAGAGAACAATGGGGTGTTTTGAGAGCATGGCGGCACAATGATGAACAAAATGGTATTAACAATTTTATTATGCCACCAGGTTTGAGTGGTCTCGCTAGATTTGGTGATCGATTAGCAAAAAATATAACTGATGATACACAACACGTTGTAATTCATGGTCCAGGTCTGCTTTTAAACTTGGATAAAATAACAAATATTTTACAAAGTGATAAAACTACAAGTCCTGATCATATACGTCTAACTGTAGATTCAAATATTACAACTTATATATTTAAAACTAATGAAAATTCAGCTACAATGACAAGCCGTTTACAGGCTGAATGGGACACAACTGTTTCTAATATGGTACATAGCGGCACAGGAACCGTAAATCCTACAGCAGAACAAATACAATCGTCTAAAGATACATACTTTAACTGGTGTGCTAATTATGCAAACAAAGCAGTTAACATGTTTGGTGATTATGATGAAGAAAGCTGGGAAGCATGGGGTGGTTGGAATGATGATTTATCACCTACTTCAGTTGGTACAGGGGTTACAGATGTAAACACTTTTGCGAGAAAAGATGGCACCACTGCTAAATTTACACCACATACGCATCAACTATATTGGATTAGCGGCTAATTTATTTTACACCTATTTTCATAAATCTTATATAGCCACCTTGATCAGTAAGATCTAGTTCACCTTCATAAAGTGTTTCGGTCATAGGAACACTTGCACTAAATTCTTTCAAACTACTACTGCAATTTACATGTTCTTGTAAATCAGTAAAATTATTGCTTTGTAAAATAACAAGTTTACCTTTTGGAATAGTTGAGTACCAATCACTAAAATTAGGAATATGTTCACAACTTGTGTTTATAATGGTATCTGGCATATCTGTCAAAGTTACAAACTTTTTATCATATGTTAAAGTTTCGTAGGTTGTTGGATATTGTATAGTATTGATATCTAAAGTTGTTGCTTTGAACTTCCATTGATCTATTACCCATGGCATATTAAATTGCTCTGCAATATCCTTGCATGTGTCGTCGACATCAAAACTTCTAATTTTTGTTATAAGCACTTTTGACTCAAATAGCATAGTAGCAAGAGTTGCATACCAACCAGCACATAAAAAAACAATACCAAGATCAGGACAATATTCTTCAACTTTTTTTACAAGCCATTCTTTGCTTTTTAATTGCCCACCGCTAATACAATCCTTGTTAAAATTAGGATTATCTAGTACATAGTATAAACTTTTAATTAACTGAGATGTCATCAAATTTTTTCTGCAACCAACTAAAGTCGTTAATTTTTTTCAGTTTAGTTGCATCTCCTTTCCATTGTTGCCCATATTCTTTTCCTGCTATTGCACCAGCGATACAAAACTGTCCAAATGGTTTATCTTTTCCTTTAGTACACCACTCTTTTAATCTTATTTCTGTTTCTTTATCATTTTGCCCTTGTATTACTTTGCTTGACAGCTTGACACACTCTCTAAAAGCACTTTTCCATGTGCTAAAAGGATCCGTATTGAATAATGATATATTGCTTACTTCAGCCATGGCTTTAAAACGCACACTAATACTTGTAGTCATATCTGTGCTTCCAGTGTCTACATTTAAAGTAAGTTTTCTTGGTAGTAATTTTACTCCGCCGTTACCATAAGTAAGCCTATTTACAGGATTCTGACTTCTCCATACATGCACAATATTTTGCTCATTAATAGAAACTGTCATTTGGAAGTCAAAATTATCGTCAATATATGCATCACCGTCAACCACATAGAACATATCCGATTTACAAAGTTTTGCTGCTTTTATATGTGCTTGATGAATACCTGTAACTCCATGTACCCTCTTTGCCCATGGCATTTTATTTAATAATCTCCTATAGTTTTCATCGCAATTAGGTTCATTGTAACTTATAAACACCACATCATACACTGGCTTAGGAGTACTTGCTAAAATATCAATTTCTTTCTTGTCTGCGAAAAACCTATATTGTGCTTCTCTTGGATGTACATCTACTCTTTTCGGATATAGACATATTCCATTGTACTTGTCACCATTTTTGAATACATGAATTATTTTTTGGTCCCACTCTTCGGGTGTGTAGGTAAAATTAAAATTTTTATCTACAAGTAAATCATCCCATATGACCCAAAACATAGCAGTCACTGACAACTTTTGTGCAGAGTCAAAATTTTCAGCATATTTCAACACAAAAAATTTATTTTTAAGGTCTTGATAGTGTTGTGTCTTTTCACCAACAAAAATTATATCATACATTACTAATTATACACTTTCTTAGACATAATGTCAACCATATCTTATTTTATCAAATAAATTTAAGAACATAGGCATGTGGGATCTTTCTAAAAATTTAGCTCTATTTACTACAGCAAATTTTTTTAGCATTTTTAAGGCCTCCTTAACCTCATTTGTGTTCCTATTTTTTTTAATCCTATTTAATTCTTTGCAAATTAAGTCTGCTTTAATATTTGGATCAACATAGGTATCATATTTTTCATTTATTAGATCAAAAAAAGTAAAATAACCTTGTTGATTAAGATACTTCATTATTTGTTGACTTCCGAACACTATGAAAGGTTTACCCATTACTAATATTTGCCATAAATCCAAATCAGTGAACAATGAATTTACTTCACTAACATATATTTTATCACTTTTATTAGGTGCCCAAGGAGTTAATATACTTATTAAGCTGTTTTTATGGTAATCAATATTATCATCCTTGTGTATAATGGTACCATGATCATACAAGTCATTGGCTTCTAATGCTGTATGCAATTCTGTACAATTTAATGCTTCTGGATACTGTGAAAAATTATGGTATAAAAGTTTAGGATTCCAGTTATCCATATCAAAGTCTAGCACAGGCATAGGTTCATTTATAGGTTTGAAGAAATTTTTATATTTCTCAGTATCTTCGTTAATTATTAGACGAGCTTCTATTTGCCACCAATCTATGCAATAAGATTTGTATGGGTGTAAAAGTTCTTGGTAGCTATTATTCATATCGGCGGTTATAATAATTATATTTTTAATAGGGACATTACATCTCATAAACATTTCTGCTATATGTCTTAGACGAATTACTTCATTATAACCTTGCAATGTTTGCCCTAACAACAATACCTTCATTTTTCCAGCACGTAAATAATCTAGCGTTTTGTGTGGTATTTTAATATTGATTCCATATGATACTTCAAAAGGATAAAATATGTCTTCTTTAAATCCTTTTACAGGATCAAATATATCATCGCCTGTAAATAGGCTTATTTCAACATTATTTTTTTGCATTGAATAATAAAAACTTGATATTACTTCTACCATGCTGTCTACACTATCAATAGTGCCGAAAGGTAATGGCCAAACATCTGGATTGTCATCGTAATACGAAGTGATACCATTGGGCACAGGGCCTACATTAGTGATTTTATCATAGTAAAAATTAATCGGCATATTCTTTCAACCATGTATTCCATACTTCTGTTAATTTAGGATGTATTTTTGTAACATCTTGCTTTCTAATTCTGTCATACAGTAAGGTTCTTTTCACAAAATGTGTGCGCCAATTTTTATATTTGTCTATAGTTTCTAAATCTGTAGGCTCTGGCTTTGTAAGTCTTGTAATAATATGATGAATTCTACTTATTCGCTGTTGCTCTTGTGTAAGAAGGCACAATCTTTTCTTTAAATCTTCAGCAATTTCAACCCTATAAGCATATGGTAGTAAATCTATCGTTAAATCTATAGGTCCGTTGACTGGATTGAAAACAATATTTGGAGATGAACCTGTCTCATACCAGTAGTCAATAAGATTTGCTAAGTCCCAGGCGTTGTAAATTTGAGCAGTTGCAAGTAATTGCACCCTTAGTCCAGAGAGCTTTAAATAATGTTTATACGCTTCGTCTAATTGAGCCCAGTTTGCTCCATACCTGATATAATCATTTGCAACTCCAACTCCACACATACTAAATTGTAAATCTACTTTTGCAAATTTAGGTAATAAACTAGTTGTTTTTCCTTTTATCCTACTACCATTTGTAGTCACATCCAACATTAAGTGTGTATTACCGCTATCAATACACCATTTTAGTAGCTTAAATACACCTGGCATAAACAAAGGTTCGCCGCCAGCTAGTTTAATTAGATTCATTTTTGGAATTTGTTTTTTAATACTTTCGAAACATACTGGATCGTCTATCCAGTCTTTTACATCTTTCCATTCTTCGAACATAATATCCTGAGTTTCAGGATGTTCTAACTGTTCCTGAGCTATTGTACTGCTTATTGATCCAAAACACATTCTACAGCCAAAATTACACAGTCTTCCTGGACGCAAATCTGCCCATGTAGGGCCACCTGTGCTATTTCCTTTTTCGATATCTAAAGTGATAGGATGTTGTTTTAATTTGTGTTTAAGATATACTGTATTCAAACTTTCACGATCAGACCCGCCTCCTTCTTTGTCCTGCTTCCAGCAAGTTTTGCATCTTGGTTCGAATTCCCCTTTTAGCATTTTTTTGCGTATTTCTTGCATTATGTTGCTAGTCCATACTTTTTGCAAATCATGTCCTTGCACATTTTTTACAATTGGTTTATTATAATCAGCAAGACAACAAAGATTTACAAAACCATCTGTTGCAATATACTGATGAGTAAACGGCATTGTGCAGAATGCAGGATTATTTTTTATTTGTGATTCTATATCTAAATTATATTTCTTACTCACTACATTCCTCAATCATTCTTTGTATATCAGGCAATGATTTTTTCCAAGATTCATTCCTAATAGAATCTAATTGTTCCATCCAGGGCCATAATCTTTCATATGCATCTGTGTTTGGTTCTTTATCCCATAAATGCTGTAGAATACTATTACATCTTTGTTCGACTTTACGACAAAATGATTTTTCATCTATGCTGTTATTCCATCTATTGTTAATATCTTTAATAAATTTTTTATATCTTGAATCAATATATTTTTTATATTTTATAGGTAAATTTTGAATATTTAACATGTCTGGTCCATATAGATTATGTACAATAATAACTTCCTCTATACGATTCCAATTCTGTTCTTTCATCCACCACTGCATTTCAGGAAAGTGTAAAACATTTTGTACACTCAGTGTTAAAGTGATACTTGCAATTAATTTTTCAAAACCTTTTTCTCTATCAACTCTACGCATATTTTTTAGAACAGTAGAAAACTTTCCTGGATGTCTTATAAATTCAAAATGATTGTTTATTCCATCTATACTCATTCCTAAGTTTATCTGCTTAAAATATTTCCATTGTTCAAACACCTTACTGGGCACTCCAGCCATATTAGTATTATAATCTAAAATAACTTGATTTGCAGTTCCTCTTTTTATGTAATAATCCAATAATTCTCTATGCTTTAAATTAATAGTTGGCTCGCCACCTGTAAAATAATATCGTTTAATAGTGTCTAAATTATTCATTATATGAATCCACAGCTTACTATATGTTTCATCTGGTTCGAATAAATTAGGCACAGTATTTGTACCATCAGGTAAAGTTTCTATAGATACTTTATTATGTTCTCTATAATTAAACGGTTTACCAGGATGTAATTTTACCCAATCATCATACCATAAATTACTATCTGTAGGTCCACAACTTCTGCATTTTAAATTACACTTGTTACCAAATCTTAAATCCATATATGTAATAGGAAAATCTTTGTCATCTATAGAACCGTCTGCTTTTGTAAGACTTACTGCTTTATGATATGTATCCTCATACAACTTTCTTGTCCACTGTCGTTTACTACCGATTCCATTTTGTTCTTCTGCTGTGCATAATCTACACAATTCTGGATCTATACCGTTCATCATATCTTGTCTTAATTTTTTCCAGACTGGAGCATTTCTATGTTCTGTAATATTATCTTTTCCGGTAAGAACTGTACCATCTTCTTTATACACAGTTCCATATGGATTATAAATCATTTGACAACACATGCGTATACTTCCATCTGCATTTGTTGCTAAATGGTTCCACGCAATAGGACAAAATGCTTTCCATCTATCTTTGTTGATTAAAATATTTTCTTGTGTTTTATCTAATTTATCTGTATCTATTTCTAATCTTAATTTTAGTAGTGTCCTTATTTTACGCCCTTGTGGAGAGTCCATATTAGGTAAATTTGGGTTGTTCCATAACGCTTCAAGTACTTGTTGATCTTTGTCAAACTCTGCAACTATTACCATTACGTCAATAGGACAATCTGGATGCTGTATCATTTCAATACGTTGTTGCATTGTACGAAAAATATTCAAATCAAAAGACATTGGTTTTGTATATTTTTTTTGTAAAATTTTATTATTTTTCTTTATCCATTTTGTAATAATTTTCCTAAATTTTACTGTCTTTAAACTAGGAAATATTCTCTGTAATTGAACTATAAGGCTTTCACAATTTTTATCTAAGTCATCTAAATTTATTAGATGTGTTTTTTTAAAATGATTTACATATTGATTTAATATTGTTAAATCCTTTTTGTGTTGATCAACATGTGTATCAATAAAGTCGTCTTTTATAGGTTCTATATCTTTTAGTTTATGCCAAGCTAATTTTGTCCAGTATTCAAAGTTTTTTGTGAGATTAAAACACAACACAGTCATGTCTTTATCCCAATAAGATAATACTAGAGGATCAAAGTGATCTTTGTACAAATCGCTTTTGTTTGGATCATCCTCACCAGAGTATATATGTGTATGGGGATTTGAGTCTCTGCAATAGACTTTTTTACATATTGTAAACCATCTATTTTTACCTACATTTATTGTGGGAATAGAATTTAATTCTCGCACACACTGACTTAATGCATACGTAATTATTTCTCCGCCTACACCAGCGGTATATAACAAAAGATAATTATCCTTGTTGTTGGAAAAATCCAATTTCATTATCACTATATCCTACTAATTGCCCGCTGTCATGACCACGTATTGGTACTAAACTTATTGCTCCTATTTGTCTCTCATTTGCGCCTATATCATTTATTCCTAATTTTACAATTTTGCTGTAAGATTCTCTTGCTCTGTCTAGCATACCAGGAGGTGTCATTAATTTAATTTCTAACCAATGATCATCTGATACTTGTTTATGTCTTTCTATAATTATTTCACAGTTTTTTATAAATCTTTCTTCATTACCTGGATACAAATCCATACTACCGAAATGAGCACTCATATTTACACTATTAATATATTTACATGCTTCTGTCCAGTATTTTGTACTACGACTACCATTTGTTGTTACAAGCACCCATTGATTTTTACTTTTTAGATGTTTAAGTATATCTAAAAATTTAGGATTTATTGTAGGCTCTCCGCCTCCAAAGTTCCATCTTATACTTGCACCTTTACTCCATGAATCAATTGCTTTATCTATAGTTTCTATAATTTTATTATAATCATGATGTGCTTCTTTGTTATTATGTACACTTGGCCAACAATAATCACAGTCATAATTACATCTTCTGGTGATATCCCAAAGAATCTGATAATCAATTGGAAAGTTCATTTCAATTCCTACAGGTGTAGTATCAAATGCATTATATGGATTAGCAACAGCATCTTGGTAGTTTCCTTTATCTTGTCCGTCATAACCATATTTTGTAACATTTAAATTTTGCAAAGCTGATTCGTCTTTGGCTTTACTTAAAATTACATCTGCTCCGCACCCACAACTTGCAAGAGGACAAGTTGTCCACTCTTTAGGAGTATTCCAACCTGTAAATATACTACCTTGTAAGCCCCATACTTTGGTATCTAATCCTGCTTTCCATTGCCAAGTAGCAGGATCTTTCATAAATTGTTTATAAGGATCATCAAAGAATTTTTTTTCAAGTCTTCCAATTTCAGCCATTAACTTATGTTGCTGTTCACTTTCTTTATAATTATACTTCGGCATCGGCCAGCCATTTTCAGTATTTGCATTTATCCACTCTTTACGTTTTTCGCTTCCGTCTGCACCAATAACAGATTCTCTGTATTCTTTCCATAATCTATCTATTAATTTTTGATCACGATTAGTATAATTTTTTACTCGTTCATTATGAATTTTACCATAGTGTGATGCACTTGCACAATTTGCTATCCATACATTTCCATCGTAATCTATATACAAACTCCTTACACCAGCACTACACTTCCAACCTTGCCAAGTATTTAGGTTATTAGCTATTACTTCATCTACACTAAACAGACTATACTGATTATTTTTATTATAAATTCGGAGCTGTTTGTTGCCTGTAGGTTGATCCACTTAGACAAGCTCCTTTTTACTCATTATATCAAAATTACAATGACAATAACTTTTATTACATATTACAGGATCAACTGGCCACGCTATATTATCAGGATCTTTCATATTCCCTAAAGAACCTCCTACCCTACACCAGCCAATCATTACAGTACCATCAAAGTCTACAACGATTTGTTCAACACCGCTATAACATTTCCACCCTTCCCAGTTGTTAGTATTATCGGCAATAAACCTATGAGGCGCTTGATTTTTTGTTTTGCCGGTTTTAGAATTAATCATATCCATACTGCCTCTATATAACTTAAAGTCTTTATTATATTTAATATGCTTACCAAAATCTTCCCATTGCCTATCTATTGTATCTAGTTGTTGCTCTGTATATGGAAATCTTTCTGTTCCAAAGTCAACCACAAGAGGTTGTAAAGCTAGACTGAAATTTTGTACTTCTTTTACTAATTTTTTTGTTAATTCAACACCATTGTTGAATCTACCAAGATCGGTATGCATCATAATATTGACATGTGTCCTACATACCTTAGACATAATTTTTACTACTTCTAAGAAATGACCAGCTTCAGCACTCTCAGGATGAAAACTTAAACAAACATGATCAAAATTATTTTTATTTTTTTCCCACCAACGAATAGTACGACTTGCATTACTTATAAATCCTATGTCATGCCCTTTGGACTTTATGTATTGAGCACATTTAATAAAGTCTTTCCATAACGTAACTTCTCCACCAGTGAATTCAAAATATACTTTTCTCGGTGCATAGTGTTTTTCGCATGTATCGATAAATTTTTTAATTACTTCAAAATCTTGCCAACCAAAGCTACCGTTGTTTAAAATAGGAGGACAATAACTACAAGAGTAGTTACACATATTTCCTAAGTTCCAATTCACAACGACCCAGTCCTTGGCCTCTTTGTGATGATGGTCTAGGACATCATAAATCATATCTTTGTGCATATGTTATTTAACCCCTGATCCAGATAGTCCTTTATGTCTGTTGACTCGATCAGGTTGTTGATAAATTACCTTAAAAAATTTACTAGCACTTTCTGTAAAAGGCTCTATAGCAATAGGTAGCTGTAATTCATTAACAAGTTTTGTACCATATGAAGTTGACTCTTCAGTAACTTTGTTGCTATCTATCAAAGAAAATTCTTCTTGCCATAGATTATTTAAATATTCAAAATCTCTTACATTAACATAGTCCCAATCAGTACACATTGTTTTATATACACCTGCTCGAGTACCAAGCATTGCCCAGTCACCGTTTTTAACATCTGCGCCTACCATTGCCCATATATATAACCAGTGTAAACATCTCCAGTGTAAGTTTAAAAAATCATTTTTTTCAGGTTTTATACCTTGATTTAATGATAGCTTTACACCTTCTCTAAAGCCCGCTCGCCATGCCTGTTGTGGCGTAGCGTTATTATATACATCTGAAAAGCAACTATTCATTTGCACATATTTTAAGTCCCAACAAAAATCAACCTGAGCATGTTCGTTATCTGGATCCGCATTTTCATGTGTACGCATTTTAAGGACATATTCTTTTGGCCAACATTTAAGTCCACCGTTTCCATATACTAAGCCGTTTACTTCATTTTTTCCAGCCCAACTAATTACACAGTTTTCTAATTCTACATCATCTTCAAAAGATATTTCTTCTTTTAAAAAATTATCTTTAATTTTATTATCACCGTCTACTGTAATAAATCTATCTGTTTCGCTTAATTTTGCACATTCTTTATGAGCTGCATCTGAACCTTTTATACCATGTACACGTTTTGCCCAGGGAATTTTTGTAAGTAAATCTGAATAATTTTCTTCTGCATTTGGTTCATCATAGCTTAAATAGATAACATCATAATCCAAAACTTTAAATTTATTAGGCATATATATTTCATTTCCTCACAACATGATAAAAAATTTCATCATTTACAGGGCAATATAAACTAATCTTATCTAACACAACAATACTATTGTTATCAGATTCTATATCAAATAATTTTTTATCTGCAAATTTTTTCATGTCTATAGTTAATTGTCCTAGTAATATATTAGGATTATTCTCCTCTGTAACATAAACTTTTTTATACTGGCTCAAATATTTATTGTTAAGGATTCTTGACTCAACTAGTCCTGAAATATTAGCTTTTCCCTGCCATTTTTCTTTCTTTTTATCTTGGAAAATATAAAATGATAAAGGATCATATTTTGTAACTTTATCTAATCTCTTTATTTCGTGTATACTTTTATCAACATCAAAATTCTCTGTTTCATCTTTCCTTAAAAATTTTGGTGGAGATTCAGGACTTAAAAGAACATAATAATCTACAAGATTACACTTACCAGATACAAAATCAACATATAGATCTTTATCAATTACTAAATGCGGATTATCACTGGTTAATTCGTTTGTAACTGATAATAAATCTCCTGAATCACTATAGTAGACATAAAACATTACACAGACTCCAGTCTATCAATTAATCTATCTGTTAAAAATTCTGGTTCAACATAGTGTAAAATATTTCGTTGTAAAAAATTGCCAATCAGCATAGTTTGATCTTTTGTAAAATACCCTCCTAAAACAGTTGTCCATTTATTAGGAGTTTCATGCCAATTTTGGCAATAGGGCTTCATATGAGTAAATGTAATAAAAGAATTAATATCAGTAATTTCTAAAGTATTGTCTAATATTTTACTAGCAATACTACAGCTTAAATCCATACTACACCATTTTTGATAGTAATTTCCTGCAAACTTTCCATAAAATAATTCCCAATTAATCATAATTATTTCTAATAATTTAAAAAACTCATGAGCTTTGTCAGACTTTTTAAAATAATAAAATGCACTATACAAGTTTGGAAGATTATTTTCATCCCATGTTTTTCTATAATGTCTAGAAATTACATTTTCATTTCTGTAATTTTTTACATTGCTTACAAAAAATAAATTTCTTTTTTTCAGTTCCTTCCACCAATGCGATATATCATGCAAGACTAGCATGTCTACATCCATTACAATAGTATGTTCATAAGGAGAAGCGTGATACACTTTCCATCTATTTTCAATCTTCCAATCTGTATGCTCTGCTTGATCAGTCCAAGGAATATTAATTATTTTGTCAAACACATGCTTATATTTTTCAGGCACTTTATCATTTGTAATTAAGGATATGTTTTGTCCTTTATTAAATTTATGAATACTTACGGCCAGAGCATATGCTTGTTTAATATAATCTACCGTAGAATTATTCTGTGCTAGTAAACAAAATCCATCACTCATTTTCAAACTCTTTATCTATTGCTCTTCCTAAACTAAATTTATTCATTACATGTACATTTGAGTCTTCAATTGTTGCTCCTACAAAACTACCACCACTTGTATAATCACAGATAAACGACATCTTATTGCCTTTAAGTTCATGTAACATATCACCGTCTGATGCCATATACATATTCCCTGGCATTTTTTGTGGCCAAGGGCCTAATTGAAATCCTTGCAAAATGTGTATTGCCATACTGAAAGAAAAATCATTTCTATAATTATTGTTAGGAATTTGATACATTAATCTGTAATAAGACCAATTATCTTTTATGTGTTGTATTAAATTAAAATACATTTCCATAAAGTCTGTTTTTTTAAAGTAAAAACCTGTTGCCCACCACATATCAATCGAACGATCGCTTATCCTATCAAATTTCTGCAATCTTCTCAAAGTTTTTGCAATATCAGTTGGATGCCTATAAATTAAAAAATCTTGATTTATGTCAAAACAATTTAACAATTTATCATTACAAATAATAAAATCTGCATCTAATACTATAGTCTCATCAAACGGTGTTAAATTATAACAGTCTGGTCTTGAATGATTTTTCCATGCTAACTTTTTTGTACTATATACTCCATCTAGAAAAATACGTTTTTGTTCTGTATGTGTATTAGGAATATCTATTACTTGATCTATATATTTTTTGTAAAATGTATAGGTTGTTTCTAGATACTGAGAATTATCTGTAACAAGAGCTACAGGCAACCTTAAATGTTCTTTAATTTTCTTTGCACAAAAAACTGCTTGTTTAATATAGTCTACTTCTAAATTATTTAATGCAAAGAGTAATACACCTTGCGTCATAGATCTAGAATGCCTTCAACAGTTCTAGTTTTTTTAAGTTCATTAAATTTTTGTAAATACAAATTTGAATTTGTAGAATATATATCTAAAATTTTATCAAGAAAATCTTGTAAATTTTCAATTTCAATTGGAGAATTGTTATCATCTATAAGAATTGAACTGCTTTGATTATTTTGTATCAAAGTATTACAAAAATTAATTAATTCTCTGTTTACGTTAAATTTTCCGCCGTTGACATAATGAACACAGTTTTCCAAAAATTTTTCATGAATAAGACTACGTTGATTGTTTAACGTAATCATGTGATTGGAAAAATCTAATGCTTTTTCTAGCCTTTCATCCATAGAATACTCCTTCAGTAATACTATTATTATATACTAAAAATTGATAGTTGTCAATGGTATAATTGGCTTAGCTAATGGATTGAGCTAAAGAATATGTTGGTGTTGCAATACTAATAGGACCATTACAACGGGTCTGAGACATGGAAAGATTAATATCCAAATCAACACTTTCATCAGTAAACGGATCTCCAGTATCTGTATCTGCCCATGTAAATCGGAAACTTATTGTGCCACTACCATTGTGTTTAGCTTCGACTTTGATACTATTTTCTGCATAATTTGCGGCTGAGCCAAATTTTACTGCAACCTGCTGATATGACGTTGTTAAATCTTCTGAACCAAACCCTGAGCCGACTGTAGCAGTTCCTGTTGTAGTAGTAGAACTATTTTTGAAAGTAATAGTTCCAAAATTAGTAAGCATAGTATTCCAATCTGCTGATTTACTTCCGGATCCGTTTGCTCCTGCTGTTGAAAATCTAATATCACCGCCTGTGTTAAAAAAATGTCTCCTATGATCATCACCATTTGCAGTTACACTGGATCCATCGTTGTTTTTACAAGTATAGCCGCCAGCAAATGCAACGTCTATAATTGCTGTCAATGTGCCGTTCCATGTAGTAGTATAAGATGCACCCGATGTTGAAGGAGTAATTTTAGATTCTAGCACTAAATGACTAGCAAATACCTGTTCTGGATCTGCTTCAATGGCAGTAAATGTTATTCCAAAATCATTTACCCCTTTATTAGTATCTGGATTAACAATGGTAAAGGTATCAGTGGCATTATCTCTAAGTACTGTTGAGCCGGTACCAACATTTGACTCATCTGCGCCAATTATATTGCCACTTACAATTTCACCTATTGCAGTTGTAGTGTTAAGTTGATGTTGATGAATTAAATTTAAGTCTGTTCTTAAGCCAGCCCATTGAGATGCACTGATATCAGTAGTGCCGACTACTGCTGTGCCGGTGTTTGACATTGCCACACCGTAGCCTTTCTTACCGGTACCAATACCCAATATTAAATTCACTCGTTGTACATAGTCATTATACAACGCCGCTTCAACATTAGACCCAACAGATGGCATATTTTTTCTCCATTATACTGTAATATAATGTATTTATCGAAAGATTAGGTGTTTGTTTTAGAGTTCTGAAGTGTTGTTGTATGTGGGCGATGGTACTGAAACGTATGTACCCGATGGTCTACGGTGTGTAATTGAACTTAATATGTCGCCTGTTACATTTGGATCGCCGCCGCCGTCAGCATTATCTTGAAATTCTATATTAAATTCAATAATATTATCAGCAAGTGTACGAGCATTTACAGTATACATGTTATTTTGATAATCGTAAGCTGTGCCTAATTTATGAAATATTCTTTGAGAAGAACTAGTAAGTTCAAAATTTCCTATTGCTGTTGGCACTCCTGCCCCTGTTTGTGTAGTTGCATGTGATGCTATTGATACTGTCCCCATAGCCGCTAACATAGAAGCCCAATCTGAGTCTTTACCTCCACTACCATTAGATAAGTTAGCTTGAAATCTAATTTGTCCTCCAGCGTTAAAAAAATGACGTCTTGCATCTGCGTCTGTGAACGTCACTGTAAAAACATGTGTAATAGTACCATTCCATTCAGATACTCTTGTGCTTTGCAATACTGACTCAACAGATGCTTGTGTATCATCACATAATTGTTTGTCTGCTTCTAGAGAAGAAAGTATAGAAAGATAATCATTGACACCTTTGCTAGTATCTGTAGTACCATCTTTGTCTATAGATTCTGATGCACCAATTCTATCAGTAGCATTAATTGTTGATAGAGATGTAAGACTACCTGTTTGATGAGCTCTACATTTATCTATATCTGATTTTAAATTAGAAAGATGTGTAGCCGTAATTACAGTATTTGCTGCAACAATTGAACTACTTAGTGTTTGTCCGTACCCAGTATCACTAAACCCTTGTCCTAGTACAGTCTCAATTCTACTCTGTAATCCGTTAAAGGTTGCTGCTGTAATTAATTCTTGGGCGTTAACTGTCATAGCGAACTAATCCTATTTTTATACTTTTAATACACATTCAACCAGCTTTTCGTTTTCATCTTCATTAGACTCTAATGCAATACCTACAATATCTCGCCCTTGTGAATCAGCTGACTGACATACCCCATTTTCTCCTACGTATACAGGATCGCCCTTTTCTACTTTTCCTAACACTCTTACTGGTACTCTACCTTTTAATGCTATTGGTTGTCCTTCACTATTAGCATTCATAAGCAATGCTGGTGAATCAGATGTTACACCAATACACATATCTACGTCTGATGCTAGGTCTGCTTCATGATCTCCATGTCTACATATAGCCATTGCTGTTCCTACTGGATATTCTTCAGCAGTGGTATATTTTTCTGCTAAGTCAGCATACTGTGCTTGTGTTGATATTCCAACAAAGTAGTTTGCTTTCAGTGATCCTGCTGGAATAGTCTGTGCATTAATAACCTCTGAAGCTTCGGTCCTTGTTGCTACAGTTCCGTTTGCCACTGTTTCAGACCCTGCTCTATTTGTACCAGCAACTACAAGATTGGTTGCTTTTTCAGCAAGCCCTGTAAAATTTGTTGCAAATACATTATTAAATTGATGATCTGCTGTACCTAAAGTTACAGTCTCAGTTGAAATACCGTCACTAGCTAATCCAGGGATTACAGAATTAGCTTGGATTTTTAATGTATTTTTAAGAGAACCGCCAGTATCTTTGGCTCTTATGGTAATTAAAGTACCTATTTCGTTTGCAAGTACTGCTTCATTGCCATTTTCAATTTTAATTCTAAAATCGTTTGAATCACCTACCGCTAAACCTATGTCTGCAAATTCTGCTAGAGAAGTAAAGTTTGCATCACCTGCTCGTAAATAACTAGCGGCATCGACCCCGCCTAGTTTGTCTGCATTAGATGCAGTACCCCAATATCTAAAGTTTGTAGAAGTAACACCGCCTGTTGCATTAACAGTATTTTTAAGTGTCATGCCTTGTTTTACGACATCAAAACCTGCTATAGCGTTTGTTGCATCTGTACTATCTATTGTAAATGCCTGATTAGAAACAATCATTACAACTTCATCGTTAATAATTGCTTTAATTATAGAACGTGAAACCCCTGCATTGTCGTTTATTGTAGCACTCTTCCATTGTGTTAAGAGTGAACCAGCGTCCTGTGGTCCAACTAAAACAAAACTTGTATTATTAAAAGCATAAAGTTGCTCATTTACAGTATCCCACCAAAAGTCACCTTCTGTTAAGCCTGCTGGTTGTGTAGCACTAACTTCTGCGCCACCTGTTGTGCGGAATTTTGTTCCGTCATAAAACTTTAACTTTTTCGTCGAACTATCAAACCAAATTTGCCCTGAGATTGCTTTAGGAGGTGCTGATGTTCCTGAAAAGTTTTCTAATAAGAAAACAAAATTTTCATTTTGTATTTCTCCGTATCCGGCATAATTTTTACCAACTAATTTAATGTCGGTAGTTTGGTCAATGGTTCCATCTTCGACAACTGTAAGTTGAGAATTATTATATCTGTCAATTGTGTATGCCATTTTTATTAACCCCTAATATGCATTATATTAATAGTATTTATCAGCATTACGGATAATTACTCGTGCTACCATGTGACCAAGTAGACCCATTACTAGTAAAAGTCATTGTATATCTTGTTGGTGTAATGGTTGCAGAACCTGATACACCAGCTGCATCAACTGCTAAATCCTGCATAACAGATGTAGATGATGATACATTGTCTTTATCTACTGCTATATAAGACTTATTAAGTGCCCCAGATAGCAATCCTTGGCTAATATTAATACTTGCACCTGCATAGTTTGTGCAATGTACTGTGGCTATAGAGCCATTTTTTGTATTTGCAGGATACAATGTTTGTAATACTGCAATTACATCGTTTATCGGACCATTTCCTACGCCGCCGGCGTTTGGATTTGAAAATCCGGTAATATCTAATGCTAATCCTACATTTTCTGAATCTATAGTAGTATCAACATAATTTTTTGTAGCTACTCCTTGAGCAGCTATGGGGTCAACTACCCCTGTAATTTTTTGTGTGTTAACAGAAATGTCGCCGGAAGCTACAATATTAAGTCCGCCACCGGTCACTGTTATCGTTGAACCATCTAAATTTATATTATCAATATCAATAGAACCTAGTGTGCCGATATTTACAAGGCCTGTGGCTGTTGTAACTGTTGAAGCTAATTCGGTTTTTGTTAATATAGATGTTCCATCAATTTTAAAAGCTGGGTTTGGATTAATTGCATTTGTTGTAAGATCAACATTTTGATTAAATGTCCAACTGTTTGTTGCATCATACCAAAGTATGTCTTTACTTCCATCTACTGAGCGTAGTACAATGCCTCCGCCATCTATTGCGGCATCATTTGCTTGGGTGCTATCACTTTGTAAACCTAATTCTATATTTTTATCTTCAACACGTAAAGTTGTTGTATCTAAAAATGTAGTATCACCAGACACAAGTAAATTACCACCGACTGTAACATTTCCTGAAAATTTGCCGGCGCCGATGACGTCAAGCTCTACAGTTGGAGTATCATTAAATACACCTACTCTTTCATTTGTTGCATCTATAACTATTCCTGAAATATATGCATTACCTTTTCTAACTTTAAAATTTATATCTGTGTTAGCTTGTTGTGCTTCTAATTCTAATTGGTTGGTTCCAGAATTTACTTTCAGTATACCGTATTCAATATCTCCAACTCCGACTGCAAGTCCAGATTGATTTTTTACTGAAAGTTTTCCTGTAGTTTGTGTATTACCAACTGCACTCATAAAACTTGCTGTATTGAATTTTGTACCGCCGGCATCAATTAAACTTTCTGCTGATTCTGCTATTCCTAAGTATTTGAAATCAGATGCTATAGGATTAAATCCTTTTTTGTATAATTGTCGTTTAGGAGTTTGTGTATCATTAGCATCTTGTGGATATCCAGGAATGCCATTTACAAGCTCAACGTAAAATTGACTGTCTGCAAATACTCCAACTAAGGCTCCGCCTATAAATAACTTCAATGCAGTCCTTGTAACATTTACTGAGTCTATAACTGATTCAACTTCAAATCCAGTTTTTTGCTGTCCTGCTTGATATGGAGGACCTGCAAGTACTAAATCTGTTCCATCGAAAAAATATAGTTGATTATTTTTACTATCAATCCATAGGTCACCTGCAACCATTGTAGGTTGTGATGCTGACACTATAGGGCCACCAGCAGATTTGAAGGCAGTTCCGTTATATATTTTTAGTCTTTGTTCTTGGGTATCAAACCAAAGCTGTCCTGTTACAGGTGTGCCAGGTGCAGTAGTGTTAGAAAAATTTTCTAAAAGTTTTATAAAGTTTTCATTAACAGCTTCACCAAATCCTGTATAGTTTCTTCCTACTAAAGTTAAACTTGAAGTAGATACATCAATTTGTCCGTCAACTAAATCTACTAGTAAGTCACCATTTGTTTTATTAATTCTGTAACTCATTACGTACTCCTACCAGTATAAATTATATAATTTATAATTAAATGCGGATTCATTAAATTTAAAGGCTGTCCAACTGCTGAATCAGATTCAATTCCACCACTGTTTGGCAAATACTGTCCACCGTTTGTTGCTGTAGGACCATCTCCTCTAAATGCTCCTGTATCTGTGGTTGGAGCCGCTAAATCGTTGATTGCATAAAACTGTGTTAATGCATCGCCACGTAAATCGTGTTTGTGATCTGGTAAGTTAGTAATTTGTATGTCTATATTTTCTTGTCCGTCTTGTGAACCCATAATATCTGCTGATTCGTCAGTAATTACATTCGCACTAGTACCACCCATGTTATCTTTACCAACAGTAGTTCTACCTCTTAAATCCGGAACTTTAAAAAATCCTGTTGTTACTGATGCTTCTGCACCAAAATTATATCCTATTGCCGCAAACAATAATGTGTAATCTGAAATTCTATATTCAGTTCCATCACACATTAACCAATCTTGTGGCGATGTGTTACCGCCATAAGCCATCATTACGCCTGCAGGGTTTGTTGCCACTGAAGAAAATAAATTTGCTCTTGTAATTTTTGCTAATCCTGTTGCGCCAGTGACCCTGTTTAATAAAAACTCATCATCTGCTTGTGAACTAACTGTTGCACTTTTACCACCAATAATTGTGTTACTTATTGTTGCATTAAAAGTTTTAGTAGTGCCTCCTGATTGACCATCAAAAGTAAAAGCTGCGGCAGTAACATCACCTGCTAATTGGAAGGTTGTAGCTGAAGTTAATTTATCAGCAGAACCTGCTCTACCTGATACAGTACCACTTACGTTACCAACCAAGTTACCTGTAAAACTAACTGAATGTATGTTTTTCCATTTGATAGCATCTGTACCTAGGTTATATGAATTATGAGCAACTGGCATAATATCTTTTAGTGTGCTGGTACCTGCAACATTTAAAGTTCCGCCAGCATATATATTTTTTGCAATACCCGCACCACCTTTAGTTACAATAGCTCCTGTTCCTATTGTTTCACTTTGTGTAGTTGAATCTATAGCGGCTGTGCCACTAGCTTTTAAATTGCCTGTAATATCTAATGCTTCGTCTGGTGCTGTATTATTAATACCTACTCTTAAATTAGAATCTACTCTCAATACTGTTGTTAATATTCCATTATTTTTAACTCTTATGTCTATGTTTGAACCTTCGATCTGATGCTGTATAACTCCTGCACTACCTTCAATGCCGATATTTAATTCTGCATTCAAACCATAATTTATTCCTGTATTATTTTGAATATTGATAGGATAATTTGTTGTGCTTATTACATCAGCTCTTAAAAAGTTTGCGGCAGCTACAGGAGATCCTGATACTACTAAACTTTCAGCTTTTTCACTTGTTCCTATATATTTTAAATTTCCTGCACCAGTGATGTCTACTGAACTCAAATTTACACCAGGTTGAATTGTAGTAAACCCTAATATAGCTGTTTTTGGAGTAAACGCACTAGTTGAGATAATTGCAGCAGGCTTAGATAAGACATCTAATTGAATAACAGTATATGACACATTATCTGTGCCTACTATTGTTGCAGGTGTAACACCTGTAGATAACCCATCACTAAATTCAGGCCCAATTAAAACCCAACCAGATCCTGAAAACAGATACAACTGTTGGTTATCTGTATCAACCCATAAGTCACCTAACTGTGATGCAGAAACGTCTGGTGAAGAAACTGCTTTTTTAATTCCGGCTGCTGATACCCAGTTGGTTCCATCATAAACTTTTAAAGTCTCAGACCCTGCTGTGTTATCATACCATAACTGGCCTTCTACACCATTAGTTGGTGCAGTATTGAACGCAAAATTTTCTAATAAATGTAAAAAATTTGTTGCAATAGCTGATCCATATGCAGTAGTGTTTCTACCTGGAATTTGTAAAGAAGTAGAAGTGTTTAAAGTATTATCTTCTAAAACTATTGTACCTTTGTTAGCGGCGTCTGTATATGATATAGTATATGCCATTTATTTTACGCCTCATTAAAACCAGTTAAACTTTGTACTCTAACTGTATAATCTATCTGAATTAATCTGTTAAGTGATTTTTGCACCGGATGAAATATTACATGTGTAAGTAATCTGCCTGTTCCATCAGCTGAATATGCTTTTAGACCTAGTTCATCAAACACATATAGACTTGAACCGTCTGTTGCAGTATCATATGCATCTTGTCCGCTTGGCTCACTATAATCAAGTAAACATGTAACTAATACATCTGTATAATTTGTACCACTAACGTGTCTAGTTTCTATTTTATTTCTGACAGGATCTAGATTGTTAACACTTCTATCATCAACTACTTTTGTATGCGTTTGATTATACAAACTTGCATTAGTGCCTGTAGAGTTAGGAGTAAGATATGTAATAATACCAGTTGGGTCAACACTTGTTCCGCCATTTCCAAAGCTCATTTCATATATCCAACCTGATCCGCCGTTACCAATACTTTCCGCTAGGCTTAAACTCATATTTTCATAATGAATTGCATTACGCTTATCTACAAACGTATGATTAGACTCTGGGTCGTGAATTTTTATGTGTCCTTGTATTAAAACTCCGCTCATATCCTGTAATTTGTCTGTCATATTATTTTTCCTGTCATTGTATTTATCGAGGTAAGTCAACACTTGTAGCTCGTAAGAATCTGCCTATATCAGAATCTGCTTGACTTAGTGGTTTACCTGGATCTGTCCATATTTTTCCTTGTTTTCTAATAATAATAACCTTTTGATTCTCTCCTGGAGCATTAAGTAAAGATAAAGTACTACCGGTAAGTGAAAATTGTGCTGGTAGTGTTTGATCACCTTCTGGACTATCTTGGGCTATACTGCTTGTTGTTACACCATTTATTGTAGTTTCAAACTTATAAGAAGATATTGAATTCTTTCTCAAACGTTGTCCTGCTACAAATACATCAAACTCGTTTACTCCGCCTGCTCCTGGTGTAAAATCTAACTCAAACGTAGAACTTGTACCGTCTGCTGTAAATACTGTACTTATTGTTTCATCTTTGTATGGCATAGAAGCATCTATACTTTGATCGTAAACTTCAGTGCCACTTGTATGTAAATCATTTACTCCTGTACCTAAAGTACCTCTTTGTAATTGTTTTAACAAATTACCTTCTTTTTGTCTATATTCAATTCTTTCGCCATTTACAAAAATAATGCCAGGATATTCTGAACCAACAGTTGGATTAGTAATACCACTTGCATCAACAAGTTCTATAACTTTATCATATGGTTTTAAATCTTTTCCTAATATATAATTTTTATCACCATCTATTCTCTTGTAATGTGTTCTATTCAACATGTCTTTAAATTGCCTAAATCCAAATTTAGTAATTACAGTTGGATTTCCAAAATGTAAAACTTCGACTCTATCACCTTGATTTAGAGGACTTACAAATTTTACAAAATTTTTGTCATGTGTTACACTATAGTCTACATCTGCCTTTAGTAATTTATTATTTAAAATTACCCAAACATATTTAGAATCAACAGCTTGATTTCTTAATTTAAATAAGCCTGCACGTAAATTATTTAAGAAATAATAATCTGCACTTCCTTTTGTGATAGGAGTATTTTCTTGAACTGTGTAAGATTCTCTTGAAAATTTCTGGGCAGTACTATTACTAAACTGGAATACCCTCATTCTTGTACCAATTGGACGATCAACTTCGAAAGAACATATAGTAGGAGTTGGTACAAACACAGAGGATGAATCTCCTTGTTGTTCAAAGTAACCAAATCTATATTGACTTTCTGTGATAATATACACAAGCAGTTTGTCGCCTGCAACTCCTGTGCCGTCAGCAAGTTTAACAGTATTCCCTTTTTGTTGATCTAAAGGAGTATCACTATCAAATGCTTCTGCAGATGTAAAAGTCCAATCTACTGTGTAAGTAAGTTGTCTACCATTTAGATAAACTTGCACTTGTGCAGCTTGTATTAAAGCAATAGGTATTTGCCAAAGATCTAACTTATATTCCCTGTCATTAGATACTGTAAATTCTTGGTTGTATCCCGAATGTAATATATCGTCGCCTACTTGTACAAGTGTGTGTATACCTGCAGGACCATATGAGAAAGGTGCCTGACTTAAATTAAGTGTGTCGTTGCCTTGTGGAGTAGTTGCAATAAAGTCGTCTACAACTACTTGACTGAATGAATCTATTTCATTTCCATCTCCTATAAACAATGCAAATCTTACAACATCGCCTGCCTGTAATGGACTAGCTAAGACTAATTCTACATTATTTGGATATTCTCCAGTGCTTTTTGTAAGCACAGCATCTAGTTTCTTTCCATTACTTGTAGCAATACCTTGCACATTATCTGTCCAACGAACATTTGTTTCAAAAGAGTTTGAACTACCATCACTTACAAAACTGTCTATATCTAAAATTTGTAAGCCTGCAACTTCAACTAAAGTCAAATTAATTTTTGCTCCGTCTGTAGGCGCTACTTCAAAGTCAACAGTTTTATTTTTATAATTTACTGTGTATCCTAATGTTGAATCATCAGTAGTTGGTTCCATTATATCTGAATCAACTTTTACAAACAATGAACTACCAGTAAAAGGAGATTTACCTATATCAAAAGATTTAGTTGATCCATCGCCAGTATGATTTCTATTAACAACTATACTACTTCCGCCTACTGGTCTTTCATAGACTGAAATATCAACTGCATCTAAAACTTGTCCAGGAATAATTTCTTCTGGTCCTTTACTTGTTGTAGGCGTCACAAACCCATCGCCGTCAATAGTAATATCTTCTGCTTTTAAACCTGTTGCAGAATTATATGCTAATGAGCCGCCACTTATTGATGTATCATAACTTTCTGGGTCATTAATAAAGCTACCGTCACTTGTTACTTTTCTTACAATAATTACATCGTCTGCTTGTGTAGGTACTTCATACTCTTGTAATTCTATTACCGTAGTTACACCATCACCTGTAATGCTTTGCATTATTGCATTAGGATTTCTTATTAGTGTTGAGTCATAATTTGGTTCCGGTGCCCAATTTGGATCATCTAATCTAATTCCGTTTCTATATAGATTGTACACTACTCCATTTTCAAGAGGTTTACTAAGAGTAATACTAATTGTACTGCCATCTAATTTGAATACTTCATCTTCATATGTTGTATCATATGTGTCCCAAGAGTCAGTAAACCATGGCGCAGAGTCCCAACCTGTATTTCCACCAAACTCAAAACTTTTAACTTCTACTCCACCGTAATCTATACCGTCCATTACTTGCGACAAATCATTACCAAATTGTCCTGCAACTGGATTGTATGCTAAACTCACTCTATCCGATGCACTTAAATACTCAATTGGTTTCTTATAATTAATTACAATAGAAGTATTGTTTGCCGGTGGTTTAACAAATGTAATTCTACCAAAATACCTATCATAACCTTTTGAAATATCTTTTATATTTTCATATGTATATTCACTTTGTAATGCTAGTTCGCCAGCTACCGTAATTTCTACAGTATTTGTTCTTAAATCCATTGGAAATATTAAATCAAATACATATGAACTTCCTGTACCCGCAAATGTTTGTGATTCACTTAGTTTTGTAACAACAAATTTTCCAGTAATCCTATCAAATTTGATTGTTGTGTGCATGCCTCTGACTAGTCCGTCACCGAGCACAGCAATCAATTTAGCTTGCCTTCCACCTTCTGCAATAGATCCATTTACTTCAATGGTCGGCGGATTTAAATATCCTGTTCCCTGATTAATAACTTCTACAGATGCTATTTTTCCACCTTGTCCTAATCTAGCTATAGCTGTTGCGCCAGTACCTGTTTCCGTAGTTGACAAATCTTCCCCTACAAAATTAATTACAGGTGCTTGTGTGTATCCTGTGCCTGGATCGGATATTTCTATACGTTTAATTTTGTAAGCTAAATTATCGACCCAATTTTTGTTAGGATATGTTGTTAGGTCTGTATCTGTTCCTACTATAGCGTTATCTATTACTTTTACTGCTGGAGGAACAATTTGTTTCCTAGTATCATCCCATCTTGGAGGTAAATCAAAATCAGTTACTAAGTTCGCAGATACATTTAGTTGATTATAATCACTTATATATTCTCGTAACTTAGATTTAAAAGGTTTGACTTCTTTAAGATATTCTTCATAGCTAGGTAAATTATCGTTTTGAAATGTTATTTTTTTATTTAAATCTCCAACATTATGCCTTGCTTTAATAAAGCTAGTTTTAAACGCCCAGTCAACTAATCCTTGTTCTGCAAATACGTACTTAAGACTTGATAAAAATAAATTATTATATTCTACAGCTAGTTCATCTATGAATAGGTTGTCTCTCAATGATTGAAGTATTATTCTTGTTTCCTTTACAGGCTGCACATCGTATACCTTTATGTCATAACTTGCACTATCAAAGCCTGATCCTACTGCTGTGTTAAACAATGTTGGAAGAAATTTAATAGTTCCGTTTTCTCTTCCTATTGTTTTGTAATTTATTGTATAATCTATTGAATCAGCATTATCTATTTTTTCTAACAATAGCCAGCCGCCTGTACCAACGTTTGCAATTTTAATTACATCCCCAGTTGTATCGTCCAGTGATTCTAATTGATAACTTGATTCAATTAAATGATTAATTGTGGTAAATTCATTATATCCTACATCATACCAATCAATATATTCCCAGAAAAGAGATACATCAAATACTTGACTTCTTTTTCTTAACCAAAGGGTATTGTTTACATTTCTTTCATAAATTGACCATTTACCTGATAGTGTACTATCGCTTCTTACGAGGACAGCAAATCTTCTTACAGATAATGTTGTTAGTGTTGAATCGTAACCGCTACCTTGAGAATTGACTGTGACTGCTGTAACCGCACCAACATTATTAAGTGTTACTGTAATATCTGCAGGTGTTTCGTATCTTCCGTTAATTTCTACTGCTGGAACGACTTTATATCCTCTACCTGGATCAGTGATTGTTACCCTAACAATTTTTCCGTCAACAACTACCGGAGTTAAAACCGCTTGTTTTACTTTAGCTGTACCAACAAATTCTAAGTCTTGGAATGTATCTACAGCTAGATCGTATGTGTTACCAGCTGCTAAAGGTACTGCTTCTTTGGACAGCAATGGGGTAATTATTTTATCATCAACAATTAAGTTTTGTTTTAAAACAATATTTGCTCTATCTATAACTTGTTTTAGGGCTTCAGTTTTATTTAAAAACCAAGATTGTCTAGGATCATTTAATATTCCATATTTTTCCTTTGCAGATAAGTTAGGATCAGGTACTATTCTGCCTGCGTCATCATAACCAATTAAACTATCAAACCATTTTCTTTCTATATCAGCATTAGGTTTGCTAGTATCTAGACCCGCTGTGTATAGTTGGTATTGATTATGTATATTAATATCTTGATTTTCTATAGTCCAGTACTGAATACTTAATGCAACTTCCTTATCTTTCAACAAACCTTCACAGTTATGTAAAACAAAACTTGTAGGACTTATAAAGTTTAAAAATCTATATCCCATACCAGCAGGATCGTCTATATACCTTGCTACATTAAAGGCACTTAGTTTTCTGCCTTCTATAGAAGGAGCTGTAATCTTTCCTTTTACCCAATAAAAATATCTTGTACTAAAATTTTGTGCTATAGGATCGTATACTCTTTTTGTTGAATATACTGTATCATCATACTTTGTAGTTCCAGTAATGCCTTCTGTGACTCCTTCAGTTGTCGCAGAAATAGTATTCCACTCGGATGGTAATATATTACTTTCTGTCCATTCGTATACATCAATACTATTACCTGTAAATTGTGTATTCCAATTATTAACACTATAGATTGTATTGCCTTGATAAGCATTTAAAAATTTAGCTGTTGATAAATCCCACCATAATTCTCCTACCTGTTCTTCGCCCCATACTTCTGCCTTGTTAGTGTTAACACTAGCAGTACCTGTGGTATAAACAGCTGGATCATAATGTAATTTATAACTTAATTCTTGTTCTGCTATTCCAGGAATTTTTCCTTGTACAGGATCAATGTAGTCTATATAACTTATTAATTTATTTTCTTTTGTATTGTATAATAAAACTTTTTTAATCTTACTTACATCAACAGTATCTTTTGGTTTTGAATATTCATTCCAAATGTTATTTGTAGGTTCTTTTCTAAAGTCTATAATGGCTCCGTTTTCGCCTGCGGCTACTGTTTGTAAAGGTAATCCTACATATACGTGTCCGTTAGTTGCTAACATATTCATACCAAAATCTCTTACACTACTTGTAGCATCTATATTAGCTACAGATTGTGTTGAGTCTCTATAGTCATCATAAGAAAGTGTTTGTCCGTATACTAAATTATCATCTATATTTTCATATAAATGTACAACACCTGTATCTACAAACTTTTTAGCGAATGTAGTAAAATTATTATCCCATGTAGTCTGAGGTATGCCTGTAACACTATCAAATGTTGTCTTAGCAGAAGAATCTGCATTTTTTGCAGTAATTGCTAATATATTTCCGTCAAAAGATACTTTAATTCCAAATAATTCAACTGCTTCGTTTCCTCTAGTATATAATGTTTGCGATAATTCAAAAAATCCCGTAGTGGTATTTTTCTTCATAACAAATACTCTACCTTGATCAATTTCTATACGTGACGGATCTGTTTCATCACGCTGTGCTTCAGCAAAAGGTTCACCTATGGCAATCATATTACCATCACTGCTAATAGCAATATCAGCACCCCATAAAGTATTACCTGTTGACCATAAATCAAGATCGATTGCACTAAGTGGTGCAGGAAAACTGTCTGCTAATATACTTTGATGTCTTTGATAATTTCCATTTTTGTTTCTATATACTACTATTTGTCTTTTGCCTAAGGCATTATATCTAGCAAGACCTATTAAAACTTCTCCATCATCAGATACATCTATTCTACCAAAATTAAATAAACCACCTTGATCTAAAACTGTACTAGGATCAGCACTATCAAAAATTGGAACTATCTCTGTGTTGTTAGGCACATAACCTAAATAATCAAGAGGTTGTGTTTGTTGCGTCCAGTTTGCACCGTTGAAAATTCCTGGAGATAAATTAGTATTTGCTTTGAAAATTCCTTTGTCAAGGTATACAACATCATCTGTTTGATAGCTTACAAGATTACTAAACGTACCTTGAAATCTTTTATCCTTAGCTAATTCCCAATCCCATGTTGCTCCTAGCTCGTCTGTACCATGCTTAACAAAGTAAGTTCTGCCTGGTTGAAAAGTGCTATCATCAAGATCTTTTTTAAGATTTCTAAAATCTCTAAATCTAGTATAATCCTCACCAGCGTGTACAAATAATCTGTACAAATCGTTTTTCTTTGTAACCTTTATCTCAGATCCTAAGTAAAAATCTTCTTTTGCTTCTGGTACAATATAGCTTTGTAAAAATCCATATCTATTTGTTGAGCCTGTGCCAAATACAGAGTACATTCCTTGATTCTCGAAATCACTTGCAGTTGCACCACTTACTGCTGGAATACTATAAACATTAATCCAGTCATTATTGCCTGCACTAGGTAAGTTTGCAGCTACAGGTACTCCTGCAACTGTGTTTTCTTGATAAAACCAATATTCTGTATCTGTCATTGCAGAAGTTGATGGAACCTGAATGTTTGCTCCTGAATCAACTACAATTAATTTACCTATTCCTTCTGCGGATAATCCTAAAGATTTTCGTTGAATTTCTCCCATCACACGATCAACTTGATATATAGGACTTGGATCAGTAGGAGTTCCTAAAAATTTAATCTCTGCATTGTTTCCAAATAATGAACCATTGGAAAAATTACCTACAACATTTTTTACAAATATTGTTGCATTCAACGCATCTCTTTGATAAAATGTAATTTCAGCAGTAGCGCCTGTTGTTACATCTTCTACAGTATCTCCTATTCTTGGTTCAAAAGGCTCACCAAATAAATTAAATTTTGTAAATTGAAACTTAATATAGCCGTCCCATAAATCGTATACAGTAAGTTCTTTGTTTGTTTCTGCATAAGATAATCCTATATTAGATGGATTATTATCTATACCTGAGGAGTATCTAGCTAACGAAGGAACAAAAAATTTAAAAGTGTTTCCGTTAGATAATGTGTCTGTGATTGCTTTTGGTGCTCTAATTACATAAAAAGGACTTAGGAAAGGAGTAGTCGCTCCGCCTGCGCCTGGTAACCCTTGATAAGTAAGTGTCTCTATATAACTAGCTAAAGTATCTTCACTTTGTACTGTAGTAGTCTCAAAGTCTCTTGAATTATAATAATAATTAGATGGTGCTGAGCTATCAGTAATAGCTTCCTGATAAACTAGCCCCTTAGCTTGATCTGATGTAGTTGCAAAAATATTATAACCACCTGGAACTGTAATCATCACATAGCCACCATAATAACTGCTGACGTCTATAGATTCTGACGGTGCTGATGTAGTATATTCTCCTACGAAGTCGCCACTTGCAAGAAACAAACTATCAGTGGCATCAAAACTTCCTGTAATATTGTTTAAGTATAATCCTATACTGCCTCCAACTTCATATGAATAAGCAACTGTTCCCGAACCTGTTTGAGTCTGAACTTTATCTCCTGCTACAGGTTGGTTAGTAAAGGCATTTATGTTAAGTATTAGATCTACTTTCATTTGCACCTGATGAGTGCTACTAAAGAAAGATGAACTTAACTCTGGCATACCGCCACCTGGGAATGGTATCTTTGATGTGTATGTTGTTTGCTCTTGATTTGCAATAGTTTTACTATTCCACTTTAGTTTTATTTGATCATTTATATCCAAACCAGCATACATTAACTTTGGAAGTTTTACCAAGACGTGATCAACATTGATTCCTGTGAAAGGATATTTTCCTGTTAAAATCACATCTATCTGTTCTGAAGATTGTGTAGTGTTTCCTACAGATTCAATTTGTTGCACAACACTTCCGAAACTTGTAAACTGTATACTTACGGATTGCGGTACTATCGATGTAGTAGCTTTCCAGAGTTTATTGTTGTAATTTACAATATCATCTAAAATATATGACGTACTGGCGTTGTAATCTTGTTTATATTTGGTTTTTACATTACTTGCATTAGGAGAGCCTACTACTAAATATTTGCCGTCTTGGCTAATTGATATTGCACTACCAAACTTTTGAAGTTTAGGAGGTTTCTCTAATAAGGTAAATTTTGTTACATCAAAATTTACACCGCCTATATGTGTCTCCGCAACTGTGTAAAATTTATTATTTGCCTTTACTAATTCTCCTATAGTATAAGTGACTCCTGTATAAAACTGTTTAAAACTAAATGCAGTATCTGTAGGAGCAGTAATAACTTGAGACAAAACAAAATTTGCACTAGCTGAACCTCTAGTGTAGATGTAAACTTGCCCATCGTCCTCGTCTGGTGAACCAACAGCTAAAACTGTGTTAGATTTATTAGCAGTGATAGATGTTGCAAATGTCTCATTAGGTATACTTTCACCACTGCTTATATCTTGTAATTTTTGAAATGCTTGTGTAGCTTCATATACTGTCCAATTATCTCCGTCAGCTTTATCAACCCAAAATTTAGATTTTGTGGAAGCTAATTTTTGTGCTAACTCATTTAATTTAGTTAAACTATCTGTTCTTACAGAAACAAGTTTGCTTAACCTACCTTTACAATCTTCAACGTCATCAACTTTATCAGGACTTTCAAACGTAATTTTTTCTAAGCTGACAGATTTGACTTTAAAGAAAGATCCTATAGCTGCTTTAGTCGTACTAGCATTCGCAAAAGTACTATCTGCTTGATCAAGTGTGGTACTGATTAAGTCATATACTCCGAATATATCTCCTGGTTGTATATTTGCAGGTGTAGAAGTTAATGATACAGTAAATTCTGTATCTCCACCAGTAACTTTTTCTACAATAAAATCAGTAGTGTCATGCCTGTATATATTCCAAGTAAGTTTATCATTGCCGACCCAAATTAAATCACCTTGATTACAATTTGAGAAATCTATATTTAAAATTGAATCAAAATCTTTTACAATAAATTTTACATCTTCTTGATTAACATAACCGCTATCTTTAACAAACCCTTGTTCAGGTGCTACATATTTCTTTGGAAAGGGTGAGTGACTGTAATTTTTTGGTTTAAGATATGTTTCATAAGGTTGGATTCTATATACCAAGTCGGTTTCTTCACCAGTAATACTTTTTACTAATTCTATAGGCTGAGGCGAAAGTCTAAATTTGTTTTCGTCTAATTTATATTCTACTTCATCAAAACCTGTGGCAGATCCATATTGTCCACGTTTTATTGCCCATTCTTCATAAAATTCTAAGCTATCTTTGTCTGCACTTCCTAATACATCAAATAATTTTGTTAATGCGTTTTTTGTTCCTTTATCTTGAATAAATCCTTGGTAAAATTTATACTGTGACACATCATCATTAATGATATTTTCCAGGTATTTTCTTTTTTGATAACCAATAAGATGCTGTGCTAATCTCTGTTGCTCACTATCAAAATTGTCACTATCCAAGTCGTAAAAATCTGCAAACTGATTTGTCTTATACTCGAAATTTGGACTTAATCCAGATTCTGGTTTATAATCTAGGCGTGTCCAGTTTTTATCTACAAATGATTGTGTTCCAGGAACTTTGCTATTTGCATTATAATAAAATTCTTTATATTTTACTATGTCTCCTATAAAGTAATCTTTATTAGGTTGCCAATCTTCTATATAGGCTTCATCATATACAAAACCTTCTATGTTTAAACTACCATCCCAATTAGTAGTTCTATACCCTAATACTTTAATTCTTTCTTGTCTATATCCAGGCTCTGGATCATATATTGTATCATTAAATACTGTCTTGTTATCTAATAACACAACATGCTCTTTTTGCACTAATGGAAGTTTGATTGCAAAAATTCCGTCAGCAGTATTTTTTGGCCTTAAAATAAATTCATTTGGATTCTGCCTATCAACCTGCACAAAATCATTTGTTAATTTCCGACCATCTACTTTCAATAATGTATATCCAAAAAATCCTTCAAAGATATTATCGACTACACTATAATTACTTCTAAATTTTAGTTGATTTGCTGCTGGACTTAAACTTATTAGCGTGCCTGCAGACCAATTATGTAAAGTCCAAAATGCGAATTCTTTAGTAGCTGTTTCCCAGTCATCTACTACACTTGCAGATTTTCTAAAATTATCAAATACAAAACCTAATGATTCTAAATACTTTCCATAGCCTTGAATAAAATCACAAACATCTTGAATACTTGATAAAATAGTTCCATAAGGTAATTCTAAAGGAGCAAAAGACGCAAACTCCCGGCGTAAAATAATTTCACGGCCGCCCTGCACTGGTAATTTTGTCAATGATGCAAAATTAGAATCATCAAATGTATCTCCAGCTATGTGCTGTGTAGTTACTCTATAAAATTTTCCTGCGTTTTCTACAATGCTACCTACAGTATAAGTTCGCCCTCCTTCAAATTCTGAGTATGGTTCAGATGTTCCTCCAACAGTAATTACTGGATCTCTATCTCTTTCAAAATGAGGGAAATATTTAAAGGCAGTTGTATAATTGTCATACCCTTTAATTTTATATCCATTAGGTCTTTTTTCTATAATTAATCCGCTATATGATATAGTTTGTACTGGAGAACTTTTATTAAGAAAGATATTATAGTTTTCATCTGGTACAAAAACATTACCTTCATTAAGAGGTGTTCTACTATCTAAAATTAATTTAAACTTATTTTTATCAGTATATCCGCCTACTTTAAATCCAATTTGATTTGTAATATTTTTAATATTATTTTTATACTCTGTATATGATAATACTACACTACTTGCCATATATCCTGCAATGTAATTAATCAGCCCCGAAGTATAAGTTTGTGTTGTATCTAAGTGTGTGTTTGGAAAAATTAAATTAGATAACCTTATCTGATTATTTTGTGTTTTGTAAACAATTTGATTAGTTAAATTTTTTACTTGGTTTGCTCTATCGAATCCTGTAGCCAAAACTTTAGATGGCTGGCTGAGTGTCCAAGCCGTAATTAAACTAAAAGGATATTCACTGCTTCTTCGCCATGCAGTTTCTACAGGCGCTTCATGACCAAATTTAAAGGACTGTCCTAGTCTTGCGGAATCGAAACTTTGTACATATCCTGAATCGTTTGGACTAATAAGATTACCATTTTCATCTACAGGAATATGATCTAATAAATTTGTCCTTTTGTATTTGTTTAAAATTTTAATTTTTTTATTAGGCTCTCTGACTACTCCGTTTTGTATATCTGTCCATAACACTAAATTATCTTTTGTATAAGGTGCAGGACCATACTGTGTTTCCCACCAAGTAGGTTTTATTGAAAAGCCAAGCATTTCCCAAGGATGAGTATGTGGTCTATCTGTATCATATGCATCTCTATATACACCTCTCCAGAAACCTGGCATAAGTGTGCCGCTAGGCGATGCTGCACTTTCATAATTAAAAGTAAATGTATTTGTTCTGTTATAAAAATCGTGTAATGTATAATCTTTATCTACTAAGTTAGTCCATTGAATGAAGTCTGACAACATTGGACTATCTACAGCTGATTTATCAAAATCGGTTTTTCTATATTCGCCTCCTTGAAAGTCATGTATATCAAATAAATTTGTATCGTATTTTACTTTAAGATTATTAAAAATTCTTAATTCTAATTCTAAAAGTAAGGTATCTCTATAATCTTTATATGCAACAGTTTTACTACCATCATGACCTTGGATTACTGGTGCGCCTTCTATCCATTCATCAATATTTTGTTCAGGTTCAGTAGTGCCGTGGTTAGAACTTGTGTTAGGCATATAAAACGTTCTGTTTAATCCAACAAAAGTATGTCTATGAGCTGCTCCTGCTCCACCTTGCTCTATATCTTTGGCAACAGCTTCAGATTGTGTAGCATATAATGGCCAAAACCAACCCAATTTTCCTGCACCCATTTGATTAGCGCCAGCTACCCCATAAAATTTATATGCGCCAGAAGGAGATACCGGAGCATTTATTTGCACCGTATTATCTATGTATACCTCTGGTTCATAACTTGGATACAGACCAAGTTTTGTAGGAGTAGGAGGCACGTAACTTCCGTTTGTAGTTTCATATTCGTATATGTCTAACAAATCACCACCTGTTTTAGGTGCAGTTACTCTACAAAAGCCTTCGCTGTTAAACGTGTAATCTCTGTTATGAACTAATTGTTTGCTATTAAGGTATACTTGAACTGAATCTCTACTTACTGTATCTAATGTAAATGTTTTAGAAAGTAAAAAATATTCCTCTGTGTTGTCATCTATTTGATGTGTTGTTTTTGTGAAAGATCCTTGAGGCACCATATCTGAAAAGTAAAATGGCATTGAATTAATTTTATCCTTATTCAAATCTGCCATAATCCTATCTACATGTTCTTTTACTGGACCTTCCCAACCTAAATCGTGTGCTACCTGTAAAAATGATCTTTTAAATTTGCTATATTCTCTTCTTGCAAATCTCATGGAAGATATTAAGTTAGACTCTTTATCTAACATACTATACATTGCTAAGTTTAGCGGAGAACTATGTTTTACAAATCTGTTACCGTATTTTGTTACGTCTCCTAAATCTCTTAAATTACTTTTGCCAGGAAATTTTCCAGAAAAATCAGATAGGTCTTCAACAATACTTGATACATGGTTATTAACTTCTCCTACTGTAAATTCATTTAAATTATTATTAAGTGGATTTCTTTCTAAGTTACTTGGAAAGTCATAATAACCGTTGTCATTTTTTTGTGCTGATGATGTGGTTTTTAAAACCACCTTATCTCCTACAGTAAGTCCTGTCTGACTTGTCCAAGCTGGAGATAAAAATTTAACTGTTTTAAGATTATTAGGAGATGTGCCTATTTCATAATCTACATCTTTCAATTTTAATTCATTATTTAAAAATACAGTTAAACTTAAATCAGCTAAAGCGGCACTATCTTCATAAACATCTATGTCAAATATAGATGTAGAATTATCAAATACATATTGTCTTATTACAGGTTGCTTACTATCTGTAGGAGCCTTTTGCCAAGCGTTTAAATTAGTGTAACTTGCGATTGCAGAATATTTTTGTAAAAATCCTATATCAGTATTTTTGTAATATAATTGACTACCTATTAAATACTCAAAAAATTCTGTAAGTAGATCAAATTTAAACGTTATGTCTCCAACATTTGTGATAGTCCTATAAGATAAAATCACGCCAACTTCATTATCAGCAGTACCTATAGTTCCTTCTTTATAACTAAAAATTTTGTTACCTTTGAATGATGAAGAATTATATACGGTGGTATCGCTAAAACTTTTATTATTTTCATCAAATAAATCAAATAAAGGTGGCTGGTTTACCTTAGTCTTAGTTTGAGCTTGCTTCCATGTAGTACCGTTATAATAATACATCAATCCTTTATATGTATTGCCTTGGCTTACTAATACTACTTCATTGGTAATTGGTTTAGAGTCTGCTACTTCAATCAAAGAAATTTGTTTAATATTTTGATCTATTTCTATTTCTGGTCCATCAAATTTAAAAAATTTCACTTCAAAAATTCTACCGTTGACTAAGGGATCTGGATCTGCTGTAAAAAGTATTCTCATACCATCTATAAGATCTACTCCGTCAATATTATATCCTGTGCTACCTTCTATAGTAGAGAATACATCTTGTGTATGGGTATCTAAAAGATTTACATTAGTTTTAGTTTGTGTTCCAAAGTCAAATAATTTAAGTCCTTTGTTAAATTCAATAATTGGCCTTTTAGCTCTAGCTGATTCATCTACGCTTACAGGTTGTCCATTTAAAGAGGCACTTTGTTCAATTACTGATTTATGAAACCATCTATTATATCTACTCCATAAGTTTCCATCATTAGCAGATCTGTTTATTAACATGTAATCTCTAACTGTAGGATAACCAATAGCGGTATCAAAAGGTTGTCTATCAAAACCTTGTTGATCAAAATTAACGGATACATCGTTAACAAATGCACTAGGAACAGTTAATTCATTTTGATTTATTAAAACAATTTTATCGCCAACTCCTTCAACAAAATATTCACCAGTAGCATATTTTTCAGGAGTAACTTCCCCGATAAATTTTATTTTCATTCCGTTTGATAAATCAAAACCTGCTCCTGTTGTATAAGTTTTTTTACCTAATACTTCTGCGTCAATATCTATAGCTGAAGATTCTTCAATATTAGCAACTTTGATCAAACCTGCTGCTTCTATATCATTATCTGCTACATAATATAAAATATCAGGAGTAGTATCAGTTGGAGTAAAAGTAATTACACCTTCTTCTGTACCTTGATTATCAATATTACTTGTGGTATTTGTAAGTAAAAAAGTATCATCTAATGATCTTTTAGTTCTAATAGTAAAAGGTAATCCTGGTGTGTTGATATCAAACTTATATGTAATTCCCCTAAATAATTTAATAGTCGGATTTTGTGTAAGACCATCAGGTGAAAACACATAACCAAAATTATCTAAGTTATCTGCTAGTGTAACAGTATAAGTGCTGACTACTTCAGTGGTTTGTCCTCTTACATCTATTGTTTGTGGTCCGCTAGGTAACCAATAATATTCTCTAAAGTTTATAAATTTATCCCAATCAATGTGGGGATTCCAACTGTAATACTCTTGTTTATTTGTGACACTATGATCTTTAACCTTACTATTGTAACTTACAAGCTGATTCATATAATCATTATAATCTTTGTAAAATTTTACGCTACCTAAATTATCTTTAATTACTGTAGCAGGTTCAAACTGGTAATTCTCTCTGCTGTCTGAGAAATCTCCAATATAGTTGTCATCTTTGTTAAATGAAGCCGCAGTCTCACGGCCATAATATCCATTAAGTTTTTCTACTGTTCCAGGCTGTATTAATTGATCTATTGTGCTTGATAGAAATTTGCTGTTAGGTACTGTTCTAAAATATTTAGGTAGATGTTGTTCTGATTTTCTTTTAGCGTTTGGATCAGCGTTGCCATCTTTTTGATGATTATCGTAAGCCATTAGTAACCTCCGCTACTACTTGAACCTGAGCTACCTGATGAACTACTTGATGAACTACTTGATGAACTGCTTGATGAACTGCTTGAACTACTTGTGCCATAATTACTACCTGTTGCTCCTGTTGAACCAGTTGCAGTACTAGAACTACTAGAACCAGTTGATGTAGTAGTTGCTCCTGTTGTTGTTTGTGCTGTTGTTGTAGAGCTTTGTATACCTGCACTTACTCTTGTGCTTGATGTGACAACAGTACCATCAGCTCGTAGTCTTGTTGCTGTGACTGCATCAATAACATCTATATTATCAACTGTGGCACCACTTATAAAAATTTCATCACTTTCTGCTTTAATTTCATATAAACTACCAAACACTTGAGATGATTGATTAGGCACTATAATAAAAGTAACTAAGTCTGGTGTCATTTGAGACATAACGTAATTTGCCATTTCTGAGAAGAAAAACTTATCTCCAAAATCCCAATTTTCGAGTGCAAAGTATTCGTTAACGGCAGCAATAATTCTTGATTTAATATCGTTATCATTTAATACTAGATCTGGGTTTTTTACTACTTTAAATGTTGCTTGCAAATCTGCCTCCGCTTTACTTCCAAAAAGTACTTTATACTTAACTGGATGATAAATTATTTCATCAGATAATGATTTAATTTTTGCTAATTCAGCATTATAAGAAAGAGCTAAAGCATCTGAACTAGGTGGTAAAGGCAATGTACCTGCATCATTTAAATAAAGCCTATAATCCGTATCATAACTTTTAGTTAAAATATATGTGTCAATAATATTACTTGCACTAGGATCTATTCTCGAACTATCATCTGCTCCATGTATATAATGAAAGGTAATATCGTCTCTACCAACTCTTGCTCTATAATTTGTAGTCTGGACTAAAATTCCTATGCTACTATCATAAATTTTAAATATATTAGGAGTTGCAAAATAAAATAACTGTCCATTTGTATATGTGCTTAAAGGATTAAGTGACCCTTCAGTGCTTAGAACAATAACATTTAACGATGTAGCAGAAATATAATTAAAATCTTCTACTCCGTCTGTGGTAGTAATTTTTTCCTGGAAAATATATTTTGTAAGAGGATTTGTTGTTTCATCAACAATAGTATCAAAAATATTAGGGTCGTCAACTACGCCATCGTCATCGCTATCAAAAAAGGTAATTTCTATTTTTTTACTATCAACATATCCTTCAGCATCTCTGTATTCTTCTGTTAATTCCCAATCGTAGTTAACAGTAAATGGTGAAGCACTATCTGGTTGTGTATTAATATTTAAAACACTTATTTTATCCTTAACAATTTTACCGGTTAAATTATTGTAAATTTTATCTGTTTTATCAAAATAAAATCTCATCTCTTGATTACTTTCAAAAATATATCTCATAGCACGATTTTTAATAGTATATGTTTCGCCATTAGTTTCAAATAGCAACAACCAACTGCTATCTAGTTGTTGATTAGAAATATCTCCTGTCTTACCTGTACTAAAAGGAGAATTTATATTTAAATTGTTTTCAGTGACTATTCTCCAAGATTGTGAATCCGTACTATATCTCAGACCAAAAGTTTTATATGCAAATACTTGATCAATTAATTGTGTTGCTACGTCTGTTTCCAATGAACCTGCTAGTCCTGGAATAATTTCTGATAATCTTGAACCGTTAGGAATAATATCATTTAAAGATACAGGACCCTGTCCTGTAGTTGCAACAATAGTACCATCACCTGTCACTGCGGCAATTTTTACCCATTTATAATCTACTACACCTTTTTTCCCTTGATATCCTGTGGTGCTAACAAGATCTGTATTCAAAAAACTTTGCCCGGTTGGGGGTAAAAATTTAATTAATGACCCAGGTACTAACAATTTCAACAAAGATGAAGTAAATGCACCTAACTGAGATGTTACACCTGCTGAATTTTTAAAATACCCTGTGCTTAAATTAGTTGTCTTTGTAGATTGCACCCAAGTAACACCAAGATCAATTGTTGAAATTTTAGGAAAATTATCATAGTAATAATTTCTTAATTTTTTATCCCGTAAAATAGGTTGTATCGTATTAATTATTGCTCCTTCAACATCAGTTTTTGTAACAAAACTAAATGATGTTTTAGGATCTAAATTTTCCTTAAACAAAACTCCGTCTGTACCGTATAAATTTGTTTTACTGTATTTGCCTGTAGCATCTATTAAATCAAAGTAACGTGAAATTCCACTAGACGTTCTATTAATAGATTTTACTTTTATTATTTCTTGACTTATTCCTAATGGTGCAATTTGATAATCTTCACCTGTGACCATTCTATTTTGTGTATAATATGTTGAAGGAGCATTTTGTTTTATACTTGCGTTAGACTCACTTTCTGTAGAATTATCAATGGTGTATTTTAATTCGTAAGTCAAGGTTAATGTTTCAACTTTGTCTGTCTTGGAAAGATAAGGAATAGAGACAGTAATACCCCTCATATCATCTGGAGTAATTATAACTCTTTCATTTTTACTGACTCTGTAAAAAACTCTAAAACTTCCTTTTGGTAGATTTCCAAAAACGCCGTCTGAGAACATTAAACTAATTCTATCATCTACCCTTGTTAAAACAGCGTAAATATTGTTAATACTTTTTGATAAACTATTGTACACAACATTGTTGCCTTCAACAGAATCTACCTTTGTCCATAATTCTTGTTCTGATCCAAATGAGTCTAATTTGTATAACCATACATCAGTATTATTAACATTTGTAGCATCTATTGATACAACTTGATTAGTGCTAGGTGTAGTAATATTAAAAACACCTTCGTCTATCGCTCCTTCTCTGAAATGACTGAAGAATCCTGTGTTTGAACTTGCACTACCTCTCCCATCATCTCTATATAAGAATGCAAAATTATTTCCTGGAAATGGTGCTTCTTCTTGTATTACTTGATCATTAATATCTGTTGATACTATTTCAAATCTTGCACTTCTGCCGTCTATGTTTTTTGAAAAACTATACACAGGTACTTCTGTATTTGTGCTTAACATGCGATACTGTTCAGTTGGGATTCCGCTAGAAATATCTTTTTTAATAGGACGACCAAATTTTGCATTTACTGGTAAGGTAGAATTAAGTACTTTTACAAACTGTTCATACCAATCAGGGTTTGTTGGATCATTCCAAACAATGGTTTGATTTGCTAAATTAACATTATTAGAATCTAGTATTTCTTCTGTAGTGCTTACACTTTCAACTTTTACTAAACCGTTAGCTGCTTGATTCCTTTTAGGATTGTATGACAGCAAACGTGCCAAACGTAAAACACTTTCTCTACGCTCAGCTAATTCTAAGTAATTTTCTCGTGCGTTAAGATCAATTCTAAATGAGATATTTTGTCCCATATAAGCAATGAGATCTATAAGTGCTAGATATTCACTTGATTCAATATAATCGTTGAAATCTTCAGGATAGTTTTCCCTAAGATAGTTTATCATAGTCCGACGTAAATTGTCAAAGTCATAGCTTTGAAAATCAGCATTTCTAAAAGATTGGTATATGCGTCTCCAATCTTCTGCTAATAATAATCTATTCTGTCTATCTGTTGCCGGCATATGTAATATTCCTTGTTACACTATTTATTGTATATAGTAAAGTACGCATATAATTAGGACTTCAAAAAGCCTGCATCTTCGTCGAATCTCATTCTTAAAGTTTCTGATATATTAAACGGAAGATAAGTGATAGTGCATTCTATTTGTATTCCTTGTTCGTATTGATCAATAACTATTTTGTCTACATTTGTTCTTGGATCGCTGTTTACAATTTTTGTTACATTTTGCGTAATTGCATCTTTGAGTGTTTCAGTTAATGGTTCAAATAAAGCGTCCCAAATTATTGTACCAAATTCAGGATTACTTAATTTTTCACCTTGGCGTATATGAAAATGATTAATTAAATCTTGTTTTATTAATGAGATATCGTATAGACTTACAGTATTATTATCAGAATTTACTGTACTCATGCCTCTATATGTAGTTTTTGTGTTTACAGATTGCTCAGATTTGTTGCCTGGTACTGTAATTTCTGCATAAATTTTTTTCTCTCTTGAACTCATAACGTATTTACCTTGCTTTAATCACCAACAAAAACATCAGGTGAACCTCCGGCTGTTTCTGGATTACAATGTGGTGGTATAGGACATATGCTATCGGGGTTTGCTTGATCTGGTGTGTGATTAACTACAAGTAAGTTATTAATGTAAACATTCTTAGAGCCAGCTATTAACCCTCCACCTCCGTGTGTGTTTGGATCACCATGAACTGACACTAATTTATTATTTGCATATACTTTGCTTTGGCCGGCAACATTAGTTGTCGCTCCACAGGATCTTCCATCATCTTGTCTATGTACAGCTGGCATTATGTTGGTCCCATTGCAGAAGAGCCAGGTGCTTTTTCTGCACATTTCTTTTTCATTGTATCATTTTGAGCGGCTTTCAATTCTGCTTGTGCTCTAGTGTCTGCTACTGTAGTTGATGTTGTGCCTTTTGCTGAACCTGCAGGATTAACAATAGCTAATCTAGCATCAGTGTTAATTGGAGTATGTGCATTAGGAAGATAGTTTTCGTGTCCTGCCCAAGGTTCCGCCTGCGGTGATCTTGTTGGAACTTTAGCTGATCCTGCTTTGGCTGCTGGCGGACCGTTCATATCAATTTTATCTGCTGTTTCTAAATGATGTTTACTTGTAATATTACTTGTACCTCCACATGTAATCTTACCATCTTTACCTACCATTATTTCCCAATTGCCAGCTACTGCTGTTTGTCTAATATCAGTAGTTGCTGTAAAGTTTATATCTCTGCCAGCTGTAAAGTTTATGTCCCTATCAGCAGTAATGTTATAATCATTCTCTGTATGCACACTTACGCTATCTTTTGCGTAAATATCTATTTTACCATTTGATGTAAGTTCTATCCAAGTTGTACCTTTTGCATTTCCAATATAAATTAAATCTTCAGAATTATGTAATAAAATTTGATGCCCAGTTCTTGTCTGTAAACGTACTAATTCATTTTGTGGAATAGTAGGGTCTCCGCCCATTTCCATACTTTCTACATTTGCATACTCTGGACCCGATGTTGATGCGGAACCTTTACGTAAAAAATTTGAATCGCCGTCATCCATAACAAAAGATGATCCCCCTAATCGTGATGACGGTACTTGTGTTTGTGAACCTTTATTTCCATATTTGTATTTTGGTGCTCCTGGACGTCTATCGTAAGGGCCAGGTGTGTTCCAACCAAAAACCATACTTGGCAATTCTCTTCTTGAACTAGATGAATTTAATCCTCTAGTGTTATCATCTATTAAACCTGCTGATGTAAGCCTTGCTTCTAAATCTGTGTTTACTGGTTTTACAAATTTTGTAGGATCTTGGCCTTTGTGTTTTGATAATTTTTTGTTATATTCTCCTACTGGTAAATTTTTTGTTTTATCTTTATCATTAAAAGTAGTAGACGGATTTCCTGGAATCTGAAAATTCATAAATTCATCAGGCACACAGCCTAACCAATATCCCATTGAAATATTGCCTTCCACAAAAATGACTAAAACTAAGTTTCCTACATCAGGTGGTACTGCCCACATGCCATAACTTTGTTGTGAATACTTGTATCCTTCATTATCACTATTTGCACTAAATGGTGTGACGCCATAAAATCCTGGAAGATATTTTACTTGAGCAGTTTGTCCAGTAGTTTCTGCATTGTTGCCTTCTTCTGTTGTTTTTAGAATTTCAACTTCTAAACCGCCCATGTAGGTAGTATCAAGATGGCTTACAATCCTTGCTAAAAACGGGCCGGGATCTCCTTTAAGATCAATACTACTGGTTCTGGTTTCTACAGCCATTACTAAAAGCCTCCCGAATCAATTTGGTTTTCAGTATTACCCTCAATATAAAGAGCATTCTGTGATTTTGATGCTTGTTGTGGATTTTCAATTTTCAGTCCTGGTGGATTTGTAATTGCAAGTCCTTTGTCAGTTTTAGTTTTTTGAGCAGGACTTTCAGATTTCTTAGGTTCTTCTTGGTTTCTACGTCTAACTAAGGAAAGTGTTTGTTCAAATTTTCCGCCACTAAATTCACTTTGTACTCCAATACATTGATACAAACCGCTAAATGCTTTTGTTGGAATTGTTTTACCCCCAAATACCATAAATCCATCATCGTTTGGTAAATCAAACGGAGTTCTAAAATTTAAAACACAATCAATTTCAGAACTTTGGTAATCCATACTACCGTCTTTTGTAATATTAATAAAGTCTGTTTGTTCTGCGGTGTAATTTCCTGCGCCACTATCATTAAGCCAAAAAGGATCACCCCAAATTTTTAAATCAACTTTAATTAAATCAACTGGACTATCTAGTAAAGCTTCATTGAAATCTCTTGCAACTTGTGTTTCTGACCATTCTTGTCCTCCTCCGCCTGAGGGAGTAACTGCTTTCTTTGCTTTTTCATTTACTTTTGAAATACCTTCTGCAGGTAACACTTTTGCATCTCCTGGATTTTGTTTATTTGGCGACTCTTTATCTTTTGCCACAGCTGATCCTTGAGATCCAGTTTTTGAATCTTTAGATGCTTGCCCTTTTTGTGCACCAATACCTACAAAAAATGCGTTGTTAAATTGTATATCAAAATCTAAAACATCTTTGTTTTTTCCAGTATAGATATAATTATATTCTTTGGCTGCTTGTAATTTTAAATCTTCTATCTTTGGTGTAATTTTACTTGGAGACGCAAATCTTCCTGCATTAGCTTTATATGGCACAATTCTGTAAACAAAAATTTTAGGATTCTTGCCTGTTGAGTCTACTGTAGCAGCATCGTTTGTTTCAAACACTTGAGACTCAATTTTAAACCAATCTACCATATTATTTTTATCAGTATTTTCTAGTCTCTTTTTCAAACCTCTACCATATTCACTTGCGATAATAATTTCTTCGATTATATCTTGTATTTTTGTTCCTGCCTTAAATTGAAAACTTCTTGTTGTTTCAGGCATAGAACATTTTGCTCTGCAAACTACGCCATTGTTCATTGTAGCAACATTAGGTTCTGTCTGCGGTTTTGCTCCTGCATCATTTTTTGATTTTACAATTTTTGCTTTTCCTATATCATTTATATTTTCTGGATTTTCTGCATATTTTCGTATTGTCTCACCTACTTCTGATCTTTGAATTGTAACACCCAACAATTTATTAATTGTTTCGTCAAACTTCTTAGGTACATCACCTGCTTGTATTCCAGCTATACTTTCAAAAATTTGTTGTTTTCTTTCTTGACTTAAATCTTTAAGCTCTCCTTCTGCAGGAGTAGAAGTTGTAGCACCTGTAGCTTCTTCACTAGGTTTTCCAAGAATTGCTTCTTTAGCTGTGCTCCTACTTTTTGGAAACATAATTATATATTGATCTGTTTTGCTAACTTGTTTTGCTTCTTTTCCTTTAAGTAATCTTTCATTTAAAACACTGGTTAAACTTTTACCACCTGTTTGTAATACTTCCTGTATATCTCTTCCAGACAAGTTTAAATCATTTTTTGTTGCTTGTTGATTATCGCCAAATGACTGATCGTTATGCTTGACATATGCTACATCATATGTACTACCTTGCTCGGTTACATTGAATGTACTGTTTATAATATGTATGGGGAAATATCTTGTAGCCCCTGGTACTAAACTCACATTACCGTTATCATCAAATCCTTTGAAATGTAAAGTAAGCATGAAAGGTGCATCTATGTAGTTTTTGTATCCGCAACTAAGAGCACCAATTTGTAATGTTTCATAAAATAATCCCATACTATAAGGTTCAAATATTTTGAAAGATCCGTTTATAGCATCTGCTTGTTTTGTTCCTTTATTGTGTGTAACAACTGTTTTAACTTCAACATCGTCTATATAAAATTCAACTCCACCAAGAGCAAGTTCAGATGCTGTTTTAACTTTGGCAGCTCCTGAACCTCCTGATCTACAAATAATTTTTTTTGGTCCATACCGCCTGTATGTTGCATCTGGACGATTTAATTCATCTACAGTCAAACAGGATAATGTCCATATATAATTTACACTTGCATAAGGTTCTAATGCGTTAGACCAAGGGGGAGCTCCAACACCTCTAGGAATCAATGTTTTAAAACGTTCTTCTATTAAAGTTGCACCTAATAAAGAAGTTGCTACTGTTGGAACTGTTTTTGATAACGAGGTTATTGCACCTTTGATTTCATTAACAGATCCTTCAACTGCACTATTAAGTCCGTTAATATCAATATTTGGAGATATTTTTAATAAAGGATCCATTTACCCTCCTAATACTTCTGTAAGTTTTGCTCCTTGTGGCAAATAAATTTTTGTGCCTGTTTGCATATCGTATACAGGATCTTTTATAACATTCATATTACGCTGGGCAAACACCCACCATAATTTTGTTGATCCATAAAGATCATAGGCTAAAAGATCTGGACGATATTGGTATTGCGATTCAATAGTATATAAAATGTCATCATCATATGCTGGTACTGGTCTAATACTTAGAATATCTAAATATTGCCCATTAACTACTTCAGTATTAGCATAAGGACTGTTATTATCATAAGTAGCCATTAAATAAATCCATCTCCGTCTACAAGGCTTCCGCCATTTACAAAATCATCTAGGCTAAATCTTGCAACTTTGCGTCTGCTGTAAATTGGTTGACATGTAACTGATATCATACTTGAAGTAGGCACCCATGATCCTTGTGGTCCGATGTCAACCTTCATGTAATCAACATCTGGTTCTAAGTTTACAGTAAAGTTTGTAATAATTACAGGAACTTTAGGTAAAACATAATCGCCATAACCTGTAAGTTTTACAAGCGGTGGTGGAGAACCTTGATTACTTGTATCACCGTATGCCATTTTGGTTACAGAACGCAAATAATGCACAGCCGCTACCCAGTAAAGTCCTTCCAAACTATTTTCTATCATAAAATGTCCAGTTACAACCATTGCTTTCGGATCTGAGTTCTGATATGCAAAATACGGATAATTACTATGTACAGGTGTTACAGCTTGATATGCAGCATCATGTTGCATCATAATTTGTGGAGTATATGGAAATACTAGACCGCCGGTTTCAGTTAAAGGTGCTAATAAAGGACTGCTTGCCATTGTCTGAGGAATACTTAATTTGACACGCCAATCATATTCAGAGGAAGTGCCAAACGTTGCACCTACAATACCCTTTGCTAATGGATTTGCTCCTGCTAATAAATTTACTGCTCTAGCCGCTTTGCCAAAACCTGTATCTGATAAAAAATCTGTAGCACGTTGGACTGCTCCGCCCAGTACGCCTTTGCCTACATTTAACGCTTCTGAACCAACTGTTGCAGATACACTTGCAGCGGCGTTGGCTAGCTGTCCACTATCTGTGGCTAATGCGTTACGTATACTTGAAAATCTTGTTGCCATATTTTTGGTAACTCCTATACATTATTTAGTTGACAAAATTAACTACATACATTATAATAGAATATAACTTGGAGTAAAGATGAAAAAAATTAACTACTTAAACAACAAGGATATATTATCCGAAATACATAAGTCAAAAAGCACATTTAGTAGCTTTACTGACGACTCATACAATCAATTTGATATAATTCTTCCAAGTTTGGAAAGGATTAATATTAGAACTATTGCTGAAGCAAAAAGAAATAAAGCAAAAAGACTAGGATTACAAGACTATGATAGCAAAAAAGCACAAGGAATAAAAGTAAAACTAGCCGAATGTGAGGTTGATTATAAGAAAATTACAAAACAAGAACTTATTTTTAGAATAATGACGTTCGATCATATTCCAGAAGAAAAAGGCAGGAAGAAAAATCCTAAAACAATAGCAGACACAAGAGTAAAACTAAATTTTCCTCCATTCCAACATTGGAAATTTAACGAACACGATGATTTAATTTGTATAGGTAAAAGTCATTGGGTTGGGGGAATGGAAAACGGCTATTTTTCCAAAACAGAAGGACAAGCTACTCCCAAACTAGCTAATATGTGGATCAAACTATGCGAAAGATACGCTACGAGAGGAAATGTTCGAGGATATACATATAATGATGAAATGAAAGGTCAAGCAATCCTACAATTAGCACAAATTGGTTTACAATTTGACGAATCAAAATCAAATAATCCATTTGCATACTATACTGCGGCTGTAACAAACAGTTTTGTAAGAGTAATAAATTTGGAAAAACGCAATCAAAATATCAGAGATGATATTTTAGAACAAAACGGTATGGATCCAAGTTACACTAGACAACATGCAGGTGAATGGGAAAGTTATATGAAAAGGGAAGCCGAAGCAAGGGCTAAACAAAACTAATTGTTGACTTTTTATACATAAGACTTTATAATAATACAGGAAATATAAGGAGTAATATTTGTTCAAGAAAGCAGCAGTCTTTACTGACATCCATCTGGGATTAAAAGGCAATTCAAAAGTACATAATGATGACTGTGAGCAATTTGTAGATTGGTTTATACAGAATGCAAAAGAAAATAATTGTGAAACAGGAATCTTTTGTGGCGATTGGCATCATAATAGAAATAGTTTGAATCTTACCACTATGGATGCAACTATTCGTAGTATGGAAAAACTTGGCGCAGCGTTTGAACAGTTTTTCTTTTTTGATGGTAACCATGATTTATATTATAAAGATAAACGAGATGTGAATTCAACTGCCTTTGCAAAACATATTCCAGGTATCACTTTTATTGATGAAATTACAACACAAGAAGATGTTACTTTAGTACCTTGGTTAGTAGGAGAAGAATGGAAAAAGATTAAAGACATAAAAAGCAAATATATGTTTGGTCATTTTGAATTACCGAGTTTTTATATGAACGCAATGGTTCAAATGCCCGACACAGGCGAACTTAAAGCAGAACATTTCAAACATCAAGAATACGTGTTTAGCGGACACTTCCATAAAAGACAGCAACAAGGAAAAATCCATTACTTAGGAAATGCTTTTCCACATAATTATGCAGATGCTTGGGACGACAAACGTGGCATGATGATTCTTGACAGAGAAAACAACAAAGAGCCTGAATATATAAACTGGGAAGACTGTCCTAAGTATAGAACGACTACACTAAGTAAACTATTAGATCCTAAACAAGACATTATTAAAAGTAAAATGTATCTTAGAGTTACTATAGATGTACCGATCAGCTATGAAGAAGCCAGTTTTATAAAAGAAACTTTTATTAATCAACATAAATGCAGAGAAATTTCATTAATTCCACAAAAACAAATTGAAGAAATATCTACTGAACTAGATATACAACAATTTGAATCAGTTGACCAAATAGTTGCTGGTGAGATTTCAGCAATTGACTCCGATCAATTTAACAAAAAGACACTTATGGATATTTACAACGACCTATGATAGAAATTAAAGACTTAACCGTAAAAAACTTTATGAGTGTGGGTAACCAGACTCAGGCTGTTGATTTTAATCAAGATCAACTTACTCTAGTGCTTGGTGAAAACTTAGATCAAGGAGGTGATGACAGTGGTTCACGTAACGGAACTGGAAAAACTACTATCATTAATGCCTTAAGCTATGCATTATTTGGACAAGCACTAACAAACATAAGAAGAAACAATTTAATTAACAAAACTAACAGCAAAGGAATGTTAGTTACACTACATTTTGAAAAGAACGGAGTTGATTACAGAATTGAACGAGGACGTAGTCCTAATTTATTAAAATTTTATGTGAATAACGAAGAACAAGAAATGACAGACGAGTCGCAAGGTGATTCACGTAAAACTCAAGAGTTTATTAATGACTTGTTAGATATGAGTCACGACATGTTCAAACATATTGTTGCACTAAACACATATACTGAGCCTTTCCTTGCTATGAAACAAAATGATCAACGTGCAATAATTGAACAACTACTTGGAATAACAATACTATCTGAAAAGGCAGAGTCTTTAAAAGAACAAATTAAAAAAACAAGAGAATTAATTACTGAAGAAACATTAAAAATTGAAGCAATACAAACTGCTAATGAAAAAATTAATTCTACTATAGAAAATTTACAAGGCACCCAACGTGCTTGGCTTGCAAAAAAAGATCAAGATGTTAAAAAACTAGAAAGTAGTATTACTGAACTGGAACATTTAGATATTGATACTGAACTTGAGTCACATGAAAAACTAGGTGCATGGAACGAACATAATAATCAGATCACAGGACTTAAGAAAGAATTAGCTACACTAGAGCCAGCACTACAACGTGCAGACAGATCAGTTGATGCAGTTGCTAAAGATATAACAGATTTAGATAATGCTACTTGCTATACTTGTGGTCAATCTTTACAGGCTGACAAAAAAGATGAAATATTAGAAAAGAAAAACAAAGAACTTGAAGATGCAAAAGCATACGCAGATGAAATAAAAGTAAAATGTTCAGATGTTATGAAGTCTCTTGATGAAATTGGTGATATAAACGGTAAGCCAAATACATTTTATGAAACAGCTAAAGAAGCATATGAACATAGACAGAATGTTGAGACTTTAAAACAGTCATTGGTCAGTAAACAAGAAGAGATTGATCCTTATCAAAAACAGATTGACGAATTAAACAGTAGTGCTATACAAGAAATAAACTGGGAAGCTGTAAATAGACTAGACAACTTCAAAGAACATCAAGAATTCTTGTTAAAACTGCTCACAAACAAAGATAGTTTCATACGTAAAAAGATTATCGACCAAAATTTAGCATATCTAAATAATAGACTCACTTACTTCTTAGATAAACTTGGTCTTCCGCATCAAGTTGTGTTTCAAAATGATTTAAATGTAGAAATTACACAGCTAGGACAAGATTTAGACTTTGATAATCTAAGTAGGGGTGAAAGAAACAGATTAATATTAGGTATGAGCTTTGCTTTCCGTGATGTTTGGGAAAGTTTATATCAAAAGATTAACTTACTGTTTATAGATGAGCTAATTGATAGTGGTATGGATACTGCTGGTGTAGAAGGATCACTAGCTGTACTTAAGAAAATGGGACGTGAAGGTGAAAAAAATGTTTATCTCATCTCACATAAAGATGAACTTGTAGGTCGTGTGAATACTGTACTAAGAGTTGTAAAAGAAAACGGCTTTACAAGTTATGCAAATGATGTTGAAATTGTAGAGTAGGTGGAGAAATGTCAGATGATATTCATGATAAATTAACAAAAGCATATTTAGAATACTATAAAGCTAATGAAGCATTTGAAGCTAGATGCTCACATAGAACGCATGCAAGCAGTAGACGATGGCTTCGTGAAATAAGATCTTTGGCTAAAGAACGTATGGAAGAGATACATTATACATTCAAAGCCAAAAAAGACCAGCAAGATATAGACCCTCAGGTAAGTACAGAATGCAATGGACTTATCGAGGAGACGAAGTAGAAGAATTACCAAGTGATTGCGAAGGTTTTGTATATTTAATAACCAATCTCACTAATAATCGAAAGTACATAGGCAAAAAATTAGCAAAATTTAAGACAAGTAAGCCACCACTCAAAGGCAAGATTAATAAAAGGCGCGGATATAAAGAAAGTGATTGGAGAGACTATTGGGGATCTTCAGATCATTTGAATGCAGATGTGCTTAAACTAGGCAAAGACAGCTTTACTAGAGAAATTTTACATTATTGTCCAAGCAGAGGCGTATTAAGTTACATAGAGGCAAAAGAACAGTTTGATCGTAGAGTACTTGAGACCGATGAATACTATAACGGAATCATTAATGTACGAGTAGGCAGTTCAAAAATCTTAAAAGAACATCTAAAAAACACTTTAGGCAAACTATAGAACACTGATTAGTCGGGACGCTCGACTCACCTTGAGGACATATGACCTATGTTCAGATTCTGGTGTCGTTCAACAGGCTGTATGCTACAAAAACCCCTAGCACTAGGAACGAGGCAGGGGATAGCGAAGAAATCCGCGAAGCGGTAAAGCGGTTTTGCAAATTTTTTCGTGATATCGACGTAGGTTGGGAAAGGTCAGAGCCCAGTAGCAAAGTCAAACACCTACTTCCGAATCTCGGCTGTGACGAACTCACATGAAGTGTCAAGATTAGATGGAACCAGCGATTAGGTTCCGTCTGACTGAAACAATCTACATGAAGCAATTACAATTTACTTCGTAAATTGCTTTTTAAATACAATGTTTGAGCGTTAGCGAAAACAAAATGAGCTTTAGCTCATTTCAAACATATACTACTTACTTTAATGCAAATCAGGATCTCTTCCGAAACCACTTTTAACAGTACTATATTCAAATGATTCATATCGCAATTCTAAATGCGGATTTATGTCTTTATACATTTGAATATATTGATTAGCTTCTTCTATCGAGTTAACTATATCAATTTCGTTGTCAAGATTGTCTAATATTTTATATTTCTGAATCATGAACTAATATTTAAATACCTGAACAGGTCATAAATACTACTAGTTAATATAATTTAAGGTTTTACAATGCAAGTTCTGGAAATAATACAGCATAAACACCAAAAACAGCAATTAAATGAAGCAATACCTTTAATCCCATTGCTAATTGGAGCTATTGCAACCTCTGTTGGAGTTTATGGTCTTGACAAGGGAATCAACGCAATTAAAAGTTATGCTGATGATTTAGATATTAAAAATTACAAACCTACTGGTAAGCATATACCTGACCAAACAACAATCACAGATGGTAAAAAGAGATATATCTACGACGAAAAACAAATGAAATGGGCACAACAAGACAAAGTCAAAGGCAGATGGAAATTTGGCGAGCCTAAATACTCAGCACAGGTTACTGATGATATGCTTAAAAAAGCTATCAAAAATAAAAAATTAACTTTTGGTAACAAAGCGGCTGTGGTAAAAACTATGCAGATGCAGTTTATGGAAAAACAGATTGCCAAAGGCAATCCAACTGCAAAAGCTGCGTTTGCTAAGTCAGGAAACTTCCTAGATAATGTTATAGCAAAAGAAGAAGCAAAGTTAATCAAAGGTTCTGGAGCAACATGGAATAGACTTGAAAAAGGAGCAGGTAAGATTTTTACTGCAAGACTTTTCCAAATGATCAATATCTTTATGCCGGTTGCATTGGTTGTGAATGCTGTAAGACTCAAAGCCTGGTACAAAACAAAATTGAACTGGGGCAAGGGTGGAGAACTGTCAGACAATCCTTTAGACACTATTGACACAGGAGGTAGAGTAGGCTATCCACACCCAACTGATCCAAATAAGTTTTACGGACAAGCAGAATATAATGCAGACATGGTAAGGTTGCGAACAACTACTGTGAATGCATCGGTTGCTTGGATGAGTGCAGTAGGTATAAACACTTTAGCGTCTGGAATATTTTGGATCTACGCACAACGCAAAGGCGCAATAGTAGATAAGGCCAAGAAAAAAGGCCTAGCTAGTAAAGTAATAATGCCAATAGTGCGATTTCTCAATCCTGGCAAATGGGTTACATTTGGCCTAAAATGGGGAAGTAGATTTGCAGCCGCAGGGTTGGTATATTCTGCGTTTGATACAAAGTTTGCAGAAAAATTAGCAAATGCAATGGCTGATTTTATATTTGCGTACGATCCTTTTACTAGCAAATATTCAACAGCAGAAGATGTAACTGAACATATGATAAAAGCCTTAGGCGATACTGGTTATGAAGAAGCTATGTCTATAGTAGGATTGGGTACTACCTCAGGTGATAATCTTGCTAAAGCCAAAGATGATAATCCGTTGGAACCAGTTAATCCTCTAACGCCAGGTAGTGGTTCTTCTGCGAGTGATGCTTTCAAAGATATTTCTAAAGACGACGACTTTTGGAATCAATAATTATACTAAAGGCATACCAGTGTCTTTGGAATTTTTAATATTATCCATAACAATTTTATTCATTATTTCAAAATCTTCCAAATCAGTATCGTGTAGCAACTTATAAGAATCTACACCACCACGCATGTACCAGCATAACTGATAAACTTGATGCTTTATACCTTTGATCTCGTCTTCGTAATCTTCGGCTAATTTCTTGAGATCAGAATCTTTTGTCTGAATTAGCCTTGTGCGAAAAAATTTGAGTAGTCCAGCTCAATGTTTAACTTAGACTTATGACCACAGTTGGCACATTCGATATCTGTTTCAGGAACAATAAACTGCTCGTTGTTACGCATAACAGCTTGTTCAACTTTTACAAAAAAATCCTTGTCAGCATTTTCTATGAACTTTGCTATTTCGTTTAGATCAGTTTCTTCTTCATTATCAACTTCAATCTTAGCAATAGATGAAACAACTGTGTTTTTTCTTAACACAGAAAGTGCGTCATAAACTTTTTGTTGTTCTTCTGCTTTTTGATTTTCATCTGTAATATTTGGTACAGCTTGCAATAGTGTGCGTTGGAGTTTGAAATTTTGTTTATTGATGTCATTTAACTCTCTAAAAGTTAAAGCTCTCAAACTAAATTTCATATTATCAATAACAACACTATCTTCAAAGTTGCCTTTTGCAAAGTGAGCTAACATATTTTGAATATCAATATCGTAATTGTTTTCCTCACTGCATTCTGTACAAGTATTTTTTGCATTTATGTTGCCACCGTAACTAGCCATTCTTATTGCAGCTAAAATTGTATAGATATCTGTCATTGGAATTTCCCAAGGATTTCTAATGCTTGGTATACAGCTTTTAATAATATCTACTGTAGTGTTTCCGCTGAGTAATGTATCAGGAGTTTTAGTTGCAATTTCGTTACTAGCTGTCATACTGAAGACTTCTAGTTCTTCAGACTTTTCCAAAGATCCTTGACTATACCATCTTCCTTTGCTAGGAAGGTCAATTGATTGTTTAGGCTGTCGCTGATATTTGGTTAATGGTGACGGCATGTTTTTTCCTTGATAAATATATTCATATAGTATATTTATGGTCTAAAAAACCTTGGAATTAGAATTATGGCAGAAGAAGATGTAAACAAAGCGGCAAAAGAAACTACTAATGCCGCTATAGGTATGGCTAAATCACTTGGTTTAACCAAACCAAGTTTAACAGATTTCGCTTCAAATATTAAATTTGCAGGCGGCGCAGCAGGCGCTGTAGCCAAAGAGATTGAAAAACAAGTAAGTCAATACCAGGTTTTAACTAAATCCGGAGTACATTTTGGCGGTAGTCTTGAATCAATGCTTACCGCAGCAACAGGAGCTGGCCTAAGTATCAAAGAAATGACTGGTTTAGTAGCCAGTAACAGTGAACTACTAGCTGGATTTGGTGGTACTGTTGAACACGGAGCAACGCTGTTTCTTTCAAACATGAAGCAGTTAAATTCTGAAAACAACAGATTTGGAACACAGCTTAGAAATATTGGCCTAACACACGAAGAAATTGGCGAAGCCATGATGATGACACAACGCATGGCTATGATGTCTGGTAAACAAAATGCGGCTTCAGATGCACTAATACAACAACGTACAGCAGAATATGCAAAAGATTTAGATTTATTATCAAAACTTACAGGTAAAAGTAATGATGCTCTTAAGAAAGAGCAAGCGGCATTGCAGAGGCAAGGTGACTTTAGAGCCAAGACTATGGGCATGGAAGCAAACATGCAGAAAGCTATGATGAATGCAGCTAGTGAAGCTGATGCTAGTGGCATAGGCGACTTGTTCAAAGACATGATGATTAGAGGATTTCCTAGCGAAGACCAAGCACAACTTGCAGGTATGTTTAGTAACTCTATGGGTATTATGAAACAGATGAAGGCAGCTCAGGATGCAGGACGTACAGAAGAGTATAATGCACTTAAGAGTCAACTTGCAGCAGCAGCCGCCAAAGATAGATCAGCAAATAAAGAACTTGCAATACTAGGCGGAACAAACTCAGCGACTGCCGCAGTTGCAGAGTCATATGCAAAAACTTCTGAAGCAATGATTGGTGTTCAAGCACAATACGAGCGTGGAGAAATAACACTTAGCCAAATGCAAGGTCAATTCCAAGAGATGCGTAAAAAAGCACTTTCGGAGCAAATTAAACAAGGAGGGTTTGTTGATAAGGGCGGTGCGATAAGTGAAGACCCAGAACAAATGGTATTGCAATCTGCATTGCGAGGACAAGAAGCAATGATTAGGGCCGCAACTAAAGTTCAAGCCGACGTAACAAAACAAGTATACCAAGAATTTATGGGACCACTGTTTAAAGATTTAACACAAAGAGCAATGAGTCCAGATTTTAATTTGATAGATCCTGTGACTGATACAATTATGAAACCTCTACAAGCAGCGAAAGATTATATTACTACAGGTGAAGCTCCACCAGTTGATCCTGGCGTGCTTGAAGGTGTTAAGACAGATATAGATGCAAAACTGATAGCAGGAACAACACAGGAAAATACAAATGAACTTGTAAAATTAAAAACTGAAATTGAGACTTTATCAAAGGTAACAAGTCTTTCTAGAGAAGAAACTATTAAATTAATAAATGCATTAAATGCGGCTAACGCGATAGTAAATCCAAGTGCAGATAGGATTCCTGTACCACCAGCTAAATCAGAAGTAAATCCATTAGATGTTAATACAAATCAAAATTTAAAAAAACGTATGTTTGGTACACCTGGAATGGATCAAGCAATGAAAGGCTTTACTTCGTTTGCTAGTCTAACAGAAAATTTTGGCAAAGGCACTTTAGCTATACTACATGGTAATGAATTGGTTATGACTCAAGCACAAGCCAAACAATTAGATGCTGGAATAGCGGCGATGAAGAGTGCAGGTGGATTAGGTGGAGCAGAATCTGCTAGTAATGTTGCAATGAGTATGGAAAGTATGGTAAGAGGTTATCCAACTCCAGAAGATCTTGATCGATCAAGAGCCATATCTTCTAACGCAAACATACAAGGTGCGGTAAATACTATGCGTAGTCCGGAAACTCAGGCTAATGCAGGACCAAGTATTGAAACAAGTATAACACAACTGAGAGAAGCTATGGAAACATTTGGTACTGGTAATGTAGAAGCTATTAAAGCAGTACTTGATCCTGAAGTTTTCAAAGGCATGAAAGATGCTATGGAACAAACAGCTTCTGGTATAGGAAGCCAATTAGTAGAACAAAAAAATATGACTAAGGTTACAAAAAATTTAGGAGCAATGGGTAATGTGTTTAGTCGAGGAGGATTAAACATATGAGTTGGAAAAAATACTTTACACCAGTACAGACCGGTGACAATATGACCGGAAGCTATTCTCCATTTACAAGAGGCGGCGGTGCTCAAGCAGGACCAGCTAGAACAAACTATAGTTCATATCTACCAGATGTGTATGTTGGAAGTCCTAATCGTGTTGAACGCTACGGACAATATAATACCATGGACAATGATTCAGAAGTCAACGCGGCTTTAGATATACTAGCAGAATTTTGTTCACAGTCCAACAAAGAAAATTCAACTAACTTTAGATTTGAGTTTAACAAATCAGCAACTAATTCAGAAGTAAGCATATTAGGACAATATCTAAGACAATGGTGTAATCTACAAAACTTTCACACACGTATGTTTAGAATAATGCGTAATGTATTCAAGTTTGGCGATCAATTGTTTATTAGAGATCCTGAAACAAAAAAATTATTTCATGTTGATCCTGCAAAATTAATAAGAATTATTGTTAATGAATCTGAAGGCAAAACACCAGAGCAATATATCATACGTGATATGAATTTAAACTTCAAAGATATGGTAGCTACAACTCCGCATATTACTAATGGTAATATTACAGGAGGAGGTAGTGGATATCAAAGCGGCGGCGTAAGAGGTATGGTTGGTAATGCACCTCAACAAGCAGGTAGTAGATATCAGCAAGGTGAAGGTGAAGTAGCAATTAACGCTGAACATATAGTACATTTAAGTTTATCAGAAGGACTTGATAACAATTATCCTTTCGGTAATTCACTTTTAGAAGGTATATTTAAAGTTTATAAACAAAAAGAACTATTAGAAGATGCAATTATAATTTATAGAGTACAAAGAGCACCAGAGCGAAGAGTGTTTTATGTAGACGTAGGAAACATGCCAACGCACCTTGCGATGCAATTTGTTGAGCGTGTAAAAACAGAAATACATCAAAGAAGAATACCAAGTTCAACAGGCGGAGGTAATAATGTAATTGATAGTAGTTATAATCCGTTGTCAATTAATGAAGATTATTTCTTTCCGCAAACAGCTGAAGGTAGAGGATCAAAAGTAGAAACATTACCAGGAGGCACAAACCTAGGAGAGATCGATGATCTCAGATACTTTACTAATAAGCTCGTACGTGGCTTACGAATTCCTAGTTCATATTTACCGACCGGGGCAGATGATGCTACTAGTTCGTACAATGATGGAAGAGTAGGCACAGCATATATTCAAGAATTAAGATTTAACAAGTATTGTGAAAGATTACAAGGACTTGTTACACAAGCGTTTGATAAAGAATTTAAATTATTTTTATTAGAAAAAGGTGTTAACATTGATACATCAATGTTTGATTTAAAATTTCAACCGCCACAAAATTTTGCAAGTTATAGACAAGCAGAACTTGATAATGCAAGAGTCCCAACATTTACACAGATGAGTGCAATACCTTACGTGTCAAATAGATTTGCACTAGAAAGATTTTTAGGATTTAGTAAAGAAGAAATTGCAGAAAATGAAAGATTATGGAGAGAAGAGAATGATGAAAACTTACAACCACCTCCAGGTGATTCTTCAGGCGAAATGAGAAGTGTTGGTATCAGTTCTGCAGGTATTAGTGCAGACATTGATGGAGCCGAAGATATTCTTGATGATACACCAGCACCAGAAGATGGCGGAGCAGGAGCACCACCAGATACAGTAACAGGAGATACACCAGGCGGAACACCTCCTCCAGGAACAGACCAAACGGTATAAATACTAGCATGATACTACGTGAATTATTTTATTTTGACAAAGACACACTTGATACTATACAAGATGATTCTTATGAACCACAGTATGATCAATCTGTTGTAAAATCAGACGACACAAGAAAAACAAAACTTACTCTTACACAAATTAACAGGGCAAGAAAAGGTTCTGAAGCACATATCAAAGAAAAAAATAAAGAGCTTAATATCACTAGACAAATGTATGGTTTAGCGGCTCAGGCGGCAGCAGCTGGTGTCTAAGCTAGATGACAAAACCCAACAAAGCTGATTACACAAAAGATCAATGGCGCAAGCTCAAAGAAAAAATTAAACAAGAAAAAGCAGCAAAAAGAGCAGCCAAAGCTAATAAATTACCACCCCGTCCAACAATACAAAATTTAAATAACAATATAACATCTTTTGTTTTAGGCAACGGATTAAGTCGACATCCTGTTGACCTACAAGTTATTAAAAACTATGGCAAAGTATATGGATGTAATGCTATATATAGAGAATACGATCCTGATTATTTAATTGCAGTTGATGTTAAAATGGTTTTAGAAATTAACAAACACAAATATCAATTGCGTAATGATCAAGTTTGGACAAATCCAAACAAAGCATATAATAATATGTCAAAGTTAAATTTCTTTCAACCAAGCAAAGGATGGAGTAGTGGTCCTACTGCTTTATGGCTTGCTAGTCAACATGGACCTCAGCAAATTTTTATATTAGGCTTTGACTATACAGGTAAAGACGGAGGTAGTCACTTTAATAATATATATGCAGATACAGAAAACTATAAAAAATCAATAGACGGAGCTACTTATCATGGAAATTGGCTTAAACAAACTGCTACAACTATCAAAGAACATCCGCGTATAAACTACACTAGAGTAATAGCTATAGATAATTATTCTCCAGACGAACTAAATATTTTGAGCAATTATAACACAATGGAAATGCAACATTTTTTAAAAATTTTCGCTATCTAGCAGAAAATTTGCAAAAAGTGTCGTTTTGAGCCTATTTTCGGGCATATTTTCGTATAAATAGTAAATACAATTGACAGCCTTACCGTGAAGGTAAAATAATTTATTATATATAGGAGAATAAAATGGCAGATTCAAAACAATTCGAAGAAATGCTTGAATGCCTGGTTAACGAAGACAAGGCCAAAGCAGAAGAACTTTTCCACAATATTGTGGTTGAGAAATCCAGAGAAATTTATGAAAACCTTTTAGAAGATGATCTAGAAGATGAGTCAGTAGATGAAACATCTGATGAGGAAGTTGATGAAGCTTCTAAAGATGATGAAGAAGTTGACGAAGCAATGGACGATGACGCTGAGAAAAAAGCGAAAAAAGCCAAAAAAGACAAAGAGATGAAAGAAGAAAGCGACGAAGAAGTCGATGAAGCTTCTGATGATGATGAAGTAGAAGAAGATTTTAATCTTGATGAATTTGAAGTCGAAGGCGAAGACGACATGGACATGGACAAAGGTGATGCAGCTGATGGTATGATGGCTGATATTGCTGACATGGGCGACGAAGAAGGCGGCGAAGATGAGCCAGAAGGCGACATGGAAGAAAGAGTCGAAGATCTAGAAGACGCTTTAGACGAATTAAAAGCAGAATTTGAAGAAATGATGGCAGACAAAGAAGGCGGAGACGATATGGACGACGCTGAAGATGAAATGCCAGCTGATGATGCTGAGATGGATATGGACGATGAAGAAGGCGACGAAGAAATGCCAGAAGCATCAGACGAAGAAGTTGATGAAACATCAGACGACGAGGTTGAGGAAGGTTCTAAAGAAGAACTATCTCCAACAGAGCAGATGCGTGAATATGTTGAAAAAATTACACCTAAAATGGGTGACAACGGTGCAAACACCAAGTCTCCAGTAGCAGGTGCTAACAACATGGGCGGAGATGCTTCAAACTTAGTACAAGGCGCAGACGAAAAAGGTATGACACCAGCAAGTCCAAAAGATATTGCAAGTGGTAACGTAAATGTTCCAGGTGGCAAAGCTTCTAAGTCAATGAAGTCTGATACTAAAGGCCATGGCGCAGAGAAAAAAGGCGCAGGCGACACAGCAGCCAATAAAAAAAGTACTATTGGTAGCTAATTAATATAAGGTATTTGGATGGTGATGAATTTATCTGAGACACTGACTTTCGACGAAGCAAAAATTGTCGTTGAGTCTGCCAATGAAGGGAAAGACTTGTATATGAAAGGTATTTGTATACAAGGCGGAGTACGCAACGCTAACCAGCGTGTTTATCCTGTACAAGAAATTGGTAGGGCTGTCAAAACTCTCAACGATCAATGCTCAGGCGGATATAGCGTTCTCGGCGAAGTTGATCATCCAGAAGGACTGAATATTAATTTAGATCGTGTAAGCCATATGATCACAGAAATGTGGATGGAAGGCGACAACGGTTACGGAAAACTTAAAATTTTACCAACACCTATGGGACAACTAGTGAAAACAATGCTTGAAAGCGGAGTCAAACTAGGTGTCTCATCACGTGGTTCTGGTAACGTTAGTGAAAGCGGAAACGGAGAAGTTTCCGATTTTGAAATTATCACTGTGGATGTAGTGGCACAGCCATCAGCACCCGGTGCATATCCAACTCCAATTTATGAACAACTTATGAATGCACGAGGTGGAATGAAGGCTTATCAATTTGCACAGGCAACAAAAGAAGACCCTAAGGCACAAAAATATTTAAAAGAATCTCTGATTAATATAATCAGTAGACTCCAATAAAAGGAGAAATAAAACATGTTGGATGCACTAAAAACACTTTTCGAAAACGATGTTGTTTCAGAGGATGTGCGTAAACAAATTGAAGAAGCGTGGGAAGCAAAAATTAAAGAAAATAAACTTGCTGTAACCGCCGAACTCCGTGAGGAATTCGCTCAGAAATACGAACACGATAAGGCTACTATGGTAGAAGCCATTGACAACTTAGTATCTGAGAGATTATCTGCAGAAATTACTGAATTTACAGAAGATCGTAAACAGCTTTCTGAAGCTAAAGCAAAATATGCAGTAGCTATGCGTGAAAATGCAAAGTTACTAAAAGGTTTTGTAATGGAATCACTTAAAAAAGAGGTTTCAGAGCTACACGAAGAACAAAAATCAATGGCTAACAACTTTTCTAAATTAGAAAATTTTGTTGTTGACGCATTGGCCAACGAAATATCTGAGTTCTACGAAGACAAAAAAGACTTAGCTGCTACCAAGGTAAAACTTGTCAAAGAAGCTAAGAAACACTTGGCTAAAGTTAAAGAAAACTTTATTCAAAGAAGTGCTAAAGCAGTTTCTTCAACAGTTGACAAAGCTCTTAGAGGAGAAATTAAACAACTTAAAGAAGACATTGATGCAGCACGTAAAAATGACTTTGGGCGTAAATTGTTTGAAGCATTTGCAAATGAATATCAAGGTAGTTATCTAAACGAAAAATCAGAAACTGCTAAGTTATTAAAAGTTGTTAATGTTAAAGACAAGCAGATAGCAGAAGCTAAAGCATTTGCTGTTAAAGCAAAGAAAGTAGTAGAAGCACAACAAGAACAAAAGAAACAACTTGTTGAATCTGCACAGCGTAAAGAAATCATGCATGGGTTGATTGCACCATTAAGTAATCAACAGCAAGAGATTATGAAAGACTTACTGGAATCAGTTCAAACTAACAGATTACAATCTCAGTTTGACAAATATTTGCCAACGGTTATAGACGGCGAAGCACCAGAAAAAGCTAAAAAGGCTACACTTACAGAAGGCACAGAAATTACAGGCAATAGAGAAATAGTTCAAACTAGTAAAACAGTAGACGATAATGTCGTTGACATTAGACGTTTAGCTGGAATTTAATAAGGAGATATAATATGTCAGAACTACTAGAAAGTCGCTGGCAGGAGACCAAAGGTGCTCTTCTTGAAGGCTTAAATGGCAACAAGAAAGCAGTTATGGCAAGTACACTCGAAAACACTCGTAAGTATTTGTCAGAGGCAGCAGGCACAGGTGCAACTTCCGCCGGTAATATCGCAACACTTAACCGTGTTATTCTTCCAGTCATCAGACGTGTGATGCCAACAGTTATCGCTAACGAGTTGGTAGGCGTACAGCCGATGACAGGACCAGTGGGTCAGATCCACACACTTCGCGTTCGTTATGCTGAAAGCAATGACAACGCAACAGCAGGTGAAGAGGCTCTTAGCCCATTCAAAATTGCAACTGCATACTCAGGTACGGGTACAGATCCGTCTGGTGTTGCTGATGCAACTGCAACCAAAGAAGGTTTGCCAGGACGTAAAATGTCCATCCAGATCTTAAAACAGACTGTAGAAGCAAAATCCAGAAAGCTATCAGCTCGCTGGACTTTTGAAGCTGCACAGGATGCACAATCCATGCACGGTATTGATGTAGAAGCAGAAATTATGGCTGCTTTAGCACAAGAAATTACCGCTGAAATTGATCAAGAGATCATTCAGAGCTTAACTACATTGTCTGGAACAGCCGCTGAAACTTATGACCAAGCTGCTGTATCTGGTACAGCTACTTTTGTTGGTGATGAGCATGCTGCTCTTGCAGTTCAAATTAACAGAGTATCAAACTTGATCGCTCAAAGAACAAGAAGAGGTGCAGGTAACTTTGCAGTTGTTAGCCCATTTGCGTTAACAATTCTACAATCTGCTACAACTTCTGCGTTCGCTCGTACTACTGAAGGTACTTTTGAAGCACCAACAAACACTAAGTTAGTTGGAACTTTAAATAGTGCAATGAAAGTGTATGTCAACACATATGCGGCTGATAATGCTGCTGTACTTGTTGGCTACAAAGGTACTAGTGAGTCTGATGCTGCTGCATTCTACTGCCCATACATTCCATTGATGAGTAGTGGTGTAGTGTTAGATCCAAGTTCATTCGAACCAGTTGTGTCTTTCATGACTAGATATGGTTACGTTGAGCTTTCTAACTCAGCTTCATCGCTTGGTAACGCGGCTGATTACTTAGGTAACGTTGCAATTACTAACGGTAACGTAAGCTTCAGCTAATAGTTAACACAACTAATTTAAATAGGCCCTTCGGGGCCTATTTTTTTGACTTTTTTATCCAAAAAAGGTTGACTTTACACATAAAGATGTTATATTAGTAATTAAGCATTAGGAGAGTAATTAACTCTTAATTATAGTGCAAGGAAGAGGCCTTTACCAGAAGGGTCGAACTTGACTAACCAGGGATGGTACCCAGGGCTTGTAGGAGAAATCCGCAGGTTCACATCGCAGTCACTAGCGGGGTTAGGTTGTACGTATTAGAATGGTATTCCGGTACGTGCTTGTAGGTGTAACCAAGTCCTACCTATTTTGCTTACTATTTTAAAAAGGCGTCTTATGACGTCTTTTCTCTTTTTTATTATTCCAAAACAATTATTTGTAAACTGATAAATACTTGTGTCATAAATCGGGCCACTAATGTGGACTTATGCAGATTGACCTACTGCGTATTACGTAAAAAGTATAAAGGAGAAAACAAATGGGAAGACCAATTAACAAGAGATTTTTTGGCGCAACAGGCGACAATACTCAACCAACTATAGCAATTAGATACCATGATGGTACAGCATCTAGAGAAGGATTTATTCTTTCTCAAAGAGGTACTAACAAATTTAATTGCGATAGTGCCGCTGGTTCTGCAAAAATTTGCAGACTAGTAAATGAAATTGCACCTAATGCAGAAGGCGAATGTGCTTTAGTAGGTATTACACCAGGTGGTGGAGCAATAATACTTAAAAAAATGTTCAACAGAACAGCAGTAGACTTTGATAACAATCGTTACAAGTGGACTGTTGAAGACGATTCAACAGAATCATTAATTAGGTTAACAGCTATTTAATATAATAGGGGGAGAAATCCCCCTATTTTAAAAAGGAATTATAATGTCAAAGTATTTAAGAATTGGAAATGGTGATTACAATATCGTTACAAAAGAAGGTGGCGAAATCACATTAGATACGACAGACGGTTTACTTAATGGTACAGGAAAAGTAATTGTAACTGGAGACTTAGAAGTCAAAGGCGATACACAAACTATAAATTCAACTACTGTTGAAATAGCTGATAATATAATAGTGCTTTCAAGAAACAATGTAGCCGCAGGTTTACCTGCTTCATTAAACTATAGAAGTGGTATTGAGATTGAAAGAGGTTCAGAGTCAAACGCATTTATGGTATATGATGAACAATTATCTTGGACATTAGGTGGAACTTCAGGCACAGGAACATGGACGTTTGAACAAGGCACTACTGTTGTACCTATAAAAGCAACAGGAATGTTTTCTGATGCTAACTTATTTTTAAATCCCGGTACAGGTGTAATATCTGCAACAAACACAACAAATTACGAACAAAGAGTGTTTCAATATGGCGGAGGTGCAGTCACAGGCGGAGCTTTGGACGACGATATTATACCAAATGCAAAATCTGTAGTTGATTATGTAACTTATGCACTTGCATCAGGTGCTGTACCTGCAAGACTACAAGAATCAGATACATCAATTGAAGCACATGATCAAAGTGTTACAGGCACAGATAGTAAATTACAATTTGATATTGATAATGTACAAGTTGCAAATATATACTCTGACAGAATTGAAGCATTTGACATAATGATTCAAAACAATGAAATAACTACAACAGCTAGTAATACTGATTTAGTACTAGGTTCACCAGGTACGGGTTCAGTAAAAATTAAGGACAACATTGAAATTACTGAAACTCCAGGTGAAAACGATGTTGCATCAGATCCTAGTGCGCCTACTGAAGGTATTAAAATTTATTCTAAAACGCAATCAACTGGGGGATCGGGATTGTTTTTCGTTAATAAGAGTAGTAATAGAGACGAATTGATAAGTAAGAATAAAGCATTAGTCTATAGTATGGTGTTCTAAAGGAAATAAAAATGGCGATAACAACAAATCAATTAACATTAACACAAAAAGATGTATTAACCGTTCCTGCTAGTTTAACATATGCTGTAACAAATGTGTTAGTTTGTAACACATATAGTCCTAGTGGTGGAAGTGCATCTACTAGAAATGCAAATTTTACAATGCATATTATCCCGTCAGGAAGTGCATTGAACAATAATATAACTTGTGTAGTAAAAGAATTAAATCTACCAGCAGGCGAAACTTTTACATTTGATTCAGAAAGAATTGTTTTAAGTGCAGGAGATAAAATTACTTTTACAGCATCTCCTGATCAAGGATCAGGAAATACAGATTTAGCTTGTGTAGTTAGTTACATGGAAGTATAAGATGCGTTTACTAAAAGGTCAAAATACTAACCAGCGTAATATTTATGGTAGAGGTGTACAAATAGATACATTAGACCAAGTAGTTGCAGACAGTACAAATTCAATTCGTATACCTGCAGGTACAACAGCTCAGCGTCCTGTAACTCCTGCTAACGGACAAATAAGATATAACACAAGCAATAATAAATTTGAAGGTTATGAAAACGGTGCTTGGAGAAATTTAAGATATGCAGAACCCTTTCCAGCAGGTATTATACAGCAAAGTTTAGGTAACGGCGATGCAACAGCAGTATGTTTTGGGCCTTTGAATTCACAAGATACAAATCAAGTTGCTCCAGCGGCGGCTCAAAATGTTCTAGTGCTTGTTGAAAATGTATTTCAGTTGGCAACTACAAACTATACACTTGTACAGAATCCAACAGCAGCAACAGGGACAGGCGGAGAAGTAACTGCTGGTTCTTTTCAAGTAAGTACAGAATATAAAATTGTCACAGTTGGCACAACAGACTTTACAGCTATTGGTGCAAGTGCAAATACTGTAGATACAGTATTCACAGCTACAGGCGCTGGTACAGGCAATGGTACAGCAAGACCAACAGGATATTATCTAGTGTTTACATCTGCACCTGATGCAGGTAAACCAGTAACTGCCCTACATAACTTCGATAAGTAAACCTATAAATACTGTATAGGAGATACAGTATGGCCGTAGGTAGAATATCGGGACCACTTTTAAAAGAAAATTTAGAACGTAACGGAGTTGATTTAGACTTTCGTAATCAACCCTCTGACACTCCTTTATTATTTTTTGATGTTAGCACAAGTAGATTAGGTATTAAAAAAGATGCACCTGCTACTGATTTAGATATTATTGGTGCAAGTATGCGTACTAGTGACTTACAAGTATCAGCAAATAACACTCAAATAGCAAATTATACCTTGAATGGTAATACCTTACAAGTTTCAACAGGAAATATTTTGTTTAATGCGGCAGAGGCAATTAGAGCAACTACAGTTGAAACAGATAATATTAGAATTACTGACAATACAATTTCTACATTTAATAGTAATGCTAGTTTTGACATTACTCCAAATGGCACAGGAAGAGTTGAAGCATATTCGGATATGAAAATTTTTGGAAATTTAGATACTCCACAAACAGTAACTATGGGTGGCAATATAACTATAGGAGATAATGGATCAGACACTATTGATTTCAACACTGAATTTACAAGTGACCTAACTCCTGATGTTACTGATGTATCTAATTTAGGTAGTTCAGCGAATAAATGGAATAACATACAAACATTTAGATTGAACGGAGCTAAACTAGATACTCCAAACTTAAAAATAGAAACAAACTATATTACTACACAAGTTTCTAATTCAAACTTAGACCTAAGAGGTAATGCTAGTGGTATAGTAAAATTAGAAGATTTAACTTTTGCAAATGAAACAATAAGCTCAACAACAGATATAGAAATAAGCAGAGATACTACTGTGGATACTACTGCTGCAATGTACATTCCAACAGGCACAACTGCACAAAGAACTAGTGCAAATTCTGGAATAAGGTTTAATCATCAAACAACAAACTTTGAAGGCTATTACAATGGAAATACTATATTTGGCGGCGTATATTCAGATAATTCTTTAACTAATGTAGTTGCTCACCCAACAAACGATACAATTGGATTTACTGTAAATAATGTAAGTGTTGGTACTGTTAGTTCAACAGGCATAGCTGTACATGGACTACAAGTTGATGATATTAATATTGACGGCAATATTATTAGTACATCGACAGATACAGATTTAATACTTGCTCCCGCCGGCACAGGGTCTAGTAAAGCAGTTAAAATTGATAATATATCAATCGGAGAAACTGTAGGAAGTCAGCAAATAAAAAGTGATAACAATATAATAGAGTTTGCTGTATCAGGATACGGAGCAAATCAGTTTCCTGGATCATATGCTGTAACTATACCTTATGGTGATACATCTCAAAGACCTGCAAGTCCACAGCTTGGTGATACTAGATGGAACACACAGAGTAACTTGTTAGAAACTTACAACGGTGCGGGTTATATAAGTGCGGCAGGTTCCGGTGGCGTTGTAACTAGAGCAGAATACGACGACATTTTACTACAATTTACAATACTACTAGGGTAATAATCTATAAAAACGATAAATATTGTTAATAGAATATGACCAATGTTTTATTCACAAACCGCGGTTAACCAGCGATGGGGTAGGTCCAAATTGGTTAGAGGCACGCTAATGATGCCCGTATTGAGGAGAAAAGATGGCTGTTGGTCGCATATCCGGTCCGCTCTTAAAGTCGAATTTAGTTCGTAATGGAATTGATTTAGCTTTTGAGACCGACCTTTTATATCTAGATGTTAATAATTCACGTCTCGGCGTTAAAACAAGTTCACCTCAATATGACTTGGACGTAAACGGAACTACTAAAACTACAAATTTAGTTGCTAGTACAGCAACAATTTCCGATATAAATTTTTCAAATAACACAATTAGTACAACAAGTAACTATTTAAATCTAGGTACACTTGATGATGTAATATATCAAAACAAACTATCTATCGATGCAATTGATATAGAAGGTAACACAATTAGAACTAATAATTCTAATGCTAATTTAGAATTTCGTCCTAATGGTACAGGTAAAGTACATATACATTCTGATTTAAATGTTGATGGTAGCGTACATGTTACAGGTAACATTACAGCAGACGGAAATATTGTATTAGGTGATGATGATACAGATTCAATTACTATTAATTCTGAAATTGCAAGTGATTTAATACCAGATATAACTGATACATATAATCTAGGTAATGTAAGTAAAAGATGGAATAATTCTTGGATTAATAATGTAAACACTACTGAAGCAAATATAGGCGATGTGCAAATTAGAGATAATTATATTACTTCGTCAGCATCTAACGCTAATTTAGAATTACGAGCAAGCGGTGCAGGATCAATTGTAGTTGATTCTATAAGTATTAATGGAAGTACAATAGCTTCAACTGTTGACTTAATATTACAGCCGGGTACGGCAAAAGATGTTAATTTTAGTTCAACAGGAGCACTAAAACTACCAACAGGTACAACTGCACAAAGACCTACAGCGTCTAGAGGAAAAACAAGATATAATACAGATTTAAATACATTCGAAGGCTACGACGGTTCTAACTGGATTGTGCTAAACGGTGTACAAGATTTAGACGGCGATACTAAAATTACAGCAGAATTGACTCCGGGTGCAAATGACAATATTATAAGATTTAATATTGCAGGTTCAACAGTAGTAGATATCAATAGCACAAGATTAAATGCTCCGCAAGTTACAGTTGACAACATTACAATAGATGGAAATACTTTAACATCAGCTACAAATACTAATATAGAAATGGCGCCAGCAGGCACTGGTAAGACACTTTTTAACAATACAATTAGTATTAAAGATAATGTTATAAAAAATGAAGTAACAGACAGCGTAACACAATTTGCCACAACTGGAACAGGTTATGTAAAATTTTCAGGTACTAGTGGATTAGTTATTCCTCATGGTACTTCACTAGAACGCCCACCTTTTGTAAACAGTGAAACTGGTATGATGAGATTAAATACAGCAGAGCAAAGAGTAGAAATATTTGATGGAACAAGTTGGGTATCTGTTGCAGGATCTGCATCAGGTATTACAACAGCAGACGCAGAAGCTATTGCGTTAGAATTGGTATTAAGTTTAGGATAATAGTATGGCAACGTTTTTTAGAAGTAAAGTATTAAAAGATGTAGGAGTAGTTAAGACACCAGGTATTGTATGCGATGGTTCTACAAGATCAACTATTATTGGTGTGAGTCTTACAAATCTACTTCAATCTAATATTTTTGTTAATATTTTAGTAGCAGATGATACTAGTGTTGAAGGATTTTATTTAAAGGACGTAGTGATACCACCTAATTCAAGTTTAAAACCATTAGGCCCTGCTGAAAAAATAATTTTAGCACCTAATAACTCGATATCTTTTCAATCAAATGAAAATGATAGTTTAGATGTTGTAATAAGTTATGTGGATATTGTGTAAGGATAAGTTATGGCAAATTATGTAGGAACAAGTGCAGATAGTATTTTAGGATCATTTCAAAATAGATTCTTTTATGGATTACGTCGAACAGACGAAGGTGAATTGTTTATAGGTAAAGTAGATCAACTAAAAAATGATGATTCGTTGACGATAAACAAACCAGGGGATCCTACAGCAAACTATCCAGACTTTGCTGAAGGACAAGATTTTTATGAAGGTAGAGATGTTAACAAAGGACTTGTGTACGAAAATTTAAATTATGAACAATTTCGCTGGGACGATAGAAATGTTAGTTATTACATAAATGCAGAAGGCGAACTAGTTGCAAGAGTAGGACAAGATTTTACATATGACGATGGCGCATCGTCAAGTGGATAGGATAATATAATGGCAGATTTTAGAATTGATAGAATTAGATTCCGTTGGAAAAATACTTGGTCAGCGGCAACAGCTTTTGTCAAAGATGATATTGTAATATATCAAGGCAAGGCGTTTGTATGTTTGATCGGACATACTTCTGATTCTAGTTTTTATACAGACCTAAATGCAACAAGCCCAAAATGGGTAAAAATGCTAGACGGTTACGAATGGAAAAATAATTGGACACCTAGCACATATTATGATGTTGGCAATATTGTACAATTTAAGGCATATGTATATAGAGCTTTAACTCCGCACACATCAGCAGCCACTAGCACTTTAGGACTAACTAATGATAATTCTAAATGGGAAATTGTAGCAAAAGGTTCTAATTGGTTAAACAACTGGACAATATCCACAGATTACGAATTAGGAGATGTAGTAAGGTATAACGGCTATGTTTACATGGTTAGCACGAAACATACTTCAGCGGCTACAGAAGCACTTGGTTTAGAAACAAATCAAACTGCATGGACACAAATTTCAAAATCAGATCACTGGAGTGGTGATTGGTCAAGTTCAATCAGATACAAAGTAAGTGATGTAGTTAAATATGGCGGTATTGTATATCGAGCAAACACAGGGCATACAAGTTCAACTAATCTTAGTAACGATTACAGTTATTGGGATATTGTTAATTCAGGAATTGAATACAAAGGCATATGGGCTATTAATACACTTTATAAATTAAATGATGTTATTAAATATGGTCCATCATTATGGAAATGTAAAACAGAACATACATCAAGCTCAACGTATTTTACTGTTGACGAAACAGGTGATCCTTCAACTACAAAATGGGAATTATGGTTACCTGGACTAGATTATGAAACTGTATGGAATTATCAAACACACTATTCAAAAGGTGATATTGTTTTATACGGTGGGTATGCTTATACTGCTCTAAAAAATAATGCAAGTTCAGTACCAAGTATCAACGGTAAAATTCAAGACACAGGCAATTGGGAATTATTAAAAGAAGGATACAGACATTTAGGTGATTGGGGCGACGATAGCAGTAACTATGAATACAAGACTGGTGATGTTGTAAGACTAAATGGTTTTTTATATATTTGTCTGACAGACAGTACAGGTGAAGTGCCAGATGGTTCTAACAAATGGCAAGTTCTTGTAACAGGTAGACATCACAGAGGCGAATGGGCAGATAATACTCAATATGAAAAAATGGATGTTGTATTATTTGCTGGGACTGCTTACTTAGCAATGAAAAGACACCTTTCATCGTCCTCAGGTGCAAGACCAGATTTAGATATCGATTATACCCAAGAACAATTTTGGTCAGTATTGATAGAAGGCGAAGCTACTAACGTTCTTAGAGAAAGAGGAGATTTAAGAACACATAATTCGCAAACAGATAGCTCAATGGCTGATGAAAGATTAGCAATAGGAGCGGCAGGACAAGTATTAAAAGCAAACAATCCAATTGACGCAACATTAGATACTGGCGAAATAGCTGCATGGGGAAGTTTTGGACAGATACCAAAAGTATATTACGTATCAACTGCCAACGGACAAGATATAGCAACTAATGGAGTTACAGAAGGTGCACCATGGAAAACAATCAAATTTGCATGTGATTACATACAAGCAGATTTAGGCAACAGGGCACCAGCATCAGTTTTTATTAAAACAGGTGTATATGAAGAAATACTACCTATTAGCGTACCAGCAGATGTAGCATTAATCGGAGATGAATTAAGGAGTACTTCTGTATTTCCTAAAGCAGGATATGAAACAAGTGATATGTTCCGTGTGCGTAATGGTGGAGGTATAAGAAACATGTCTTTGAATGGGCTTAGTGGTACACTTGGCACTCCTAACAGTTATGGAACAAGACGACCTACAGCAGGTGCATATGTCAGTTTAGATCCTGGCACAGGTCCAGGAGATACTACTGTTCATATTACGTCAAAATCTCCTTATATACAAAATGTATCTTCATTTGGAACAGGTTGTACAGGACTTAGAGTAGACGGTAGCTTACACAATGCAGGAAATAGATCTATCGTTGCAAACGATTTCACACAAATATTACCAGACGGTATAGGTTATTGGTGTAGTTATGATGGCAAATCAGAACTTGTGTCTGTGTTTACATACTATAACCATATAGGCTATCTCTGTGAATTTGGAGGAAAGGTTAGAGCAACAAATGGAAACAACTCTTATGGAGATTTTGGATCTGTAGCTGAAGGTGTAAATCCATCAGAAACTGCTAAAACAGGAACAGTAAACAATAGATCTAAACAAGCTCAAATACGTGTAGTAGAAACTAACGGAACATCTGCACTAGCATTTGGATACAGTAATGCAGGAGAAAACTACACAGGTACACCTTCAATTAATTTATCTGGATCAGGATATGGAGTAGTTGCAGGTTTTGAAGAATTAAGAAAAAATGCTTTGACTAATATTAGAGTTACAGATCCAGGAGATTCAAGTACACCTGGTGGATTAAATTACACATATATTGTAAACAACGCCCAAGAAGGAGACACTACAAGTATTAAGTTATCTAATGCAGATACAACAGGTACTTCGGCAGCTTATGTAGGACAACGTATTGTTATACTATCAGGAGCAGGAGACGGACAATATGCAAGAATAAGTTCTTACAACAGCGGCACAAAAGTTGCTACAGTTGAAAGAGAAAGTGACGGAACCGCAGGATGGGAACATATATATCCTGGATACCCAATTATAGGAACACTTACATCAGCTACTAGATATGCTATCGAACCTAGGGTAGACGTTACAGAGCCAGCATTCGCAAGTACAGCATTAACAGTACCTCATAAAATAGATACAATTACAGCAAATGATACTAATTTTGTAATTGCTAAAACAGATTTAATTTCTTACTCTGGAAATGCCGGGGGTGCATGGACTACGTCTACAGGAAGCACAACAGGAACTTGGACCAAAGTTAAAGCAATGAAAGGAACCAGTTATATGGTTGCCTTGCAAGGTACAACTGAAACCACAGTAGGAGGTTTGTCTCAAGATAATGGACAAAGTTGGACACAAACAATTTTAGCAAACGGAGCTAACTGGATAGATATTGCATTTAAAGCAAATCAATGGATTGCAATTTCAAGCGGAAGTGCAACAGAGACTGCTATCAGTACAAACAACGGTGTATCCTGGAGTGCAGGAACCACTATATCTGGACAAAACAAATTAATAGAATATGGCAACGGTGTTTTTGTAATATTACCAGAATCAGGTAATACTGCATTAACTTCTACAGACGGAACAACATGGACTACAAGAACTTTACCTGTAACATCAAACTGGCAAGATATGCAATATGCTAATGGTAGATTTGTTGCTGTAGGTAATAGTGATTCAAAAATAATTTACAGTCTAGATGGAATAACATGGTATGATTCTTATATTAATATAACAAATTTACAAGACAGTACAACAGGACTATGGAATAATCTTGCATATACACAAGGAGTTTGGTTATGTACTAATAGTGCAGATAACACAATAATTACTTCTCAATCTGCAAGTGTGTGGTCATCTATATTAGATGATAGTACTACTAAAGCATTTACTACCACAGGAGGTTATGCTGTGGTTGCTGGAGGATTAACGGCTTCCGGTATGCCAGCATTTATAGGGTCAAAAGGTACTACTGATGCTTGTTCAGTTAACTACGGTGCTAAACCTATTATTAGAGCTGATGTTGCGTCATCACGTATATCAGGATTTACAATTTACGATCCAGGTAGCGGATATAGTTCTGCACCTACAGTTACAGTTCACGATTATCCTAATACAATTGATGCAAATTACACAGTCAATGTGGCGGCATCTGGAGTGTTAGGACAGCCTGTGTTTAATGCTAGAGGATTAGATTGGAACGTAGCAAGTGCAACTATATCAGGTTCGGGCTATGCTGAAATATTCCAGACTGGACAGCAATTAGTATTAGAAGGTGTCACAGCTTTACCAGGGCCTGGAGAAAATATTATCATCAATGGTATAAATGACATAATTTACAAAGTCGTAAGTATCGACCAACAATCAGGAGCAGGTCCTTACAATATTACAATTAAGGTAGATCCTGCAATAGGAAACGCTGAATCACCAACTCATGGTACAAGCGTTGAACTAAGAGAAAACTATAGTCAAATAAGATTGACAGGACATGACTTCCTTGATATAGGTACAGGAGATTTCAGTGAAACAAATTATCCGATATTGTATACAGATGGTTACAATTTTGAATCAGGAGCAGAACCAAAACAATTTAATGAAGTAATTGAAGTAGGCGGCGGTAGAGTATTTTATACTTCCACAGATCAGGACGGTAACTTCAGAGCAGGCGAGCAATTCTTAGTTGAACAATCCACAGGTATTATTACTTTAAATTCTAGTTTATTTAATTTTTCTGGATTACAAAGTCTTACTTTGGGTGGAGTTGTAATAGGTGGTACAGCAGTTGTAGTTAATGAATTTTCTAAAGAGCAAACATTTATTGCAAATTCTAACAATATTGTACCAACACAAAAAGCTATTGCTGCTTATGTATCGTCAAGAGTAAGTGGTGGCGGATCTAATGCCAGCACAAATAAATTGAATGTTGGACAAATTACAGTAGCAACTAACAATATAAACCAAACTGCGGCGGCGACAATTGAAGTGCCGCAAAAAATGATTATAAAAGGTGGAGCAGATGGCCATTATTTATCAAGTATGTATTTCTCTGCATAATGATTAAAATGGCATAAATATTAAAAACGGAGTAGCAAATGGCTGAATTTAAACTAGGTAGAATAAGATTTATATGGAAAGGTGACTGGGTAACAGGAACCACATATTACAAAGACGATATTGTCAGATATGGCGGTAATACCTATATTGCTATTAAAGGTCATACGGCTCCAGCAGCTTTTACCACAAGCCAATCATCTTATTGGAACAAAATTTCCGATGGACAAGATTGGAAAGGACAATGGGTAGCAGGTACAACTTATAAAGTTAACGATGTTGTAGCATATGGCGGATATTTATATATTGCAAACACTGGTCATACTGCATCAGCATCTGTTGCAGACGGCCTTGAAGCAGATCAGTCTAAGTGGGATACATTCGCTGAAGGTTTTAATTATTCAAATGATTGGACAACTAGCTATAGATATAAAGTCAATGACCTTGCCAAATACGGTGGAACTGTATATATTTGTATTACAGGACATACTTCTGCTGCAAGTACATCATTAGGTTTAGAAGCAGATCAAGCAAAATGGCAAATTTTTTCAGAAGGTTTCAATTGGAAAAGTGAATGGACAACAAGTTTTAGATACAGAGTAAACGATATTGTAAAATATGGTGGTATTGTTTATGTTTGTATTACAGGACATACATCAGCATCAACTGCCTCATCAGGACTAGAAGCTGACCAAGCAAAATGGCAATTTTCAAATAAAGGCATTGAATACAAAGGCGATTGGGCCTCTGCAACTAGATACAAAGTAAATGATGTTGTAAAACATGGCGGCGCAATTTGGATTTGTGTAACTTACCATACTAGTCAAACGAATCTAAGTGATGATGAAGCAAAATGGAATCAGTTTGTTGAAGGATTAGAATTTGAAGATAGTTGGGCAGGCGTTACAAGATATCAGCCAGGTGACTTTGTTACATATGGTGGATATTCTTATGTTGCTAAAACAAATAACTTAGGAGCAAGACCAACTTCAAGTCCAAGTGATTGGGATTTATTTACAGCAGGTTTCCGTTTTATAGGCGACTGGGGTGATGACAGCTCTAACTACGAATACTTTACAGGAGATGTTGTTAGACTAGGTGGATACACTTATTTGTGTATTGCAGATAGTTCAGGACATAGACCACCTAATGCAACTTACTGGCAAAAATTAAACAGTGGTGTTGCTTGGAAAAATGCTTGGTCGGATTCAACATTATATGATGCTGGAGATTCAGTAAGACAAGGTACAAGCAGTTATATTTGTATTTTAGCACACACTTCTAATAACGGAGTAAACGATCCTGCTAATGACTCAGGTGGCACATATTGGAATCAACTTGCAGGCGGGCCAGAGACAGATGTTTTAACTACTCAAGGTGATTTAGTTTATTACAGCGGATCAGGACCAGGAAGATTACCAATTGGTAATGCAGGACAAGTTCTTACCGTTAATTCAGCAGGTAACGCACCTGAATGGAGTTATATTGGTAGAATTAATAATATATTTTATGTGGATACTAGTACAGGACAAAACTTACCAGCATCAAATTACGGAGTAACACTAGCAAGACCATGGAAGTCCATTAAATATGCATGTGAACAGATTGAAGCAGGTGCATTAAGAGAAAATGCTGGTTATCTTATAAAACGAAACAGAAATTTTATTGTTGAAGAAGCAGTACAATATGCAGTAAACAAAACATCAGGAGGCGCAGGCATTTGGTCTGGGTTTAGTTTTAATAGTGCAGCACAAATTTCATTTAGAGCTGATATGGGTAAACTTGTAGATGCAATTACACATGACCTTACTCATAATGGTAATAAATCAACAAGAGATGATGTGTTAAGATATTTTACTGGTTCAAATTTAACAAGTCCAGTTGCAAACACACTAGGTGTTGCAGGAGTAGTTGACAAAAATAACGAAACTATTAACTATATGTTGAATAGTGTTATAGACAGGGTATTAAGTAATTTAGCACCAGCTGTGAATTATCAAACAACAAACAGTTTTAGTCCAGCTCACTCACAGGTTATAGATTCTAATTATACAGAAGAAACAGATGCACAAACTACTGTTAATACTTTAATAGGTATTTTGACAGCCGCTTTAACCGCTGGCGTAACAACTAATATTCCAACAGAAAGAGTTGCTAACAATAGTCTTTTTTGTAAAACAGGCCAATTTACGGAACACTTACCAATTATTGTGCCAAGAGAAACAGCAGTTATTGGAGATGAGTTGCGAGGTACAAAAGTTGTTGCTTCACCAGCAGTAACAGGAGCTGCAGATACACCAAAGAGTATTGCAGCTATCCAAAGACTTAAAGCAATTATAAGTGATATTTGTACAAACGGTTCTGTAACAAAAACAGGCGGCAATGCACAAAGTCAAGTTACTTCCAAAGTAGCAGGGTCAGGTGCTGCAGGCACAGCGGCAAATGGATTATTCCAACAGCTAGAAGATTATATTGATTTCCGTGTAAATGGTGCTAGTGGCGATTCTACTACTCCACAGACTACAGGAACAAATACACCTACTACGGATACAGGATATTTATTTGCACAAGAATGTATTGAGGCAAACAGAGAATTTTTAAAATCAGAAGCAATAGCTTTTATTAATGCAACATATCCAAGTTATACATACAGCGAGTCAGCATGTAGAAGAGACGTTGATAGATACCTAGATGGTGTAATATATGACCTTAAATTTACAGGTAATTACAAAACATTACTAAATGCAAGATACTATGCTAACTCAGTAAGTGGTAATGCAAAAGAAGATATGTTCTACATGAGAAATGGTACAGGACTTAGAAATTGTACTATAAGTGGACTAGCAGGTGCATTAGGATCAGCTAACGCTTACGGAACAAAACGTCCAGATGCAGGTGCATTTGTAAGTTTGGATCCAGGATACGGACCAGCAGATACAAATGTTCATATTGTAAGTAAATCACCTTATGTACAAAATGTTTCAACATTTGGCACAGCTTGTATTGGAATGAAAGTTGATGGAGCATTACATGATGCAGGAAACGATTCAATTGTTGCTAACGACTTTACACAAATTTTAAGTGACGGTATTGGAGCATGGATTACAAATTTAGGAAGAGCTGAACTTGTGTCTGTGTTTACATATTATAATCACGTAGGTTACTTAGCAGAAAATGGCGGGAAAATTCGTGCTACTAACGGTAATAACTCTTATGGAGATTTTGGTACAGTAGCTGAAGGACAAGATGCTACAGAAACTGCTATTACTGGTACTGTTGATAACAAATCGACAGAAGCAGAAATTGCAAACGTTTTAACAGACGGAAACAATATTTTAACATTTGAATATACAAATGCAGGAACAGGTTATACGGCAGGTGGTACTACCTTTAGTGTAACTGGTGAGGGATATAGTGCAGCTGTTAATAGTGCAGTGGTTGTCGACGGCGGAGTAATGGAAGTAAGACTTACTGATCCAGCAAGTGATTTAGGTGGAGCAGGATATAAAACTGCCGCAGGAGTTGCACAAACTGGAAATACTACACAAATTGTTATTTCAAATACTGATACTGGTATTAATACCACATACGTAGGAATGAGTGTATACATTACTTCTGGTGCAGGCGCCGGCCAGTATGGTTATGTGAACACATATAATTCAGGTTCTAAAACAGCAACAATTAAAAAACACAGCGATGGTACAGACGGTTGGGATCATGTTACAGGAGTATCTCCTGTTTCAGCACTAGATGATACAACAAATTACATCATCGAACCAAGAGTAACCTTCAGCGGCGGCGGCGTAAGTGCTTATGCAGACATTGCAAAAGGTCGTGTAAAAGTTACAGACGGAAAAATTTCAGAAGTTAGAATATGGGATCCAGGCACAGGCTATTCAGGTACACCTACATTTACATTGACTGATCCTAACAATACTGATGACGCTCCACATATTGTTAGAACTGGTGATGGAGTTCTAAGGCAACCAACTTGGACTAACAGAGGTACAGCATTTACAACAGCTCAAGCAACAGTAACAGGTGATGGTCATGCTGATAGATATCAACCTGGAGCAAATATTAGAATTGCAGGATTAGCATCAGCACCACAAGCCGGAGCAAACGTTGCATTTGCAGGAATTGCAGGTAAATGGTTTAAACTTGTCAAGACTACAAACTTAACAGGCAGTGGACCATATGCAGCAACATTTCAAGTAAGTCCTGATATTACAGTTACAGAAGCGCCAGAACATGGTGAAGCTACAACAGTTACAATTAGATACAGTCAAGCAAGATTGACTGGACATGATTATCTTGATATAGGAACAGGTGATTTTTCTGATACAAACTATCCAGGAACACCAAATGTAAATCCTGATCAAACTAAAGAAACAAATAACTTTGGTGGTGGTAGAGTGTTCTTTACATCTACAGATCAAGATGGTAACTTTAGAGTTGGTGACTTGTTTAGTATTGAACAATCAACAGGTATTGCAACTCTGAATGCCGATGCATTTAACATATCAGGATTAAACCAGTTGGAACTAGGATCCGTTGAATTAGGCGGCACCGGTGCAACAATTACAGAATTCTCTACTGATGGAACATTTACCGCAGACAGCGATAATATCGTTCCTACACAAAAAGCTATTAAAACATATATTACTAGTCAAATAGGTGGAGGACAGGGTGAGCTAAATGTAAACAGCATTACAGCAGGGGTGGTACAAATTACTGGTAGTACAATTACTACAACCACTAATGTTGCAATAAATACATTACAGAAAGTAAACTTTGCAAAAGGTGTTGACGGACATCCGTTGGCAATGAACTACTATCTACAACAATAAACATGGAGAAATAAAATGGCAAGTGGAAGATTAGGAGCAAGCGATGTAGCAGCAGGTACATATACAACTGTATATACCTGTCCGGCGTCTACATTTGCTGTAGTAAGCATCAATATGCTAAACAGAGGTAACAGCTCGTGCTTCGTAAGATTAGCGATAGCAGATGCTAGTACGCCGACAAACGGTGAGTTCATCGAATTTGATACAGAACTTACACCAAAGGCGTTACTAGAAAGAACTGGTATTGTTATGCAAGCCGGAAAACTATTAGTTGTCTACACAAATGTTGCTAACGTAAGTGCAGTAGCGTTTGGAATTGAGACAGCGGCATAAATACAATGACAAAGGAATTATAAAATGGGAAGATATATTAATGCAACTCCAGGTCAGGCTTCAACCGTAAGGTCTATTACTACAACCTACCAAGCTCTAGTTAATGATCGTATCTTAGCAGACGCATCAGGTGGTGCTTTTACAATCACCCTACCGGCAGCAGCAGATACAATGGCAGGTGACGTGGTACAGATTTACGACATAGCAGGACAAGCGGCAAGTAATAATATCACCGTAGGACGCAACAGTAATAACATACAAGGTACAGCAGAAGATTTGACTATTAACGTAGCTAACGCTGTGATTACTTTGACTTATACAAATGCAACTTATGGCTGGGTTCTTACAAGTAACTAAACGGAGAAAATTTAAATGGCAACGTTACAATCGATAATAGAAGGTAGAAATCCAGCTTACGTGGGTCAAGAAGAGAATCTTGAAACAGGAAGACTATTCTACTGGACACCAGCATCAGAACACAGCCAATGTCACAAATTTACATATAAGTCACCAGGTAACGGTTGTTTAAGAGTTGAAATTTGGGGTGCAGGTGGTTCTGGCGGTAAAATGTGTTGTTGTGGTCAGGGTGTTCCGGGCAATCCAGGAGCATACGTTGTAAAATGTTTTTTAGTAGATGCGAATTCAAAAGTTTGTGGATGCGTAGGTAGCTCATGCGGCAACGCTGACTCAATGTGTTACAGAGGCAGAAGTACAGGCACATGTGTTTGTTACTTCGGCGCAGCCAGTGATAACACAATATGTGGATGTTTATGTGCCCAAGGTGGCGAAGGCGGCACAACTATGTGTGCTCCAAGTGCAAGCTCATTTTGTTGTTTTGTAGCAGACGGTAGTTTCTGTACAACAGCAATGACAAATCCAGCTGGTTCAGCTTGGGGTGGAGGTTGCGGACTAGCATGTAATACAAGGACCGACGGTACAGTGGCAGGAACGATAGCTAACGCATACGGAGGCGATATCAACTGCCCAGGCGGAATTAGTTGTACAAGTTTTTATAATTGTGATAGTGCTAATCACTGTTATGTACAATATCATGTGAGAGTTCCAGCAGGTACACACGCTACAGGTGGAGGTATGGTAAACTTCTCAGGAGACAATGACAGTCAGATAGCAATAGGTGGTACGGCTGGATATCATCATTATCATAGCTATGCACTAGAAGGAATGAAGAGATCACCTTCCAACGGATGGAGTACCAATCAATTTTGTTACTTTAGTCGACTGTGCGGATGTTATGAAAACAACGGCTGCCAATCAACAGCACCAAGAGGACACGGCGGAGTTCCGTCTATGACGTGTAACAGCGTTAGAGACCAAGGTCAACGCGGTGGACACGGTGCAGTAAGAATTTTATGGAGAGCGGCAACGTGATAAGGATTAGAAAATGGCAACACTAGACACATTAATAACTGAAAGACTGTCAAAAAGTTATCCAATTGACGAAAGTAATTTAGAAGACGGCGAAATCTACGTTTTTTGCTCTGCAAGACAATTTGGATGTTTTACTAATTGTTTTGCTTGGTATTCACCAGGTGCAGGTACTGCACTAATTGAGATTTGGGGAGCAGGCGGTTCAACAGGGTGTCAATGTTGTTGTAACTTCAGCGTAGGTGGACAATCAGGTTCATACGCTAAGAAAACAGTAACTATGACTGCTAATGGATATGTTTGTGGTAACACAGGTCATCCATGTATGCCAAACGCTTCATTTTGTTATCCAGGATGTTCAGAGGCAACTTGTGTGTCAATATGTTTAGGTACAGCTAGTACATGTAGTTGTATGTGTGCTCAAGGTGGTAACGGCGGATTTACAGGATGTAGAACAAGTACATCTGCTATGTGTTGTTTACAGAACTGTTGTTTCGCAGCTTATCAAGGCTGTGGACTAAGTGTTGGTTGCGGAATTGTATGTGGATGTAGAAACACATATGCAGTAGCAACAGCATATGGAGGTGATATCAACTGCCCAGGTACATATTCCTGTAATGGACAATGGACTTGCGACACCAGCTCAAACACAGATTATATACAAGCATCAAATGCTATACCCCATGGACAATACGTGTCAGGCGGATATCAAGCAACATCAATGCATGCAGGGGACGATGGAAACATGCCAGGTCAAGCACAATCAGGAAACTGGCGAGCACCTCAAATGAATGCCAAAGGCGCTGTTGCAAGAAATATTTCACCAATGCATCCAAGCACAGGTAGTTGTTGGAATTCAGCTAAAATTTGTGCTTGTTATGAAGCAATAGGTTGTGTGCCTTTTGTACCACCAGGACAAGGCGCTACTATGGCAATGGGTTGTCCAGACGTTAGAGACGTTGGCTCTAGAGGAGGCCTTGGATATGTTAGAATTTTATATAAGGCGACTTAATTAGGAATAAAAAAATATGGCTACATTAAAATCATTATTAAATTCAAGAGAGCTTTTAACAACTGGCTTCAAAGAAACTAATTTAGAATACGGAAGAATCTGGGGATTTACTCCTGGAAACTTCAATGAGTACCCTCACTGTGCAAAATGGTATGGCTGTCAAATTACTTGTGATTCAAACAAAGTTGTTGACTTAGAAATAGAAATTTGGGGTGCAGGCGGTAGAGGTAGTGCTTGTTTGTGTTGTTGTGGTGCAGGCGTAGGAGGTAATCCGGGTGCCTATATGAGAATTACAACACCTATGACTGCTAATGGTTATATTTGGATTTATGGAGGTCGTTCTTGTAATTCAGGAGGCAACTGTATGTGTGGTGGTAACACTGGATCTGCATGTGTTACGATATGCCCAGGAAATGTACCAGCTTGTACATATACGTGTGCGTGTATCTGTGCTCAAAACGGATATGGCGGCAGAAGTATGTGTATTAACGATGGTTCAATGATGTGCTGTTTGGGATCAAATGGTGCATGTATTACACCAGGATTTGACCTAGACGGTAACGCTACTGGTGCGGGTTGTGGAATAGTATGTAACTTAGGATCAGGAAATAACTGGCCTACTACAAGTAGTTTACCTCAAGCATATATTGGCGGAGCAGGAACTTCATATTTTAAAAATATTGTTTGCTGTCCTGGAGATGTTAACAGAATAGCTTGTCATTTCTATGGACATTGTAACCCATGTTGTTGGCCCTGTCACAGACAGATTATCCATACACCACCTATGTTATATGCAACATGCGGAGCAGAAATGCAAGTTAATCATACTTGGAACGACATGTATACTTACGCAGGATCTCCATTCCAAAGTATGGATCATGCTGTTCAAGGATTGGATAGAGGACCAACAAGAGGTGGTAGACCAACAAGTTGTTGGAGTGGTAATAAAATGTGCGAATGTTATGAATTTACGGGTTGCCAATCGTGGTGGAGACCAGCTATGCCAGCACCATCTACTTTTGCTTGTAGTAGTGTTAGAACACATGGATTTTCCGGTGGAAACAGTATTGTTAGGATTAAATACAGAGGTGCTATAGAGAGTCATGATCAGTAATACAACAGTGGTTTATGATAAATAATAATACGAAAGGTACTTAATTAAGGAAACAGATATGATTACAAAAACTTTTACATACACGTATCCAAATGAACCATGGAACCCTTCTGTGACCGACGGAAACACAGTAGATGTTACTTGGAGAGGTATACGTTACCACATCTTTAGTGTTGACAAAGATGGAAATTTATTTACAATAGAAAGCAGTGATGACAGTAAGGATGTACTGGATAACCAATTACCTGATCACAAACATGATGATAGTACAATGAATGGTCCACATACTTTTCACATACTTGACGCTAATGATAATCCAGAAGTAGCAGCATATTTGCTTGGCGACGATACAATACCAGCAAAAGATGCTACAGGTGGTATAGCAGATTACAAATTTACAACACCAGGTGATGATGAGAACTATGAATACTCCTATAATACACAAAACTTTGTGCAGAGTATACATGATGGTTCGACACCAGTAAAATATAATTCAGGCACAGGCAAATTTACAATGCCTCCATATTTGGCTCATCCTATAGATAAATCAGCTTTGTTTGATGGTTATGATGCCGAAGCAGCTAGAATCGAAGCAGCAATTACTGATAAAGCTGACGAGTTTACATCTGATCAAAAAACAGAAATGCAAACAATCGCAACATGGTTAAAATCTGTAAGGACTAACTATGCAAGCATTGATGCTTGGAAAATTCCACATAAACAAATTAGCTTTACCTGGGAATAAATCTAAACCATAATTAAGTACAGCCTTTGGTCTCAACCTATAAGTAGTAGTACAATGTTTACTACAAACCTAAAAAGGAATTATAGATGAGATCAAAGGCTTTTTTTGTGAACGGTGGCTACGGTAGAGTAGTAAGTTCAATACCGGCTTTCGAATTATACGCAAAAGAATCAGATGATGACGATTTTGTTATTGTATGCGAAGGCGGCACAGATGCATTTAAAGGACATCCAGATCTTGACCATCGTGCATATGATAATTGGCATAAAAATTTATTTCAAGAAAAATTAAAAGATAGAGATATTGTATCTCCAGAACCATATAGAATATGGGAATATTACAATCAACAAGCAAGTCTTGCTCAAGGATATGACATTGCAATAAACAATAAAGGTTTAAGAAAACTAGACAAACCAAGAATGTTTCTTTCTAAAGAAGAAATACTAACCGGTAGACAAATTATAAATCAAGTCAAAGAAAAATTAAAAAAAGATAAAGTAGTAATAATACAACCTTTTGGTAGAGCAATTCAACATGTAGATGGTTCGTTTGTAGATAACACCGGCAGAAGTATAGAATTTAAAGATCTTAAGGCATTAATTAGAAAACTGCAAGAAAATGATTTTGCTGTTGTAACAATGGCTGAAATGGGATTTGACTTTAGTAAAGATAAGTTTACTGATGATGTAGCAATGCCAGAACAAGTTGCATTGAGAAATTGGACAGCGGCTATTAAATTTGCAAATCACTTTGTAGGCTGTGATAGTGTAGGACAACATTTATCTTACATGGTAGACACTCCGTCAACTGTAGTACTTGGACCAACATATCCAATCAACGTATCTTATCCAGATTGTGATTACTTTAACATTATTGATTTAGGAATGAAAGAAAGGGTATATGACCCAATCAGAATCATGCCTGATGAAACTACATCAAGACACAACGAACATTTAATGACAATGACTTCAGACATTCATAACTATATTATTGATAGAGTTTTAGGTAAACCAGAACCGAAGGAAGACGATGAGCAACAAAAATAATTCAAAATGGATTGCAGGTATTGCAAGAGGACACAATGCAGGTGTTTGTTTATTAAAAGACGGAGAAGTGGTATTTTCTATAGAAGAGGAAAGATTAAGCAGATCAAAATATGATGGCGGGCCTCTAGCTTCCATAGTAAAAATTTTAGATTACACAGATAAACTTGATTACTTAGTAGTTGCTCATACCCAACCTTTAGATCAAACAGGACCAACCTTAGAATTTTCTATGGACGATGCATACACAGGATTATGTAGAAAACTTGGACTTATTGATAGACATGCCAGAAAGCAACCTCATCCACAAGTAATAGATGTTGCAATGGAACATCATAAGTTACACGCAGGTTGTGCATTTTACCGTAGCGGGTTTACAGATGCAGTAGCAGTGGTAATTGATGGCGCTGGAACTTTTATTCCTATGGAAATTAGCAGAGAGCAAACTTTTGGATTTGAAACAGAAACTATTTTTAATTGTAATTATCCTGCTGATTTCGGTACAATACAAAAGCACGTAGGCACAAGAGGTCCCAACGTAGTAGACTATGTAAAAGCACAAAACGCTGATAAAACTGAATTTGATATTACAATCAGTGATAGAGCTGGTATTGTAAAAGTTTATGAAGCAGTTACACAGTATTGTGGCTTTACAGCAATTGAAGCAGGAAAAACTATGGGACTATTCCCATACGGCAAGCCTAACAATAATATTCCTACTCTGTTTGATGACCAAGGCAAAGTTCCCTTGTCAAATAGAAACTTAATAATTCCTACATATCCTAATGCGGCATTAGTAAATGATAAATTTTACAATGAACTGAGTGCAGACTCAGTTGATAATGGAACTCCAGAAGGTGACGAAGTAGATTTAACAATTTTAAAGAATAGAAGAGATCTTGCTTATGCTTGCCAAATAGAAACACAACAACAGGCTAGTAATTTAATAAGAAAAGCAGTTGAGCTATCAGGAAATAAAAATGTTGTAGTAAGTGGAGGTTATGGTTTAAATTGTGTTGCAAATTATCATTACTTAAAAGACCTAGAAGATTTAGATTTAAACATTTATGTCGAACCTGTTAGCAATGATGCTGGTACAGCTATGGGAGCAGCCTTAATTTTATATCACGAACTTACACAGAACGTGTATTATTATCAAAAAGACAAAGATAGGGCAGGCGATAATCTTTATTTAGGACCAGCTTACGATTTTACATTACAACAATTAAAGTCGATTGGTAAAACATATCAAGCAGAAGTAAAAGAAAATGTTACACACGCAGATGTAGTTGATTTGATTACAGATAAAAATATTGTTGCAATATTCCAAGGTAGAAGCGAAAATGGTCCAAGAGCTTTAGGTAATAGATCATTACTGTATGATCCAACAGATCCTAAAGGCAAAGATCATGTAAATGAAGTAAAACGCAGAGAATACTTCAGACCTTTTGCAGGAACTATCTTAGAAGAAGATGTGCATGAATGGTTTGATTTGAGAGGTATGGAAAGTTCTCCTACAATGATGTATGCTGTTAACTGTCAGCCAGGAGTTGAAGAAAAAATTCCTGCTATTATACATGTTGATGGAACATGCAGAATACAAACAGTGAACGAAAAACAAAACAAACATTATTATGATCTAATCAAAACATTTAAAGAAAAAACAGGTTGTCCTATAATTTTCAATACTAGCTTTAATCTAGGAGGTGAACCTTTGGTCGAAACACTAGATGATGCTTTAAGGACCTTAAAAGATAGTAAAATTGAATACTTATATCTACCAGAATACAATCATTTATTTAAAATAGAAAACGAATAAATATTGTATAATGTTTAAATTGGATAAATTTTTCAGCAAAGGATTAAAGGATAGTGTGTTACTTACAGGCTCCGTGTCTTATAACGGTCCTTGGAAACAAGCATATACAGATACTTTAATTGATAGATTCCATGTATCTGACTTTTCAAGTGCAGAATATACTATATCAGCTGATTATGACAAAGATAACAAAGAAATAATTAAGGTATTAGTAACTGCTAGTTTAGACGAAGCAAGTGTAATAGTATATGCTAGAAACAACCTAGGCACAAATTTAATAGATGTTTCAGCTACAGTTAACCAAAGTTATGTAGATATAATAGTGAATCCTACCACATCAAAAGAAGGATCTAAAATAATTTATACTGCTCAGTATTATCAGAATCAAAATCCTCAAGTTATCTAACATTAGGTTATGGATAAATATGTTAAAGCCAAAAGGATTATTGAAATATGCCAACAGTTACAAATAAAGCGTTAGAATCAGCATACGGATTTAAAAGTACTGGATTTACTGTTGACGCTCTAGGTAATATTACTGCTAGATCGCTTGTAGAAACACAAGGATCAGAAACTTTCGATCTAGCTACTCCAGCAAATTTTACAATCACAGAAAACGGATCAAATACAGCATATATTTGGACACCCGGTGGCGAGAGTGCAAATATTACAATGTTTAGGGGAGAGTCGTATATAATTGACTTATCTTCTTTAACAAATGGGCTTTATTTTTACAATGGTACGGATCAATACCACACAGGACTTACACATTCAGATGGTGGAATAGGATCAACTGCATTAGGTAAAACTTCAGGCAGATTAGTTTTTGCAGTTAGTTCCACAGCACCAGACAATATTACATATAGAAATTTATCAGGATCTATTACAGGCACAATTAGTGTAGGAGATGCAATTGGATCATTTACAACTGTGGCTGTCAAAAGTACAAATAATAGCAATTCAGCAAACACTGGAGCATTAACAGTTGCCGGAGGCCTAGGTGTAGGATTACAATCTAATTTTGGAGGTACTATTAACGCCTTAGGTGGTATCACTGGTGATCTTACAGGATCAGTATATGCAAATGATACTACTTTGTTGGTAGATGCTACAACAGGAAATATAGTAGGACCAATAAATAATACTACAATAAACAACACAACTATAGGAGCAACTACACCGTCAACAGCGGCTTTTACATCAGCTACAGTAGCAAACTCACCAACAACTGCTACATCAGCTACCAACAAAAAATATGTAGATGAAACAGTATCAGCTTTAGCTATAGCACTTGGGACATAACAGATGGCAAAGACACAGATAAAAGATTACGTTTTTAAACCAGGCATGAGTAGGACTGCAAATCTGTATCCTAATGGACATAGTTTACTAAACAGCAACAAAGCATACCTACAGGCAGAAGCTACTGCATACATAACAGCCCAAGTAAATGCTGGCGCTACTGGGTTTTCAGGCTATACTTTTGATATTACAAAAACACAAAAAGATGTAGGACTTATTATAGATGCATATATACATGATTTAAGATATGGCGGAAACCAAGAAACAAGCAAAAACGCAAGATTCTTTTGGGACGGAGCCACTGCACAAATCTCAGGTACGAGACAAGCAGAAATTAATTATCATACAGAAGTAAGAAATATAATTAACAATTTTATTTTAACAAATTCTGCTCATACAAGTTTAAGTGCAGTGAGCCAAGTTATTGATAACAGTAAAACAACTGAATCAGGAGTTACTGCTCGCATAACAGAATTATCTAACATAATTATAAATGTAATTACTACAGGCTTATCTGCGTTACCTACGCATGTTCCTACCGGTGCAGGTACAATTAAATTTCAAGGTAGATGCGAGCTACAAGATTTATTATTAATTACAAATTCTACTACAAATGAAGTTATATTTAATTTTTCTAACAACGAACTTGGCGGTTTAATTACACAAGACCAATATTCGGCAGATACAGATTTTCCAAAATTTTTACAAATTACAGATGCTGTATCAACATTAATACTTAACAAAGACACGTCAGCACATACTGCAAATGATGATTTACAAATATTTAAGGAATCTCCAGAACTTGCTGTTAGACCATATGACTTTGGTACGGATGCTATTGAACGTATGCGTCATGCATCACCACTGGCTATGCTTGATGCTGACTTTGAATATGGCTTACAACCAACTAAATGGTCAGCTATAGGCACACTCAGAGGTTATCCTAGTATATATGAAGTTCCTGGTACAACAACAGATGTACAATCAGTCGTAACAGATGCTAGTGCAGGGACTTCGGGTGTAGGTCAAAGTTTAATAACAGTTACAACAGTTTCTCCACACGGTTTTATTGAAGGCGATCCTATAACTATTAAGGCACTAGAAAACTCTATTGCAGGAGCTGCCAGAGCTGAAGGTTCATTTATTATATACCAAGTACCAACTACAACTACTTTTACATATTTTGCTAAAGCAAAAGTAGGAAGTACAAACGGGCAAGTTCTTTATACAAATTATACCCAATTAAGAAAAGCAGGTTTTTATACAGGTGCAGCAATAGGTAGCCCACAAGCCGCAGTTGCTATTCAAGGATTCACAGTCGTATCACAAGGCGCATCTGGAACATTAACAGCAGAAGTTATAGTACCATCGGGTGAAACACGTATACCATATGATGGCACATCACCAACAATTGGTGCTCCTTTGGTAAATGCTTCTATACCAGTAGGTTCACAGACAACAGCAGTAATTGATAATTCAGCTGGTGGAGGTTCTTTTTTAACTCCAGATATCGCTTTAGATACTATAATAGGTGCACAATCTATAACACTAATAGACGCAACTGGTGTAGTACCAAACTTGGCATTTGATAGAGGTGATGGTATTGCAACTTATGTTGAAACAGTTGACCAAGGTACAAATGTTATTACGTTATCAAGTGCGTTGACAGCGCCTTTAACAGCAAATACTGCAGCATATAGCGGAGTACAAGCAAATAACTATACTCCATCAGGAGCAAATTTACAAGTTGAAATAAGTTCTAATGGTACAGCATATAGCGTAGGATCTATTACAACTCCGGGACAAAATTATGAGAAAGATGATGTTGTTAAGATTGTAGGTAATAATCTAAGTGGTTCGAGTCCTGCTAACGATTTAATTTTAAAAGTACAAAGTGTTGATGCTGTAGGAGGAGTTACATCTTTATCTATAGTGTCAGGTACGCCTTTCGATGGTGATGCAACATTCAATGGATTAACACCAACAACTAATGGCGGAGCAGGCGGCGGAGCAACATTTACTGTTGACTTTACTAACAATACATTCCAAGCAGTAACAATTACAGCACCTGGTGCTGATTATATAGTAAATGACAGAATAATTATCCTAGGTTCGACATTTGGAACAAATGGAGTTGATGGTACACATGACCTTGTAATAACAGTTTCTAGTGTAAATGGTACTGGTGGAATAACAGGTACTACTCAAACAGGTACTGCACCTGATGCAATTAATGACTTCAACATCACAGACGACAGCACTGAAATGATTATTTCTCCACCAGGAGGACATTTATCTTTTTACAATTATTCAGCAGCTGATCCGTTAAGAACAGCAGGTACATATACTGACATAAGTGGTACGTCGAGTAATGGATCAGCTGTTGTAGGAACATTTGATATTACTATTAATGCTGCTGGTGCTATTGTTGGTTCACCAACTATAAAAACACTAGGATCGGCAAACGTGGGTTTTGATACAATTACTGTTCAAGACAGTGATTTAGGCGGTGGCGGAGCAGCCAATTTAACCTTTCAGGTATTTACAATTAGTAATGGTGTAGGACAAAATGCAAGTTTCACAATTAGAACTAATGGAACCACATACGGTTTGGTAAATTTAGTTGGTGGCGATAGTTTTCAACCAGGCGAAACAATTACAGTACCAGGAAATATTCTAGGAGGTAGTACCCCAGCTAATGATTGTGTAGTTAAAATCCTCGGTGTGCAACCTGGTACTGGTGCAATAACATCATTTTCACCATCTGGCACCGCAGCTAATTCTGCACAATTTACTAGTCAATCAGGAACGAAATTGATAGGGTCGGGCTTTATTGCAGATATAACTTCAACCGGAGGCACTTACAGTATTGACTTTGATAGTCCAGGTGATGGCGGTTCTAATTATGGATTAAATCAGACATTTACAATTTTAGGCACAGACTTGTCAGGTTTATCACCTGCTAATGATTTAACAATTACAGTAACTGGTGTTGTATCAGATGATTCAACCGCAAGAGGTGAAGTAACTTCTGTAAGTATATCAGGTACTGCATCACAAGGTGCATTTAGTGCAACTTCTGTAGGAGCTAGTAATAGATCACCAAGCGGTAATAGTGCATTGTTTAATGTGACAAGAACATCACAAGACTCAACAGGAATATACGAAAGCATAAGTTTTAATAATGGTTCAAATTATGTTACAGGAGATAAAGTTGTTGTTCCTGGTAACTTACTAGGCGGTGTAACTCCTGCAAATGATCTTACATTAGTTTCAACAAACGGAAATTTTTCTAGTTTTGATGTTGTATCAGGACAGCCTGCACAAGCAGATATTTTAAATTTATTATGTACATTTAGTATGACAGAACAAACGTCTGCACAAATTGCAGCTAGTTCAAGCATCAGTTTCGAAGCGTTAGCAACACTAGAGATAGACTTTCCAAATGCACACGGATTAGTACCTGGCAGTAGTTTTATTGTAACCACACAGTCAGATGATGGTTCAAACAATCATAACTTAGCTGACGGTACTTTTATTGCAACAAATATTCCAGCTGTAGATAAAATTAGATATCAGGCTAGGGCGGCAGGAACAATTGATACAAGTTCAAGTGATATTATTGCTATTGTTTATCCTAAACCAGACAGCTTCTTTATTCACAGACCATTTGATGGAGGAGTGCAGTTAGGTACAGGAGGTCCACAGCATGGCGCACAAGCAATACGTCAAAGTAAAAAATATATTAGATATCAATCAGGTAAAGGTATTATGTATACCACAGGTGCATTGTTTGCACCAAGTTATGACTTACAAAGTGTTACAGCAGACGGAGTAGAGATAAATTCTTTAATTACTGTAGTAACAGATGACCACGATCATGGAGTACAGATAGGTGGTATTATTAGATTACTTGGTATAGAGACTGAAGGATATAACAGTGGTCCAGGACATGGAAACGATTATCAACCTTACGAAGATTATGAGGTTGTAACAGTCACAGATGAAAGAACATTTAAAGTTAGAGCTAAACGTAGACTAGGAAGCACTACTCCTGACCTAGGATTTAACGCACAAATGAGTGTTGTAACATGGCACGGTGCTACTGTTAGAGCAGGAGTGTTTGATGATCAAAACGGAATTTTCTGGGAGTATGATGGCGTTAATATTAATGTTGTACAACGTACAGGTACATTTCAATTAGCTGGTACTGTTGCAATGTTAGCAGATGCTAACCTTATTACAGGAACAAACACTAAATTTACAAAACAATTAAAAGCAGGTGATAGAGTTATTATCAAAGGAATGACTCATGTGGTTACAAATGTAACAGATGACACTAACTGTACAGTCACTCCAGACTTTAGGGGTGTAAATGATATAACTGGTGCTAAAATGATGTACGTCACAGATAGAAAAGTAAAACAACAAGATTTTAATATTGATAAATTAGACGGCACAGGTAAATCAAAATACAATATGGATCCTGCAAAAATGCAGATGATTGGAATTCAATACAGTTGGTATGGTGCTGGTTTTATAGATTACATGGTACGTGGAGCAGATGGTAACTTTGTATACTGTCATAGAATGCGTAATTCAAATATCAACACAGAAGCGTTTATGAGATCAGGTAACTTGCCTGTTAGATATGAGGTTACTAACGAAGGGCCTCCAGGACAGTTAAGTGCAGCTATTGATGCTGTAGTAACAACTATTCCGTTAAAAGATGCAAGTTTCTTTCCAAAAAGTGGAACAATTTATATTAATAATGAAATAATACAATATGACGGTGTAAGCGGAAATAATTTACAAAACTGTGTAAGGGGTACAACCTTTGCTAATTTCCAAGCAGGAGCACAAAGAACATATTCTGCAGGCACAGCAACTAGCCATGTTACTAACACAGGCGTTGTGCTTATTTCAAACACAATTACTCCTTTAATTAGTCACTGGGGTTCTGCATTTATTACAGACGGTGGGTTTGACGAAGATAGAGGATATATTTTCTCCTATCCAGAAACAAATATTACAGTTAGTACAACTAAACAGACAGCTTTCTTATTACGATTGGCACCTAGTGTGTCTAACGCTATTATTGGTGACTTAGGTGAACGTGAACTATTAAATAGAGCCCAGTTGTTGCTTAATGGTATTGAGGTAACTTCAGAAGCAGGTGACGGTAAAGGTATTATTGTTGAAGGTGTGATTAATCCGCAGAACTACCCAATTAACCCAGTTGATGTTGGTTGGAACGGACTAGCAGGACTTGCACAAGGAGGTCAACCTAGTTTTGCTCAGGTTGCGTCTGGTACTTCTGTTAACTGGAGTACTGGTGTATCATCTACTACAGCAAGTGCAACTGCTCTTGCAACTACAACAGCGGCAATTAATTCAGGACAATATATAGGATATAATAATAGCAGATATATCTATATAGGTGCCGCGGATTATAGAACTACTTTTGGAGATAACAGTTTAGATCATGTTTTGGGAAGAAATATTTCAGGCACACATATACCTGCTGGTACAGTTATTAACGGTGGATACATTAGTCCTACAGGAACATATGGATACTTTTACATAAGTCAGCGTGTAAGTGGTGGTAATATTTCTCAAAATCAAACAGATTACTTTACAATCACACTAAACAATGCACAAACAAATTCAAACAAAGCATTGTTTGATCAAACTTCTTGGGTAAATGCAGGAGCCGCTAACGGTACTTCAGCTACGGGCGGAAGTGTAACTTGGCCAGCTGGTTCACTGGTATCAAGTGTGTCACTCAAAACATGGGGAGGTACTACTTACTACGAAGTTATTTTTAACAATGCTTTTACAGGAACACTTGCAAATGGTTCAGGCACAGTTGAATTTACTTTTGAACAACCACCGTTTGCACTTCCAGGAGAAACAGTATTTTCATTTATTGCTGTTCCAGGAGAACGTTCAACACTAGATCTAAAAGATTTGAAAGAGATTACAAATACACCACTAGGCGGTAGAGGAACATTTCCAAATGGTCCTGACGTGTTAGCAATTAACATTTATAAGATTGCAGGTACAGATACAAATGCTAATATTTTGCTTAAATGGGGTGAAGCTCAGGCTTAATCTAAAGTATCAACAAAACTTTTTAAATCATCATAAACTTTTGTTCTAGCTTTTATTTTTTTGTAAGTAAATCTATTTAAAAGTTGTTCTGTTTCTTTACCATATCCGGTACGGACTAATATTGGTTTTGCACCTATTTTCATTGCGGCTTTTAAATCGGAAATTTTATCTCCAACATAATATCCTCCAGCAAATTTTATTTCAGGATGTTCTTTTTCACAACGCTTAAACATTCCTGTGTTAGGTTTAGCATACATATCATCTTTTCTACTTGATTCACTATAATATAAGGCTTCAATAAAGGCACAACCAGCTTCACCTAGTAATTTAAACATACGATCATGTACTCTATCAACGTCTGCTTGTGTCATTAAACCTTTTTGTATGCCGCCTTGATTAGTTATTATAACAATTTGAAAGCCTAATTTTTTAATGGTAGCAACAGCTTCTAAGCTACCACTAATAGGCTGAAAGTCTTCTGGCTTAGTTACATAGGTTCCTAAGTCTACATTTATTACACCATCTCTATCAAGACCAATTACAATTTTAGCATTCTTTTCAGAATTACTTATTAACGTAGGAATGTCTGATGACCACCTAATTATCGGTTGTGGTGTTTCCGTCACTGGTATCTGTTGTTCGTTCACTTTGACTATCTCCGGGAATAATTCTATAATTATCTTCTACTGAGTCAGGCGTACTAACTTCAGTAATGCTACTGCCATCTTCTAGTGCTTCTAGCTGATGAGGTTGTAGGGGTGGATTATGCCAAGTCTGGCCTTCAATTAATTCTTGTTCGTGTAGTGTGGCAGTTTTAGTATCGATCCACCTTACAGTAAATTTGCCATTATTAACAAACCATGTTTCGTCTTTTTCTCTATGAAAGTGCATAGAAAACTTATTACCTTTTTTCTCAAATACCATAATTTTACCACAGTACTTGTCATTAGTTGCCCAAATAAGTTCGTAACCCCAACCTTTTTGTACAACACCACTAAGTCTTTCAACTTCCATTTATATAATCCTTAATATCTATCCATTTATGGTCTATTATTGAATTTAATTTTGTTAAATCTGCACATGTATATTTTTGATACTGACCTTTTAAGTTATCTGGCATAGGTATATATTTAATGTCAGCCCCATACTTCTCGGCTATTGTTCTGGCTACGACTTCAAAGCTCTCAGGGGAACCTGTACCAATATTCCATATACCTGATTTATCAACACTAAACATTTTTTCATGTACATTGCATACATCGTCTACACATACAAAATCTCTTTTGTAATCTTCACTATTTTCAAATACGGTTATAATTTTATCTTCTTTTGCCTGTTTTGTAAATTTAGTGTAAGGGCTAGCCTGATTTCCTTTATGAGTTTCATATGCTCCGTATACATTAAAATATCTAAATCCTTGTACTATAACATTAAAGTCATTTATATGTTGGTTAACAAATCTATCTAACAAGTACTTACTCCATGCATAAGGACTCTGTGGTAAGAGCGGACCATCTTCTGTAAAATGCGTGGTTGGACCGTATACACTTGCACTAGAAGCATATTGAAAATTAGTACCCATAGTATCACATGCTTGTAATAGTCTCATACTATTTTCAAAATTATTAGACATTATTTGTTCAACATCAGTAAATGTTGTGTCACTAATAGCACCAAGGTGTATTACCCAATCGTAAGCACTAGGGTCAGGAACAGCATTTTCCATAAATTCCCAGCCTTCTACTACATGTCCCTTATCAATTAAATATTGAGAAATATTATGTCCTATAAATCCTTTGTACCCTGTAACTAGTATTCTCATTATTGTCTATTTCCTCTTAAAGCAAAATACAGTCCACCTACCCATAGAAATAAATGTAGGTTGTCATATAATAATACATCCATTACATTCTCAGGCTGTCCAATCCATATTACTCCGGTCATAATTGAACAAATAGTAATTCCGCTAAATCGTGTTATAAGATCTCCTATCTCTTCCCACCAACGTGCTATCACGCCACCAGCAATTAAACCTAAGCCACCACCAAGCTCACCATAAGCTACAAACCACCATACTAAGTATGGCAAATCAAAAGTACTTGCTTCTTCGATAGTGACAGGCAATTTAGATAAACCTTGCTGTATAAAAACTATAGCTAAGGGTATTCTAAAAAGCCAATGACTCAAACAAAAATCTGGTATAGATTGATTAATTTTTTTAAATATATTCTTCATACTAACTTTCCTAACTTCCAAAATCCATTCTCCAAGGTAACATTGTGTAACCAAGTGATGCTAGAAAGTATTCTTCCACAAAGTACAATATTGCTATTGCTATAATAGTTCTAGCCCACCAAGGTAATTTTTTTAATCTCTTTATTAATGGTCCTAATATCCATTCTAATAATCTTGCATACGCTCCCCAAAAACGATCACTGATACTATAAGGAGGAGTTTTCAATATTATAAGAGCAAAAGCTATCCACCAAACCCATATTGGATGATCTTCACTTACGCCATATCCAAACATAAAAGGCAAAATTAATGCTGTTAAGTATAGTCCTATATATTTTCTTAAATGTTCCATTAGTTTTCCATTCTTAATTTTACTCTACGCAAATCGCTTACAGGATTACATGCAGGTATATCTTTATACTTTTTATAATACATGCAAAGCATCTGCATTTCTGCTTCTTTTACAAGACTATTATGCATTGGCAAATATGCTTGGTACACATATTTTATATTTTCTTTACCAAACTTTTCTTTGAATGCTGTACCACAACCATAAGGTGATAACCTTTCGTTTTTTACAGTACCTTTAAAATCTGTTCTTCGTCCTAGCATACAATTTCTAGTAGTAGCTCTACTCTCACCAATATAAATTACTTCTGACTGTAAAATGTCTACTGTACTAGGAGAAGTATCTTTGAAAATTCCATACATATAACATCCAGCGTCTTTCTTATCAAATCCCCAGTCTAAATTATATTTTTCATCAACATGATGCCATTTAGTAAAATTAGTAAATGCCGGAATGTTATATTCAAAACTTTGTGTAGTTAAATAATCTTTGCCACCATGTTCTAATACTTTTTTCATAGTGTATGCAAAGTCTTCTAAGTTATCAATACTAGTAAAAATTTTTACTAACTGATCTTTCTTTAATCCGTGTCCGCCTGAACCTTTGACTATATTTTCTGCAAGTATTTCAGCTTTCATGATTTGCCTTCATTTTATCTATAATTTCAGTTGTACTATGTCCTTTAATAGTTGGAAAAATTACAACATTGGATATTTCATGTCCTACTACTGTTTCAACAGTATAATCTCCGCCTTTTACAATTATATTAGGCTGTAAAGTTTCAATAATTTTTAAAGGAGTGTCATCGTCAAACACTATTACTTCATCTACCCATGGTAATGTTTCTAAGTTCTTTTTACGAACTTCTGCACTATTAATTGGTCTGCTATTGCCTTTTAATCTCTTAACACTAGGATCGCTATTAATTCCTACTATAAGTTTTTTTCCTAATGTATTAGCATATCTTAATAATTCTAAATGCCCTGTGTGTAGTATATCAAATACACCGTTAGTCCAAACTATACCTTGATTTAAATCTTCTTGCTTAAGAATATATGTACCCGCACGACTTACACTTTTAGTTGATCCTTTTATAGCAATCTGTAAACATTTTTTATAACTATATTCTTTTGTTAGTCCATAAACAAATCCTGCTAAAAAACAATCTCCAGCACCAGTAACATCTGAAACTTCAACTTTTTCTACAGGTACATTATACTTAATATTATCTATTGTAGCAACTACATTTTTGTCAGCATCTGTAGTAATGATATTACTTTGCCATCCTTTAAAATTAAAGTCAATTAATTCTTTTGCATTAGGCTTTACTAACCACGCATCTTGATAAAATTGTGCATTACGTTTAGGATCTACAATAACTTTACAACCTTGGCTATTAATGTGTTTAATAATTTGTTTGGCATTATCTAACACACCTTTGTTGTAGTCACTTAATATTACATATTCATATTGTGAAAAGTCTGTATCGATAACTTTTTTCAGTACAACTTCACCATCTGCTTGCTCATCTTCGTCTAGTCTAGTGATGTAATGTCCGTCAGATATAATTCTAGTTTTTGTACTGCGAGGTTGCATTGTATCAAACAATGTAACATCTACACCTAAACTTTTTAAATTTTCAAAAACAAGCCCTGCTCCTCCAAGCGAAGTTGCAGCATTAGTAATATTGACCACTGGCACCGGAGCCTCAGGACTAATCCTTGAACTACTGCCGTAGATATATTTGTCAGTTATTATATCACCTAATACTAAAACCTTCATACACTCATTTTACTTTCTATTAATTTAATTGTCAAGTAAATTAATTGTCTCGAACACAGTTTCTAATTTAGTTAAATTAGCTTTGCTTTGTAATGTATTACGCAAACCTAAGTGTAAAGGTTTAGGCCAGTTACGGAAACTACACCATGCATAACCGCTGTGTTCATTATTTAATTTAGGAATAAATTCACTTTTTATTACACACAAGTATGTATGAAAGTGGAAGTGTGCATCATTAGATACAAAGGATTCTAGTGGTAGCACCTTTTTAATTTCAGGAACACTACCAATTTCTTCTTTAATTTCTCTTTGTAGTCCTTCAAAAGGAGTTTCTACTCCTTCATTTGTACCTCCTACTAATCCCCATAATCCGGCTTTTTTACCGTTAGATCTAAATAGAAATAAAAATCTGTGAGTATCAAGGGTGTAGAAGAGGGCACCGCTACAGACAATGTTATTCATATAAGTAATTATCTTAAAATACTATACGCCAGGTGCCGTCTGGATATTCACCTTCGAACGATAATACCCATTCAAAAGTGTCCCATTTATATTGAATACCTGTATTTAGGTTAGTAACGTATGTTACATCAGTAAGTTGGTTTGTTTTAGTAGAAGCATCAAATACAATCACCCATTTAGTACCATCCCATTCACATATATCGTTTTCATTAGCAATGAAGTCAGTACCATCTGCATTCTTCCACGCATCGGCACCATCAACATTTACAGTTGAACCTATTGCGCCTAAAAGTAAAATTCTATTCCCTGCTGTCTTTAAAGTGGTTGGATTTGTTTTAGTTGGATCAAGTATATAATCAATTTTTGCTTTTTCTTGTAATGTACTGGTAATAATTGTATCACTTGGTAATGTATCAGTGTCCCAATTTACTACAGCTTTAGTTTCATCTGTTACATCAACTGCAAATGTTCCTACAATATCATTTGTAAGATCTTTTCTAGCTAATCTAATTTGTGATAAACCTGTTTTAAAGTTACCAGGTACAGCATCCAGATATTGTGGCCATAATGTGTTGCCAACAACTCCTTTGTTTATTAATTGTAATGTATTATTCAATACTAATAGATCCATACCTCTATGTGATATTGAAACAACTGTATCAGCAGTACCTCTTTTTACTTTTCCAGTTTGTGTAATGTGTTCTATTTCACCTGTAGGTAACACTCCTACTCTGCCATGTATCTCAGTATGATCTGTGTTAAGTTCTGGCATTATAGTATCTTGACTGTCAAAATCAGATGATAGTTCAGATTGTATTTGATTACCAAAGCTATCAAAAATTTTATCAGGATTTATATTGTTGATATTTCCTGTCTCATCAAAAATACTAGTTATAATATTAGTAATGACTCCAAGCCGCTTTACTTTCACTGGCGGTGAAATATATATAGGCGTTTGGAATTGTAAAGTAGCTACATCAATTTCAGATTCAGTACCAGTAGGTATTGATCGACTGCTAAAAGTTATACCTTCTAAATTTACAACACTTAAACTTGTCCAGTCTATATAATTATCTGTGGTTTGTATTTCAAAACTAGGATTAAATAACATCAAAATTTGTTCTAGTATTTGTAATTTTTGATCAGTGTTAGTACTCCATATATCACAGCTTACAGATAATGTGTAAGGAGTAGGCATTAATCGTTCTACGGTATAATTTTTTCCAGACTCATTTAAATATTCTTGACCTTGATCATCATATGCTCTTTCCCTAATGTTAACTTTACTAATAAAACTAGCGTCAGCTAACCTAGCTGTATCCATTTCTAAACCTGTAACATAAACTCCCATTCTTGGAGCACTAGGTATTTTGTTTTCAGAATTTTCACGTATAATACTACCAACTTGTCTTGTTATATCTCCGTACATAACAGGAATTTGTGTTAGTTTTTTATCGCCATCTTCATAAGAAAAATTACTCATAAGTCTAATTAGTTGAGTTAAATATCTTCTTATCTGTCCGTCATAAAAGTGTTGCATTTATTATACCTTAATTATCTGGCTTAGCTTTAAGTGCTTTAGATAAACTTTGTCTTTCTTTGACAGTTTCTCCACCAATGTTATCAGTTTGTGTATTGTTGACAAAACCACTTTTCAGTGTTTTCTTGTCATCGGTTTGTGAAAGTGTCATTCGTACACCATCTTCTAATTTAACCCAACGGTTACCGTCATATTTAAATAGTCTGTTTGGCAAAAAATCTGTCCTTAAAAAATAATCATGAGTTGAAGGCTCAATCGGAAAACTTATACCATGTCCAAAAACTTCTCCGTTAGGTGGTAATCCGTCACCTAATAGATATCCTTGATAACCATTTTTATCAGGCGGTACCATTACTTTATCAACATTGATACCATCTGATGCATCAAGTGTCGCAGAATCTACAGTAACAAGTTCTGTTTTTCCAGAATCGTCAGTTTGTAAAGTAAACAAATGACTTGTATCATAACCGCTTTTTGCACTATCTGCTTCTGCTTGTTTAACAACAGCATTATTAATTTGCATTTCTTTTTCGTAGGTAGATAGTAAATCACGTAGTGTGTTACCACCAGGAGCATCTTCTTCTGCTGGTAAATCTAATATATCTTTGTATTCTTGACTGTCGTAAATTTGTTTTAACTTTAGTCTGTATAAATGCGGATACCATGTTTGTGTAAAACCCTCACTGGCACGGTTTACATCCTCAACTACATAAAATCTTTTTAATGCTACAGCTAAATCATTCTGTGCATATTCGTCTCTTAAATGAGGCAATTCTATCACATCACCTGGCATGATTTTACGACCTAATGTTTTTACACTACTTCTAATGTGTATTGTAAGCATTAAAGTGTCGTTTTGTAAAAATAATCCGAACTGACTTAAATCAAAGTCAACATCTTGGACATTATATATACCACGCATAGTATATACATCTTTATCATATTTTCTGTCTCTGTTTTCAAGAAATAATAAATCTTGTATATTAGTATGTTTTACAGCATCATATTTAGGCTGATCTGCTGTGGCATCATCTTCACCAGGATTTTTAGGACCCAAATACTTGTGTATAAACATGTCAGTTCCACCAACAGTAAACATTTCAAGTATTTGCTTGTCTAAAAATTCGTAATCATTACCACGTTCGGGCTTATATAAACTAAGTCTTGGCATACAAGTATTTATCGGAACGATAAGAACGATAAATACTATGAGGACAATTCGGAGAATATTTATGGCAGATCTACAAACACAGAAACAAGAAATATTTGATTACGTGCATACAATGCTAGGCGGAGGTATGATCGATGTAGAGCTTGATCCTGTACACTATCAGACAGCATTAGATAAAGCATTTAGTAAATTTAGACAAAGATCAGATAATTCTGTTGAAGAATCTTATGTATTTCTTCCTACTGTGATTGATCAAAATGAATATATTTTACCTAATGAAATTGTAGAAGTTAGAAAAATACATAGACGTTCAATAGGTTCTAGAACAGGTGGCGGAGATGGCGGCTCGTTATTTGAACCTTTTAACCTTGCATATACAAATACGTATTTGTTAGCAAGCTCTAATATGGGCGGACTTGCATCATATGAACTATTTTCTGGTTACCAAGAAATTGTAGGACGTATGTTTGGATCTTTTATTGAATTCAAATGGAATACAGCCAATAAAAAATTAACACTATTACAAAGACCTAGAGCAGAAGAAGACCTACTTTTATTATGTTATAATTATAGACCTAACAGTGAATTAATTACAGATTATCTTGCCAATCAATGGCTAAAGGATTATACACTCGCAACTTGTAAATTTATGCTAGGCGAAGCACGTAGTAAATTTGCAACTATTGCTGGCCCACAAGGCGGAAGCCAACTTAACGGTGATACCCTAAAACAAGAAGCACAAGCCGAAATGGAAAAACTAGAGCAAGACGTAGCTACAAACGTACCAGGCGGCGTAGGTTATAGTTTCTTAATTGGTTAAAAAACACTTGACATTTACAGTAATATCCAGTATACTATAGATACTTAGGAGATCTATATGATTATTGGTATTTGTGGTTTAATTGGTAGCGGTAAAGATACTATTGCAGATCATTTAATTAAACGGCATAACTTTCAAAAACTTAGTTTTGCAGATAAATTAAAAGATAGTGTAGCAACTATGTTTGATTGGGATCGTAATTTGCTTGATGGTAAAACAGACCAAAGCAGACAATGGCGTGAGCAAATTGATCCATATTGGTCTAACGAAACAGGTGAAGAAATAACACCAAGATATGTGCTACAGTTGTTTGGTACAGAATGTATGAGAGATGGGTTTTATGATGGTATATGGGTTAGTTTAACAAAAAAGAAAATACTTGATAATCCTGATATAAATTTTGTTATTCCAGATGTACGTTTTCCTAATGAAGCTAAAATGATATATGGAATCAACGGACAAGTATGGCGAGTTAAAAGAGGTCAAGACCCAGATTGGTTTAGCGAATATCAAACACTAGGAGTAGAACCTAAAGAAGTACATCCAAGTGAATGGGCGTGGGCAAATACTAAATTTACATATATTATAGAAAATAATAAGACTATTACTGACCTTAGAAATCAGGTACAAGATCTCCTTGTTTCCAACGAACACCTTGCTTCTGCATAATACGTTGGCAATTTGCACAAATTGTTTTTAAATTAGTAAACCTACAATTATCCAGAGAACCGTCTATATGGAATACATTAAACTGCTCTTTGTGCTTACTTTTATAACCACATTTTTCGCATTGTGATTTTTTCTCATAACCTGCACGTTTCCATTTAGGAATACCGTGTCCTGTACCTCCATGCTTACAACATAGCTCACATTTTTTCCTATAAAAAATTTTAGTGCCTTTTTTATAGTTAATTGCCGCAGGACGTAATCCACATACACATAAAGGTCTCATAATGTATTTAGCTCCCCTTTATCGTCCCTTTATATGGGTATGTTTAAGGTGTTTTTGAAATAAATCTTATAAATACAAGTAGAATAACTTATTCCAACAGGAGACAAAGAAATGGCATTAACTTCACCAGGCGTACAAGTAAGCGTTATCGACGAGAGTTTTTATACTCCGGCAGAGCCAGGCACAACACCTATGATATTTGTTGTGAGTGCTCAAGATAAAAAGAACGCTGCAGGTACAGGAACAGCAACAGGAACAACTAAAGCAAATGCAGGAAAACCTTTCTTGTTAACATCTCAAAGAGATTTAGCAGACACATTTGGTGATCCAGTATTTGAAACAGACGCAAGCAACAATGCAGTACATGCAGGAGAGCTTAACGAATACGGTTTACAAGCGGCATATTCATATTTAGGAATTAGCAACGCGGCTTTTGTAACAAGAGCAGATGTAGACACTAATCAACTTAAACCAAAAGCAACAGCACCAGCTGCATATCCAACAAACGGAACTTATTGGTTTGATACTTCCATAACAACATTTGGTCTTCAAGAATGGAATGGAGCCGCAGTAACAGTAACAGGCGGACAGAGTTTTACAAATAGAGTACCTAGCGTTATAACAGACGTAACATTTGTTACAGGTACAGCAGAAGCACCAGGTGCTCCTAAAACATCATTTGGTACTATAGGCGACTATGCAGTAGTAGCATTAACAACACTCAATACTATGTGGTATAAAACAGCAGGTAATGCCCCTGGTGTTACAGCAGGTACTTGGGTACAGTTAGGTAGCGAAGACTGGATGAAGAGTTGGCCTACCGTACAAGGTTCTAAAGCGAATCCATCTTTTCCAGGAAGCACAACAATTACAGTAAACGGAGTTTCAATATCAGTTACATCGGTTGATACAGTAACAACTATTGCTGCAACAATTAACGGATTATCAATTTCAGGTGTACTTGCAGCGGCAGTAAACAGTAAGTTAGAAATTTACAGTGATGGTAATAGTTCAGGTGCAGCAGATTCAACTTTTGGCGGACCAATTGTTATTGGCGGCGATAGTGCTACATTAACATTATTAGGTATAGATGCAGGTAATTACTTTCCACCAGCATTACAAATTTCAGCACACACATCAGTGCCAGAATGGAAAACAGCAGATACATATACTCGTCCAACAGGTAGTATTTGGTTTAAAACTACACAAGCAAATTTAGGTGCAAGATTTAGAGTTAAGTCATTCAATAGTGCAACTTTGTTATGGGAAACTATAGAAGCTCCTTTATATGCAAGCAACGAAGAAGCACTTTATAAACTTGATTTAGCAGGTGGCGGAGCCAATCTTGCAGCAGGCGCACTATATGTACAAACAAATTGTGCAGGCGATGCACAACCTTTAGGTTCATATAAAATTTATAGAAGAGAAGCAGCAACTCCAACATCTGTAAGAGGAAGCAAGATTGTTGCATCAACTATGACAGCAGGTGTAAAGACTTTTACTGTAGCTTCAACAGATGCAGGTAAAGCAACATTTAACACTCCAATTACAGTATCAGCTACATTTAATGGCACAATTACTGATGCAGACACACTTGCGGCAGCAATTACAAGTGCAAATATTGAAAATGTTACAGCAGATGTTGATAGTCAAAATAGAGTAACAATTTCACATTCACAGTTTGGTGATATAAGATTTATTGATACTGACGGTTCATTAACTGAAGCAGGATTTACTGCATACGTAAGTACAACAAGCGGTACACCTAATCTTTATTATGTAGCAGGCACAGACGGCACAACAAATCCATTACAACTTCAAGCAAGTCAATGGAAGCCGTTAGCTTATACTGCAAGTCCAAATGAAGTTACAGCTTTAACAGACCAAGGAACTTTATGGTATAGTTCAGTTGTAGACGAAGTAGATCTTATGATTCATAATGGTACTACTTGGGTAGGTTATTTAGATTCAACTAGCCCATACTACAATGCTTCTGAAGGTGAACAAACAGATCCAGCAGGACCGATTGTAAGTGCAAGTTCTCCAACACTACAAAGTGATGGTACTGCACTAAAAAATGGAGACGTTTGGATTAGTACAGCAGTATTATCAAGCTACCCACAAATATATGTGTTCAACGCAAATAAACTAAACACACCAATTGCAAATAGATGGGAGCTACGTGATAGCGCCGATCAAACTACAGAGAATGGTGTATTGTTTGCAGATGCACGTTATGCAACAGCAGGATCTTTATCAACAGCAAGTGCAATTGAGGACTTACTTGTAAGTAACTTCTTAGATACTGATGCTCCAGATCCAGCACTTTATCCAAAAGGTATGTTACTTTACAATCTACGTAGAAGTGGATTTAACGTAAAAAGATTTGAGCGTAACTGGGTAAATGTAAACGGTGATAATTTAAGATTCAATAACAACGAAGCGATGGAAAATTATTATCCACATCGTTGGGTGACTGAGTCAGGTAACCAAGCAGATGGTTCAGGTAGCTTTGGTGCTAAGGCACAGCGTAAAGTTGTTGTTCAAGCACTTCAATCATTAGTTAACAGCAATTCTGATATTAGAGATGATGAGTCAAGATTGTTTAACTTAATGGCTACTCCAGGATACCCAGAACTTATTGGTGAAATGATCAGCCTTAACTATGACAGAGGTTTAAGTGCATTTATCATAGGTGATGCTCCATTTACATTAAAATCTAATGCAACTGATCTTAATAATTGGGCAACTAACCAAGCGTTAGCACCAGAAGATAATGATGATGGACTTGTGTCAAGAGATGAATACTTAGGCGTGTTTTATCCAGCAGGATTTTCAAGTGATAATGCGGGCAACAACATTGTTGTTCCACCAAGTCACATGATGCTAAGAACTATGGCACTAAGCGATCAGGTTAGCTTTCCATGGTTTGCACCAGCAGGTATTAGAAGAGGTGGCATAACTAATGCAACTTCAACAGGGTTTGTTGATGCAGAAGGTGAATTTAATGTTGTATCATTAAACGAAGGTCAGAGAGATACTTTGTACGCACAGAATGTCAATCCTATTACATTTATTACAGGAGCAGGCTTAGTAGCATATGGACAAAAAACTCGTGCTAGAGGTACAAGTGCGTTAGATAGAATTAACGTAGCACGTTTAGTAATTTACCTACGTAGTCAATTACAAAAACTTGCAAAACCATATATCTTTGAACCTAATGATAAAATTACTAGAGATGAGATTAAAGGAGCGGCAGAGAGCTTACTGTTAGAATTAGTAGGACAAAGAGCATTGTATGACTTCTTAGTTGTCTGTGATGAGTCCAATAATACACCAAGTAGAATTGACCGTAATGAACTATATTTAGATATAGCTATAGAACCAGTAAAAGCAGTAGAATTTATTTACATTCCACTAAGGCTTAAAAATACTGGGGAAATTGCAGGACTCTAATATGATAAATACAATTAATATAGGAGCAAACTAAATGTCTATTTCAACACTATCAAAAATTACAGTCCCTTTAGCTAGTGGAGATTCCGCAAGCAATCAGGGCTTGTTAATGCCGAAACTGCAATATCGATTTAGAGTTTCTTTGCAAAATTTTGGTGTAACTACACCAACTACAGAATTGACAAAACAAGTAGTGGATGTAACTAGACCAACAGTTGCTTTTGAACCAATTGAAATTCCAGTTTATAACTCTAAAGCATACCTAGCAGGTAAGCATACTTGGTCACCAATTACTATTAATTTACGTGAAGATGTAAACAATAACGTACAAAAATTAGTAGGTGAGCAATTACAGAAACAATTTGATTTCTTCGAACAGTCAAGTGCAGCATCAGGACAAGATTATAAGTTTACAACTACAATTGAAATCCTAGATGGTGGTAACGGTGCAAATACTCCGACTACACTAGAAACATTTGAATTATATGGTTGTTTTGTAACAAATGCAAACTATAACGAACTAGCATATGCTAACAACGAACCAATGAGAGTAACACTAGAAATACAATACGATAACGCAATCCAAACACCACAAGGTACAGGATTAGGTACAGCGGTTGGACGTACAGTGAATACACTTATTACAGGTGGCGGCGTTTAACATATAAATTAATAATTAAAAAAGGAGCTTCGGCTCCTTTTTTTTTGACCTATACTCCTTGACGATAAATACCTTCAAAAAGGAAACATAATGGCGTTTAAAAAACGTAAAGGTCAAATATCTCCAAACTATAAAAAGTATAAAAACGGTGTAGAAATAAAACCATCGAAGTATTATCATGAACATGGTAAATTAATGGTTGGATCTATAGGTGGTGAAATAATTACAGATACATACGGAAATCCTATACCTTGGGGACAATTAGATTTTAATATGACCAGTTAATTTATATGGATAAATATTAATATAGGAGATTATATTAATGTCAGCATTCAATGGATTTTTAGGACAGTTAGCAGATGGTGTTTTAAGCCCTAAAGGAAACTTAGGTGATTACGCTCATGCTAGTAGACTTTTTGTAACTGAAAATCAAAAACTTGCACCACACCAGAAATTTTTATACCACTGCTTTTTTCAAATGGATCCTGCAGCGGCAAGTATTCTACCTGATCTAAAACAAAAACATGAATTAGAAATAGGTATGCTTGTTAAAAGTGCAGACCTTCCAAGATTCAGTGCAGATGTTGAAACTAAAAACAAATACAACAGAAAAAAGAATGTTCAAACAGCTATAAAATATAATCCAATTACAATTACATTTCATGATGACAATTATGGTGTCACTACAGCATTACTAGAAGCATATTATAGATATTATTTTGCAGACGGTAATTACAAATCAATTCCAGGCGCATATAATAAAGCTGGTGCAGGAGATAACACATATAAAGGTCCTGGAGCAAATACATTCTCATACGGTTTAGATAACAATATTACAGTACCATTTTTTCAAAATATACAAATTTCACAAATGGCAAGAAAGGCGTATACAACCTACACGTTAGTAAATCCAATTATTACTGATTGGCAACATGATACAGTTGATTCAGCTGATGGTACAACCACAATGGCAAATACTATTACAGTGGCATATGAATCAGTGTTTTATGATAGGGGTAATGTTGAAACTGGTACTAACGGAAATCCTAAAGGATTTGGTGCACCAGAACATTATGATAATACCCCTAGCATGTTAAGTGGTGGCGGGCTTGGAGGTATTCTGGGCACAGCATCACAACTATTTGGATTTATTACACAAGGTACTGGTTTTAATAGTCCATTACAAGCAGGACTGGCAGCGGCAGGATTAATTGCTAACGCTAGAAATTTAAGTAGTGAAGGATTACGTGCGGAAGGATTTAATTTACTGACCGGAGCAATAGGTGCCGCAGGAGGCACAAATGTAAGCGGAGTTTCACAAACTGTATTTCCTAAGACTGGAGGTTTAGGAGGAGCAGGGGATTTAGCTGTAGCTACAGCTGCAGTGGTCGGATTACGTTCATTATCATCTGCAATAAGCGGATCAAATGCAAGTCAAAATCCAGCGGCAGCAGAATCAGCCGCAAGGCAACAAAATAGATCTAACTTCCAAGCAAACGGAAATGCTGGTGGTGTTAACGAAGCTAACGCAAATTTTAATAATCAAGGAAGTGCTGATAGAGCCGCTCTAAATGCACAAGTCACAGGAACATAAAAATGCCAAGTTTACCATCCAATAATGTTGCTAACAACGATAAAAAAGTTACAGATTTTTTTGACAAATATTATACTAAGTCTATTAGTTTTCCAACCAATGATGTAAATGCTGTTGTTGGTTACTTTGAAAAAAGAGGGTTCAGCAGTGAAGCCGCAAGAGCAACAACTACAGTTTTATTGACACAAGCAAAACTTGATGAAATTCCTGTATTTCAATTATTAGATACATTAAAAGGATTATCAGAAACACAATTAAGTAATGTAGTTGCAGAGATATTAAATTATAATAGAGATGCAACAAGTTCAATAGGTTATTCTACCGCAGATCAAATTTCAGATAAAACAGAACGCAGAAACATATTGGTGTAAGCTATGGCTAGGTTTGCACAAGGCAAATATACCTTAAAGAACCCAGAGAAGTATATTGGTACAACTGTACCTACATATAGATCTAGTTGGGAATTTGCTTTCATGAAATTTTGTGACGAGCATAATAGTGTACGTAATTGGGCAAGTGAAGCAGTAAAGATTCCTTATAGAAACCCATTGACAGGAAAATTTACAATTTATGTACCTGACTTTTTTATTACATATACTAATGCCCAAGGCAAACAACATGTTGAACTTATAGAAGTTAAACCATCAAATCAAGCAATAGAAGAAAAGTTAGGAAGAAGTAAATACAATAAAGCACATTTTGTAGTTAATCAAGCAAAATGGAAAGCTGCTAGAGCTTGGTGCAAACAAAAAAGAATATTTTTTAGAGTAATTACAGAAGGGGATATTTTTCATAAGGGTAGACGTGGTTGACAAGATATGAATACAAAAATGCAGTACTATTATTAGGAAGTAACAAAGCATCAGTTTATATTTCCGGACGACTTATATTTAAAGGATCTGGTTATCCTGGCATGATGACTTTTATCAAACATTGTAACGATCCAACAGTTACAGAACAATTTAGAGCACAATTAGATCAAAGAGAAAAGCCACGTTTTAAAAAAACTGAGAAAAAAGATGATTTTATAGAACAACAAAATCAAAAAAATGAAAAACCTAAAAAAACTAATAGATTAAAAAGTCAGTGGGATAGACTTACTAGATAGAGGGCAATAAAGATGAGTGAAGTCAATTATTTGGCTGTAAGTTTTATGTGTATAATAATAATTGTTTGTTATACAATAGGATTTGTGATGGGTCAATTTTTTGAACAATCAAAACAAAAAGATAAAATAAAAGTAGAACAAGAAAAAGCCAAAGCCAATGCAAACAAAAAAACTGTTAGGAGGAGATAGAGGGCAATATGGAATACATGTTAGTAGTATCATTTAGTTGGGGTGTAGCATTTGTAAGTCCAGCAAAGTTTGATACATATGACCAATGCAAGTATCACGCAGAAAAGGTTGAAACTTTACAAATACGTCATTCTATGGGACGACCACGTATGTTTGTAAACTGCGAACAAATAGAGGAAAGCAAATGATACATGCTTTTTTATTAGTAGTTCTTATAGGTGAAGTACAACAACCTAAACCTATGATTTTTAGAAGTATAGATGTTTGCCAATATTACGCAAAACGTATACCTATGCAGTATGGAAATTATAACTACAGTAGTTTAGTTCCACCTGAACACAGAATTACTGCTTATTGTAAACCAATATATACCCAAGACGGAGCAAATATATATGATCATTGAACTTGCAATGGCAGGCATGTTAGCTTGTGATATAAAAGAAGAGATGATAGTAAATGAAGATATACTTTGTTTTTATCAGTGTAGAGATAGTACAAAAGAGTTTGCCAGAACTCTAAAAGAATATCAATGTCCACGTAAATTATATGTCGATAGAAAACCTTTACCATTTAAAGAAAGAAATTATAAACAAAATAAATGGACCAAAGAGCAAATTGAAAAGTTCAAGGAATGATAAGTACATATATAAAGGATTTTGATAATGACCAAAAAACTTGAAGACTTATTGAATTTGCCATCTTCAAAAGAAATAGTAGAAGAAACTAAAATCAATGCAAATAAAGCAGATATGGCTATCAAAACACAAGAGCCTACAATGCGTGATATTGCAGAATTCGATAAAATTGCAGGTGCTTTGCCGGCTGTAAAAGGGCTAGGCGAAATGGCCGATACTGAGCTTAATGAAATAGCAGATAAGGCACTTAATGCCTATGAAGATCTAATGGATTTAGGCATGAACGTGGAGAGTAGATATAGTGGGCGAGTTTTTGAAGTGGCTGGAGGAATGCTTAAAACATCTCTCGATGCCAAAGTTGCTAAGATGGATAAAAAGTTAAAAATGATAGAATTACAGCTTAAAAAGTCAAAACTAGACAATGACACAATAGATAATGGCAATATAACAACAGGCGAAGGATATGTAGTTACAGACCGTAATAGCCTGTTAGAAAAATTAAAAAGGATGAATAATGATGGCTAAAAAATTAATGCCTAACAAAACGGTTAATTCTAGGGGTAAAAAGTACTCTCATGGCAATTCACATGTTTCAGAAGACGAAGTCAAGTGGGACATTCAGAAACAAAAGTGGGTTATTAATGATAAATAACAATATATAATATTTGGGGTTTAAAAATGAAATCTTTTGATCAATATTTAACAGAGTCAAAAAAGACTTATAAATTTAAAATTCGTGTTGCAGGCGAAGTGCCTGAAAAGTTTCCTGATGCGATGGAAAGTGCATTAAAGAAATACGATCTAAAAAATTTAAGTGCAGGAAAAACAACACCAATTACTGAAAAACCATTAGATTTTCCACAGCTACAAAATATGGAAGTTACACATTGGGAAGCAGAAGTAAACTACCCAGTTACAGCTCATCTGCTAGAAAAGTACCTGGTAGATGCATGCGGTGTTACGCATAGCCATATAATTGTTAGAGGTGAATTTGATCCTATTGAAGAATACCAAGGCGAGATAGACGATAGCCCATATGAGTCCAAATTAAATACAGAAGAACTTGAATCAGAAAGTGCTCAACAAGAAGTAGCTGGTGCAAGGATAATGGACTTGTTAAAAGAATTAGAAACATCAAAAGCAAACAGAGAAGTTGATTACACAGGTGGAATTAAGCCAGGTGAATCAAAAGATATAGAAAATGTTGAAAACTCAAAAAGTGTTGTAGGAGGATAACATGAAAGATTTTAAAGAATTAATTAAAATTGCTGACGCTTACGGCACAGAAACTAGAAACTTAATAGATAAGAAAGAAGCCGGACAATTAGACGAAGGTTGGTGGGAAGACTTAACAGGATTTGTTAAGAAAACACTAGGTATGGATGATGCACAGGCAGCTGAAATAGCAAAAGATGTACAACAGAAGACAGGTGCAGATCCTAAAGCAGAGAAACCAGTAGCCAAACAAGGTGTAGACGGCGCCGCAGATGCAACTGCACAAGCAGGTGCAAGTGATGCAACAACACCAGCACCAGCCGGTGGTGGTCTTGACGTAACTACTCCTAATTTAATGAAAGCATATAATGCCGGCGGCAAAAAGCCTATGGATAACATTAAGGCTATGCAACAAGCATTAACAAAAGCAGGTCATGATACTGGAGGCGCAGACGGTAAGTATGGACCAGGAACATTTGCGGCAGTAAAAGCATTTCAAACTGCTCAAGGTTTAACAGCAGACGGCCAAGCAGGTCCTAACACAATGAAAGCATTGCAAAAGGCAAGTGGCGGGTCAGCTCCAGCAGCAAAACCTACACCAAAGCCGGCAGCACCAACAGCACAGTCAGCACCAACGCAACCTAGCGGTGGAGCGGCAACAGGCCCAGATGGTAATCCAACAGGGGCAGCGGCAACAGCAACAGCACCAGATGGTAATCCAACTGCACCACCAGCAGATCAAGCAGCGGCACAAGCATCACAACAAGGTGTAGATTCAGCAGATGTTGCAGCGGCACAAGCTTCAGCAGGAATTGATGGCGCTGATCAAGCTGAACTAGATGCAGGTGCAGGTCAAGCAGACGATCCAATGAGTGCAGCCAATCAAGCAAAAGACAGAAAAGATAAGAAACCAAAAACAGATAGACAAGCAATGGCTACAGAAACATTTAATGAAGCTTCAATGAATATTTCAATGAGTGGTACTGATGCAAGAGAAGTATCAGAACTAGTAGGTATCTTAAAGAATGCAGGTATGGAAGAGCCAAGAATGATGGCAATTAAAGCATTACCTTCAATGGATAAGCCTTCAATGGATATGCCACCAATGGGTATGGACAGAGAAGGACCACCTAGCCCATGCGGAGAAGAAGATGAAGCTGAGTATAACGAATTAATGGACGAATGGGATAATTCGCCAGACCCAGAATACAAAGATGATGACTATATGTTAAGGGATTTAGCAGGTGGTATTAACAAACCTAAAAAATCATATCCTGCAACACAATTAGGTGATAATCCAATGTCTATTAGAGAAACACTTTGGAACGCACTTCAGGAAAAATACAGAACTGACGAAGCTTCACGTGGTAAGAAGAAAAAGTCACGTGGTGCTATGGAAGATGTAAAGACAACTGAAGCTGATCGAGGTAAGAAGAAAAAGTCAAGAGGCGCAATGGAAGAAGCTTCACGTGGTAAGAAGAAAAAGTCACGTGGTGCTATGGAAGATGTAAAAACACTAGAGGGCTCACGTGGTAAAAAGAGTCGTGGTAAAAAGTCCAGAGGTTAACTGGGAAGCATATTTCCAACACATTAAACCAGTATGTCCATGGAGCGGCGTAGCTCATAAAAAAGGCGAAATCAAAATTACAGAATGGTCTGGTAAGGTAGAGACTCTAGGTAAAAATCAAGCCATTGTATATGTATGTCCTAAATACAATCGTAGACGTCTTAAAAAATTACACAAAAAAATAGATAATAGTCCTATATATGAATGGTTATGGAGTGAGCCTACAAACGGCCCAAACGCATCTCCAGTGCCTGTTTTGATACAGCAAGATAAACGTAAACTGTTTGACTTACGATTCGATACAGGGTACTATGATGATATTATAGAGTAAATACGTTATGAGCAAGAGTTTAGATGGTGTTTTAACCAAAAAAGCAAATACGAAAGAAACGTTTACTGAAGATCAGATACAACATCTATCAGAATGTATGGATCCAGATAGTGGTTATATGCATTTTGCAAAACACTTTGCATACATACAACATCCTGTAAAAGGCAAACTTTTATTTGAACCTTACGAATTTCAAGAAAGATTATTAGAGAGTTACCATAATCATAGATTTAACATTAACATGTTACCTCGACAAACAGGTAAAACAACCTCTGCAGCAGTATACTTAACTTGGTATGCAATGTTCCATGCCGATCAAACAATATTGATAGCGGCACACAAATATACAGGTGCTCAAGAGATTATGCAAAGGATAAGGTATGTCTATGAATTGTGTCCAGATTATATTAGAGCAGGTGTAGTAAACTATAACAAAGGTAGTATAGAGTTTGAAAACGGAAGTAGAATTGTTAGTGCTACTACAACAGGAAATACTGGTAGAGGTATGAGTATTTCATTATTATATTGTGACGAGTTTGCCTTTGTACAACCAAACATAGCAGACGAATTTTGGACATCAATATCTCCTACTCTAGCAACAGGTGGTCGTGCTATCCTTACAAGTACACCTAATTCAGATGAAGATACATTTGCAACTATATGGAAACAAGCTGAAGATAAATTTGATGAACATGGTAATGAAAGCACAACAGGAGTAAATGGATTTCATAGTTTTAGAAGTTTTTGGGATGAACATCCAGATCGAAATGATGAATGGAAAGCTGCAGAAATAGGTAGGATAGGTGAAGAAAGGTTTAGACGTGAATATGGTTGCGAATTCTTAGTATATGACGAGACATTAATTAATAGTATTCATCTTGCAAATATGGAGGGAGAATCTCCTATAATAAACATGGGTCAAACACGTTGGTATAAAAAACCTGATCCTCAATTTAGTTATGTAGTGGCCTTAGATCCTAGTATGGGTACAGGGGGCGATAATGCGGCAATACAAGTATTTGAATTACCAAGTTACAAACAAGTAGCAGAATGGCAACATAATACAACTGCTATTCCTGGACAAGTTAGAATACTAGCAGATGTATGCAAATACATAGAGACCGAAATAAAATCCTCTACATCAATATATTGGAGTGTAGAAAACAATGGCATAGGCGAAGCGTGTTTATTAGTAATAAATGATTTTGGAGAAGAGAATATACCAGGATTATTTGTAAGCGAACCAATGCGTAAAGGACATGTAAGGAAGTTTAGAAAAGGTTTTAACACAACACATAGTACAAAAGTATCAGCTTGTAGTAGACTTAAAACAATGGTAGAATCAAACAAAATGTTTGTTAACAGTAAACCTTTAATAAGCGAATTAAAAAATTTTGTAGCAACAGGATCAAGCTATAGAGCAAAAGCAGGCGCAACTGATGATTTAATATCTGCTACACTTTTAGCGATAAGAATGATGGCTGTTTTAAAAGATTGGGATCCTAGAGTATACAATACCTTTAATCAAACAGAGCAAACTGATGAATACGAGCCTCCAATGCCTATATTCATTAGTAGGAATTATTGATAAATATATTGTAATGAGAAACTTAGATATCATAGCAGAAGAACTTTTTAATAAAATTAGAGGCCGTTTCCCATCTATTACTATTGGTAATAGTGAAGGAAAAGTTACAAACGTACCAAAAGAAGCAAGATACTACGACTTTGATTTCAAAGAAGGTTCAAGAAACTTAGGAAAAGTTAGTGTAAGCATAGATGAAAATAACGTTGCTGTTATGTATAGCAATGACTTTGTAACACAGGAAGACACAATTACTAAAAATAGTTGGTATGATTTTTTAAAAGAACTACGAGTATTTGCAAAAAAACGTATGTTAAATTTTGATACAAGGGATATTAACAAAACAAATTTAGACAAGAGAGATTACCAGTTTTTGGCAGCAAATAGAAATGATATTATGGAGAGCACAATGTACGGAACAAGTAAAACAAGCTATCAAAATGTTGGTGGTGCTAGGTTAGCAATTAGGCATTCTAGTCCAGTAAATCCTGAAAGAAGGACGCAACATGTAGGTTCAATTTATATTGAAAGTGCAGAAGGCGAAAGATTTAAATATCCCTACAAACATTTGAATGGTGCTAGAGCAATGGCACGACATGTAGCTGAAGGCGGTAATCCATATGATGATTTTGGTAAACATATTGTACGTTTATCAGAAGAATTAGCAAAATTAAAAAAATTCAAATCCTATATGGGTAGATCAGCAGTGATGGCAGAAAGTCTAAAAGACTATGTAGATGTTGTCAAAGAACGTGCTAATAGTATTAAAAGAGAAATAACAAATTTACAAAAAACAAAATTTTATCAAGAAGCAGTATCAGTATATGAAGAACCAGTGCTAGAAGAAGTTCCGACCGATGTAGCTGAAAATTGGATTGATCAACTTACAATAAAACAATTCAATGAAGAACTAAAGGATGTATTTCCTTATATATACAACTTAGTAAGTGAAGCTATGAAAGCAAAGGCATTAGGCCCAGATGACATAGTAGACGAAGGTTATATGGCAGGATACAAAAAATATAGTTGTTGTGATTGTGCAGATACAATGCATATGCCAACCACAAATTGTAAGCACGATTCACATGACGAAACAGGTTCATGGTGGCAAGACAAGGACGGTAATGGAATAAATGATAGAGTACAAGAAGGAATAAAGACTCCAGGCGATAGTCATTACTATAAAGAGAAAGCATTAGAATTAGCCAAGAAAGATGGAATAATGAATCCATCTTATAAAGAACTAATGGATTATATTGACAAAGCTATGTCTTTAGATGAAAAGAGTCCAGTAGATGATCTAGAAGTTGGATTACCTGCAGAATCATATAAAGTTCAAGAAGGCGATAACATGTATCGCATTTACAAAAAATTTAAGTATGACAATTTCCAAGGACACTCAATGAAGGATGCAATTGAATCTATAATGGAACTAAATCCAGATATCAAAGATCCTGCTATGATACAACCTGGTATGGTAATCAAAATGCCTTACTTTATGGGAGGCGGTCCAGACGGTGCAACTAGAGGTATGCCAAGTGGCTTTACAAATTATGACGAAGAGATTGAAGCAGCATTTGAAAACAATATGGGGCAATTTGGTAGCGTAGATATGGAACCTGAAAAACCACAAATTCCTGTAACAGAATTTATTATGTCCATGTATGACAGAGAAACAGGAAATTTTCCAAAAGGTGAAACAGCAGTACTTACAGCAGTAGAAAAAGATTACGGTGAAAAGTTTATCGAACCATCAAAGCAATTTATTGAAAGAATGACAACATTATTTGCGGGCAAAACACAAGACTCTACTCAAGATGCATTTGATGCTTCATTTGCAGAATGTATACAAGAAGCAGAAGGCAAATGCAAAGAAGGAGAGTATTATTGCAGAGAATCACAAATGTGTAAACCTATTCCAAAAGGTTACCATGTAATGCCAGATGGTGAATTAATGAAAGACGGACAGATGGAAGACCTAAAAAGGCTGTCCGGAGTATAAATCCAAAAAAAATCAGCAATATAGCCAAAAATAAGTAGATTCCGGTTGACTTGTGCTAAATAATATTGTATAGTGTATATTATGTGCTATACAAACAGGCACAAACATAGGCAACTAAAGGAGGCTTAACTATGGCAACATTAGCAGAAATCCGAGCAAAGCTCAAAGAACAAGAATCACGCACAGGCGGTGGTTCATCAAGTGGCGGCGGCGACAACGCAATTTACCCATTTTGGAATATTAAAGAAGGCGAGAGTGCAACACTCCGTTTCCTTCCTGATGGCGACGACTCAAACACTTTCTTTTGGAAAGAACGTTTGATGATAAAATTACCTTTTAACGGTATTAAAGGTGAGACAGACTCTCGTCCAGTTCAAGTACAAGTACCATGTATGGAAATGTATGGTGATACTTGTGATATCTTGAATGAAGTACGTGGGTGGTTTAAAGATCCAAGTTTAGAAGACATGGGTCGTAAATATTGGAAGAAAAGAAGTTATATCTTTCAAGGATTTGTTACAGATAATCCTTTACAAGAAGATAGTACTCCTGATAATCCAATTCGTAGATTTATTATTGGTCCACAAATTTTTCAAATTATCAAAGCGGCTCTTATGGATCCGGACATGGAAGAATTGCCAACAGATTATACTAATGGCGTAGACTTCCGTTTGAATAAAACTAGCAAAGGTGGTTATGCAGATTATTCAACATCTAATTGGGCAAGACGTGAACGTCCTTTAACAGATGCTGAGATGAATGGAGTTAACACACATGGCTTGTTTAATTTTTCAGACTTCCTTCCTAAGAAGCCTGACGAAGTAGCAGTAAAAGTGATGAAAGAAATGTTCGAGGCGTCAGTTGACGGCGAGGCATATGATTCAGAAAAATGGGGAAACTATTTCCGTCCAGCAGGTATGCAGGCAAGAACTGGTGACCCAAATAAAGCGGCATCACCTAATGCAACTGCGGTTAGTCAAAGTGCTCCAACAGCACAGGTAGAAACACCAAAGGTGGATACTACCCCAAAGCAAGAAGAGGCTCCTAAAGTAGAAGAGCCTAAAGCAGAAACTGCATCAACAGGTGATGCGGCAGATATTCTTGCAATGATCAGACAACGACAAGCAAAATAAAATATTATAGGGGCAGTAGCATGTGTTACTGTCCCTAATTGATAAGGAGAAACTATGGCTAAATCATTCGACGTAAGCAAATTCCGTAAGGACTTAACTAAAAGCATTTCAGGCATGAGTGCTGGCTTTAATGATCCAACAGACTGGATCAGTACAGGCTCTTATGCACTTAACTATCTAGTTAGTGGCGACTTTAATAAAGGTGTTCCACTAGGTAAGGTAACTGTATTTGCAGGCGAATCAGGCGCAGGTAAATCATACTTTTGCAGTGGTAACATTGTAAAGCATGCACAGGATCAAGGTATTTTTGTAGTATTAATTGACTCAGAGAATGCTCTTGATGAATCATGGTTACAAGCATTAAACGTTGACACAAGTGAAGAAAAACTTCTTAAACTTAATATGTCAATGATTGATGATGTAGCAAAAACTATTACAACATTTATGACAGACTATAAAGCAATGGCTGAAGAAGATCGTCCTAAAGTATTGTTTGTAGTAGACTCATTAGGTATGTTGTTAACGCCTACTGATATCGATCAGTTCCAAAAAGGTGATATGAAAGGTGATATGGGTCGTAAGCCTAAGCAGTTGACCGCACTTGTTCGTAACACAGTTAATATGATTGGTACACACAATGTAGGACTAGTATGTACTAACCACACTTATGCATCACAGGACATGTTTGATCCAGATGATAAGATTAGTGGTGGTCAAGGTTTTATCTATGCATCAAGTATTGTTGTTGCAATGAAAAAACTTAAACTTAAAGAAGACGAAGCAGGTAACAAAATTAGCGAAGTACGTGGTATACGTGCTGGCTGTAAAGTAATGAAAACAAGATACAGTAAACCTTTTGAAGGTGTACAAGTAAAAATTCCATACGAAACTGGTATGAATCCATATAGTGGTTTGGTTGAACTTTTTGAAAAGAAGGGACTGATTGAAAAATCAGGTAACAGACTAAAGTATGTTGATATTAAAGGAGAAGAACATCTTGAATACAGAAAGAACTGGACTGGCGATAAGCTAGATTTAGTTATGTCAGAATTCAATGAAAAAACTGCCTCGGAGGTAAATATCGCAGAAGTTGAAGAGACTGAAACCGTAACCGAGGAGACTAATGGAAATGGATGATACTCATATTGTCGAAGTTTGGACAATGTTTAAAGAGTACTTAGATAAAAAATCAATACATGCGGCGGCAGAAAGATATGTTGATCTACTTGCTGATATGGGTGTAGACGATCATACTTTTAACGAAATACTAGGTGCTGATAATGAACTAGATGATGCAATCTATTATTATTTAGATATGGACAAAGCTGAAGAAGACGAAGAAGACGAGCTGTATGATGAATAATAATGTTATTACATGATACAGGAAAAGGAATTAAAACTTATAAACTTAAAACTTGTATTAGAAAAGTTTATTATAATTCTGGTGTAATATATAAAGACAAGCACAACAATGATTATGATTGGGAAAAACATCTATATACAAAAAATTTACAAGAGTTTGTTAATATTATGAATGAAGTAATGCCAGGATATATTTTACAACATGGAAAACATGATCAAGATGCATATTTCTTTGATTTGAAAATACTTCCTGGCACTAATTTATCAAAGTATCCTCATACAAAAGAATTTAAAAAAAGAGTTCGTGATTTTTGTGTTGAATCAATAAAAAAGACTTTTCCATATTCTCATGGCGACTGGCATCCTGACAATATTTTAGAACACAACGGACAATGGACTTTAGTTGATTGGGACTGGGTAGGCAAACGTTCAATATTAGAAACTCAACAAATTATAAATCAAAGATTAAAAGCCATATTCGGTTATGAAGTTGATATTGTGCAAAAAAGAGAACTATTATTTATGGAGAAATTTTAATGGGCTGGTATTCAGAAGTAGCAAGAGATGTTTCTAAAATTCCAGAAGCAATTAAATATTTTGAAAGTGAGCTACAAGACGCAAGGGTAGAAGTAAAACTAAAAGGCAATGTTGAAAAACAAGCATCTTTAATGCCTGGCATCGTTGAACATAGATTTAATCAACTACAAGAGATCGAAGCAATTCTACATTATTTGAATATTGAATTACGTAGATTACGTAGTTCTTTCTTTAAAAAATATCTTGAAAATTATCAAAGAGCTCTTTCTAGCCGCGATGTAGAAAAGTATGTAGACGGAGAAGCAGACGTTGTAGACTATGAAAAAATCATTAATGAATTTGCACTATTACGTAATAAATGGCTAGGCTTACTCAAAGGCTTAGATCAGAAACAATGGCAAATTACTAATGTAGTCAAGCTAAGAGTAGCTGGCATGGAAGACGCTAGCCTTTAAATACCCCCTACCAAAATGTGTGAGATAAGTAGTATATAATAATATATGAAAGAGACCTTATGCATTCAGAAAAATACCTAAAAGAACTACAACGCCTACACAGTAGAAAAGGCTTTGGAGTTGCCAAAAATATTCCACAAGGTGTACAAAAATTAATTGCAGATAAAGGCCTACAATCTATACTAGACTTTGGTTGTGGAAAAGGTATGCCTTTTAAGCAACTAGAGGAATCAAACCAAGTTTATAATTATGATCCTGTTACATCTCCTATAGATTTACCAAAAAAAGCAGACCTAGTATATAGCAGTGATGTGTTAGAACACATAGAACCTGATCAATTAGAAGGTGTTTTAAATAACCTGTATAATATTGCAGACAAATATCAATATCATTTAATAGCATGTCACCCCGCAAAGAAAAAACTAAGTGATGGCAGGAATGCACATTTAATAATTGAAAAACCAGACTGGTGGAAAGCATTGCTTGAAAGAAAAAATAAAGAACACAGCTGGAAAATAATAAGTGAAGATATTACTGAACGTTGGGTAAAACTTAAAAAAGCACCAGAAATATTTGTAGTCAAGTATATTGTTTACTTAGAGAAAGTATAGTATGAAGCAAGTATATAATTATTGGATGCCTGATACTGACAATCATTTTTACAGAATGATTACCAAAAGAATTAGTCAAGGAGGCCCAGCAGAGTATCAAGATGACGTAAGAGATGCGGCATACAAATATATTGATGATTTTGATCTAGCGATAGATATTGGAGCAAATGTAGGATTTTGGGCAAGGCCATTAGCACAAAAATTTAAACATGTTATTGCCTATGAACCCATGCCACAAGTATTAGAATGTTTAGAATTAAATGTAAAAGATCTACCAGTTACAATTCATAAACACGCATTAGGTAAGACAGCCACAACTGTTGATATGATATACGATAGTAATAATACTGGAAACAGTCATGTAAATGAAGATACTTTTGGTTCTGGAAATTTTGAAGTTAAAAAGTTGGATGATTTATCCTTACCAAAATTTGGATTAATTAAAATAGATTGTGAAAGACATGAACTTCCAATTCTCGAAGGTAGTATACAGACGATATTAAAATACAAACCTATTGTAATTGTAGAGCAACATGCTGACACAGAATATTGTGCAGGAGAGTTTTTAAAACGTAATGGCGCAAAAGAACTAACAAATGTTAGAAGGGACTATATCTTTGGATGGTAAAATGCAACCACACGAAATTTTAATATTAGACAAAATAGACAAACTAACAAAGAAACTTGATCGTATAGAAAAAAATCAAGAAATGTTAGATAAAAAATTAAGCAGACATATTGATTTTATTGACAAAACATATGAGGGCCTGCGTAATCCACTTGATGCAGCAAAGAAGTGGTTAGGTAGATGAAGGTAGTCCTAGTGACCGGCGGCTTTGATCCTTTACATTCAGGGCATATAGATTATTTCCGTGAAGCAAAGAAATTAGGAGATGTTTTAGTAGTTGGCATTAATTCAGATGAATGGTTAACACGTAAAAAAGGTAGACCGTTTATGCCATTTAAAGAACGCCTTGCTATTATTGAATCATTAGACATGGTAGATGATGTTATGTCTTTTGAAGATAAAGATGATACTGCAAGTCATGCAATTTTTAAATTAATGTGTACAAGTGCTAGTAGGGCTGATATAATATTTGCGAACGGAGGAGATAGAAGTAAAGGCGCTGTTCCAGAAGAAAAAACTTTCAGCGATAAAGTAGAGTTTGTATATGGTGTGGGCGGAGAAAACAAAAAGAATAGTAGCAGCTGGATTTTAGAAGAATGGAAAAATCCAAAAACTGTTCGGAATTGGGGTTGGTATAGAGTTTTAGATGATAAAATAAATTATAAAGTAAAAGAATTAGTAATTACACCAGGAGAATCATTGTCTGATCAAAAACATTTTTTTAGGTCAGAACACTGGTATGTACTTAAAGGAAAGTGTGTATTAGACACAGAATATGAAGGCCGTAAAGATACTAAAACATTAGATGCATGCACTAGTGGATATTCTATAGGATGCGGAGTATGGCATAAGGCAAGTAACCCCTTTGACGAGCATTGTCATATACTAGAAGTACAGCATGGGGAGAAGTGCGTGGAGGAAGATATTGAACGAAGAAATTAAACCATTGAAAATATTTGTAGGTTATGACAGCAGAGAAGATATTGCGTATGAAGTGTGCAAACAGAGTATATACAAAACAGCAACAGTTCCTGTTGAGGTTATTCCATTAAGACAAGATAAATTAAGATCTCAAAAGTGGTATTGGAGAGACGAAGATAAATTAGGGTCTACAGAATTTACTTTTACAAGATTTCTTGTACCTTTTTTAACTGACTACTCGGGCTGGGCATTATTCATAGATTGTGATTTTATATTTAGACAAGATGTAGCAGATTTATTTGCACTTGCAGATGACAAGTATGCGGTAATGTGTGCCCATCATGACTATACTCCTAAAGAAGGTCAAAAGATGGACGGTAAGGCACAGCTACCTTATCCGAGAAAAAATTGGTCAAGTATGGTATTATGGAACTGCGGTCATAAATCAAACAAAGCAGTCACCCTAGATCTTATTAATCATAAGGATACAACTGGTGCTTATCTACATAGGTTTTCTTGGTTACCAGATAAGCTAGTAGGAAAAATTAGCCATGAATGGAATTGGTTAGTAGGTTGGTATGAAGAACCTAAAGACGGTATACCTAAAGCATTACACTATACAGAGGGCGGACCTTGGTTTGAAGAATGTAAAGATTGTGAATATGCAATAGATTGGATTAGTGTACAATCTGATTACTACAAAAACAAAATTGAAAAAATGGAGAAGAAAGAAGAAAGGAGACAACTAGAAAGAGTAAATATTGACGATTTAACATTAAATTGGAATGCAAAAAAATATTTAACATTATGTTTGCAAGAGCTCTCCGATCCAGACGAAGTCGTTTACAAAACAAAAAATGAAATAAAAAGACTAAAGGAGGAAACAATGGGGATTAAAGTTGCGGCAATTAACAAGCCAGAATTCAGCCCATTAAGCGAAAAGTCTAAAGGACTTGCATACGATCCTTTTTGCGAAGACTTTATACTTGGTAGCGGAGGAGTAATTAGTGATTTTGACAGAGAATCTAAAACACAAAATACACTAGTCATAAGAGGACTTGGTGGCGGAGGCCAAAAAGCAATTAAGTTTTGCAGAGAAAACGGAAGGGACTTTTATGCAATAGATACAGGTTATATGCAACCTGTATGGACAACAAGAAAAGACTATCATCGTGTAACTAAAAATAATTTACAAAATTTAGGACCAATAGTAGAAAGACCAGATGATAGACTGCATAGATTAGGATGGCGCCCTAGTAAATTTAAACGAGGGGATTATGTTTTAATATGCCCACCTAGTGCAAAAGTAATGAAGTTTTATGGACTAGACGTAGACGAATGGATGGACACTACTTTAACAGAACTTAAAAAGCATACTGATAGAAAATTACATGTGAGGTTAAAACCTTCAAGAAGAGAACGAGTTACACAAAACACAATATGGGACGCACTTAAACAAGCTCATTGTCTAGTAACTTTTAACAGTATTGCCGCTACAGAAGCTTTATTAGTTGGAACACCAGCTATAGCACTAGCACCAAATGCCGCTAGTGTACTTTGTAATAATAATTTAAATGAGGTAGAAAATTTAAATCGTCCAAGCATAGATGAAGTACATGCTTTTGCAAGACATTTATCATATTGTCAATTTACTGCAAACGAACTTCGCTCTGGATACGCATGGGATATCCTCAATGAAGGTAGTTAGTTATTTAAAAACGGTTCCAGGTAAGAACATAAACCCTCAGAAAGAACAACTTTTATTTGATTTTGCTGAAGGTGTACGTCAGGCCGGCGATGAAGGTCTAGTACATACACAAGACAATCTAATAGAATGTGATGCTGGTATGATCCAAGGATGGGTATATGACAAAATAACTACACCACATCTAAGATTAAGAAGCAACGTAATCAGAACACAAAAAGAATATGGTAGACATACAATCACAGCAGATGCTAATCTTTTTCTATTTCATGATCCTAAAAACACAAAAGGTTATCTAAGATATAGCTTTGATGGTATATTTCCAACTACAGGAAATTACTGTGATACGAGAATAGATGAAAAACGGTGGCGTAATATTTCTAAGACATTAGGTTTACCATTATCCGACTATACTAGAGTCGGTAATCATATTGTTTTAATGTGTCAACGTCAAGGTGGATGGAGTATGAAAGGCTATGATGTTGTTCAATGGATGCAAGATACTATTAAACTAATACAGTCACATACAGATAGAAAGATTGTTATACGTAGTCATCCAGGTGATAAATTAGCTGTAGACTATCTAGCAAAACGTCCAGGACATCCTTTAGAACACTTTTCTAATGTAGAATTAAGTCCACCAGGAAGAACACTAGATCAAGATTTACAAGGATGTTGGGCAGTTGTTAATCATAACAGTAGTGCCGCAGTCGGCCCTATTATCAAAGGATTTCATGCCTTTTTGACTGACCCTAAAGATAGTCAATGTAAAGAAGTTGTCAATACAGATTTCAGAAAAATAGAAAGACCTGATCATTTTGATAGATTACAATGGCTTAGAAGAATTAGTATGTTTCATTGGAATTTTGAAGAATTAAGAAACGGATCCTGCTGGAGACATATGAGGGAGTATATATGAAAAATATTAAAACAAAAAAAACAAAATTAAAAGTATGTAGTAAAAAAGTTAAAAAAACAATAGAAGATACATACATGATAGAGTTAAAAAAACAACAAACTGATCCAAGACACAATCAATCTGCCTTCAAAGGCGGCAGATAATGTGACGTTTAATGCATGGCAATTGACACAAGGAATTACAACAACAATGGACATATTAGTATTAACAACTTTTCATCAACCAGGACTAGAAAAATACGGGCAAAGGTTTTTAGATAGTTTTGCACAACAAGTTGATAAACGCATTAAATTACTTGTATACGCAGAAAATTGTAATCCTACTAATCCCGACCCAGATCAAATTGAAATATTAAATGCAGTTGATGCGTTACCAGATCTAAATAGATTCAAACAAACATGGGGTAATGTACCAAAAGCAATTGGTAAATGTCCTTGGCCTGAACGTAGACCACGCGATCATCACAAAGAATTTAAATGGGACGCTGTAAGGTTTGCTAATAAAACATATGCTGTGTATGACGCTGTAAGACGCTCTAAAGACTGGTGTATATGGATGGATGCTGATACCTTTATTCACAGTCCGTGGAGTTACGAACAGTTTGCAGAATTACTGCCAAATGATAAATGGATTACGTATGTTGGTAGAGGCAAAGGATCACAAACATGGCCAGAGTGCGGATTTTACGGACTTAATGTAAAGAATGAAGTATGTAAAAAATTTATGGCAGAATTTGAAAGAGTATACGAGGAAGCAGAAAACGGAATCTTCTTACTAGAAGAATGGCATGATAGTTTTGTTTTTGGAAATATATTAAATAAGATGAAAGTTGAATATCCAAATGTACTAGATTACACAGAGGACATGATACTTAAAGGAGCAATAACCGGCGGAGGCGGCCACCCATTAATTAACTGTGTGCTAGGAAAATGGATGGATCATCTCAAAGGTGCTCGTAAAGATACAGGAAAAAGTTTGACAAAAGATTTAGTCAATCAAAGAAGCGAATTATATTGGCAGGGATAAAATGGATAAACGTGTTTTTGAAATATTAGATAAAGAAATAGATAGACAAGCATCTACTATAGAATTAATTGCAAGTGAAAATTTTGCATCACACGATGTAATGGCTTTGGCAGGTTCTGTGTTTACTAATAAGTATGCAGAAGGATATCCAGGAAAAAGATATTATAACGGTTGTGAACATATGGATTCAATAGAACAACTTGCAATAGATCAACTCAAAGAATTATACGGCTGTGAATTTGCAAACGTACAACCACATTGTGGAGCAAATGCAAACACAGCAATTTATCTTGCTTTTTTAAAACCAGGCGATAAAATACTAGGCATGGATCTTGCAAGTGGAGGTCATTTGAGTCATGGTGCTCCGGTGAACATATCAGGAAAAGTATACGAGTCTCATCACTATGGAGTTAATGATAATGGTATCTTAGATTATGCAGATATAATGGCAAAGGCGCAAGAAATAAGACCAAAAATGATAATAGCCGGAGCAAGTGCATATCCTAGAGCTATTGACTTTGCAATGTTTAGACATATAGCAGATAAAGTAAAAGCATATTTGTTAGTAGACATGGCACACTATTCAGGATTAATTGCTGGCAATGTTTATCCAAGTCCTGTGCCTTATGCAGACTTTGTTACAAGTACAACTCATAAAACTTTACGTGGTCCAAGAGGCGGAATTATATTATGGAATAATCCAGACTATACAAAAAAAATTAATAGTGCAATTTTTCCCGGTACACAAGGTGGTCCACTAATGAATATTATAGCTGCAAAAGCACAAGCATTTATTGAAGCAAACACAGATGAATTTAAAGAATATTCACAACAGGTTGTTGCTAATGCACAAGCAATGGCACTTTCATTAAACCAGTATGGTATGAAAGTATTAACAAATGGAACAGATAGTCATATTATATTATTGGATTTAAGTGATACTAAATGGTCAGGAAGAGAGGCTGCAGACTTATTAGAAGCTAATGGTATTACTGTTAATAAAAATGGAGTACCAAACGATCCAAGATCGTTTGTGGAAACAAGTGGTATCAGAATAGGTACTGCCGCTGAAACTACTAGAGGACATAAAGAATACTGGTTCAGAGAACTTGCACAAAAAATTGCTAATTTATTACGATGATAAAACAAAAATTTAGTTTATGGACAGACTATGGCGCACTTAATAGTAAACCTGTTTTCGATGCTTTTGCTAACGGCTGTGTGCATAACAATATTGATGTGGTTTACAATGATAGTAGTGCCGATGTTAATGTTATATGGAGTGTATTATTTAATGGTAGAATGGCTCCAAACAAAAAAGTATGGGAGCAAAACAAACCAACAATAGTATTAGAAGTTGGCGGAATAAAAAGAGGTACAACTTGGAAGGTTGGTTTAAATGGCATTAATAGAGATGCTTACTTTGGGCCTAGTGGTAATAATAGTGAAAGAGCTAATAAGCTAGGATTAGAATTACAACCATGGCGAATGAGTGGAGAACATATTTTAATATGTGGACAACATGACAAAAGTCTACAATGGAAAAATATGGGATCAATGGCTAATTGGTTAATGAAAACTATTGATACTATCAAACTACATTCTAATTTGCCTATAATTTTTAGACCGCATCCTCGATGTTCATTACCAGAAATAGAACGCGAATGGAGTAATGTACGCAGAGAAGAACCGAAAAAAATACCTAATACATATGATGACTTTGACATGTCTTTTAAAGGTGCTTGGGCTACCGTAAATTGGTCAAGCAATCCAGGCATACATAGTATACTCGCCGGAGTGCCGGCTTTTACAGGCCCGAGTAGTTTAGCATGGGATGTAGCGAATCAAAATCTAAACACAATACATATGCCTGTGTTACATGATAGACAACAATGGCTAAATGATTACGCTCACACAGAATATACCTTAGAAGAAATATCTGCAGGAATCCCGCATAAACACTTGACTTTTAAACTTTAATCAGCTATAATACTACTATGAATACAGAAACCATAGAAGATTGTCTTGAGCTACTTGTGGGATTCCAAACTGCCCCTAAAGGAATGTTTACAATAAAAAGGGAAGATTATAATATCTTAACTAGCTTAGGAAGACAGGTAGTTAGAGGTATTGGTTTAACAGATAGACAGCATGAATTGTTAAAAACAAAATTATTATCTTATAATGATATGTTTGAAAATGATATAACAAAATCTTTTGACAATTTACGTGTACCGTTAAGACAATTAAACAGAGAAAAAACTATTAAGTTGGTTTATAATGATTCAGATGAATTGTGTATTGCAGTAAAATTTATTTTCAATAAAAAACTTTTGACTGCAATTGAAAAGGCAAAAGTAGGCGCAGTAGGACACTTATACAACAGTAAAGAAAAAATACATTATTTTCCTTTCAATGAATTAAATGTATATCAAGTAATATCAAATTTTAAAAATAATAACTTTGACATAGAAGCAGAGTTATATGAATACTTCCAAAAGGTAGAAGCAATGAGTAATAACCAAGATGATTATGTACCAGGCATTTATTCTTTTAAACTTAAAAACTTATCTGACAGAGCAATAGATTTTATGATTTCGTCTATAGGCGAGCCTACGAAAGAAAATTTAGCAATTTATAATGATCGTAAAGACCAACTAGGATTACATCATTTTGATCAACAAGAATTAGAAGAAAGTTTAAATGCCTTAACAATTTTGAGTAAAAAAATTGTACAAAGAAAAGAATATAATGTGATAGTGCCGCCGGATGTATATCCTATTGAAAGAGTACTAGAAAGTTTGTTGGAGTTAAATAGATTTCCATTATTGGTAATATTACCAATAGAATCTCCATTAGAAGGATTAGTCAAAATTAATAAAGGACTAAGAAATATTATATTCGAACAAGATATGAGTGTATTATTTAGAGTAAGTAATGATAAAAATTCAAACAAAGACTTTAATGAATATGTAAAACTAAACAAATTAAATAATATACTTGACACAAACACAAAAGTAGTGTATATTAATAGTAATAAGTTTCCTAAACCGTTACTTAAGAGCGAATGGAGACCTAATACTGTATTAACTATTGGTAGTGTAAGAATGCATGCCAAGGTAAATGATTATGTAAATCCATTGGATTTGATTATTCATTACGATACAGATATTAGTCCATTTAATCGTGCGAAGGTACAAACTTTATAATATGGCTACATGTAGATTAATTATTGAAGATGAAGTAAACATCAAAATCGAAGGACTTGAAGTTGATGTGCGTAGGCGAATTGCAAATGCACTTAAATTTGAAGTACCGTATGCCCGTTATATGCCGCAGTACAAACTTGGAAGATGGGATGGTAAAGTTGCATTTTTTGGTATAGGTGGCACAGGATATGTAAATCATCTTGGAACTATAACTGATGTATTACACAAATGCAATGTTGAAATAGCAGACATTGTGGATAAACGTCAAACAGTAGATTTGCATTTCGACAAAGTAGATGCAGATTATTGGGGAGACAACACATGGCCAAAGGGACATCCTGCTGAGGGTGAAAAGATTCGGTTGCGTGATTATCAAGTAGAGGTGATTAATAACTTCTTAGAAAATCCTCAATCTTTACAAGAAGTCGCAACAGGAGCCGGTAAAACTATTATTACTGCCACCTTAAGCAACATCACAGACACGTACGGACGTAGTCTGGTAATTGTTCCAAATAAAAGTCTAGTCACGCAGACTGAGGAAGATTATATTAACTGTGGGTTGGACGTAGGAGTCTACTTTGGAGATAGAAAAGAACTAGGCAAAACTCATACTATATGTACTTGGCAGAGTTTAAATATTCTTGACAAGAAAACAAAGGATGGATCCGCAGTATTGAGTCTTGCAGAGTTTCTTGACGGGGTAAGCACAATAATTATAGATGAAGTTCATCAAGCAAAAGCAGAAGTCCTTAAAAAATTACTTACACAAAATTTAAGAAATGCTCCTATACGTTGGGGCTTAACTGGTACTATACCAAAAGAAAAATTTGAATTTGAAAGCATACATGCAAGTTTAGGGCCAGTAATTGGCAAAGTTACAGCAAAAGAATTACAAGACAAAGGTGTACTATCTAACTGTCATGTTAATGTAATACAATTAATTGATACAATGGTGCATAAAAACTATCAAGAAGAATTAAAATATCTTGTTACTAATAAAGACAGGATAGACTATATAGGCAAACTTTTAAACACAATTTCACAATCAGGCAACACACTTATATTAGTTGACAGGATTTCCGCTGGTGAAATGTTACAGGAAATTATTCCTGATAGCGTTTTTGTTAAAGGAGATATGAAACTAAAAGACAGAAAAGAATCTTATGACGAAGTTAAAGAAGCAACTAATAAAGTTATTATTGCAACATATGGCGTGGCCTCCGTTGGTATTAATATTCCTCGTATTTTTAATCTTGTTCTTATTGAACCTGGAAAGAGCTTTGTAAGAGTTATTCAAAGTATAGGAAGAGGAGTACGAAAGGCTAAAGACAAAGACTTTGTACAAATTTGGGACTTAACATCAACTTGTAAATTTGCAAAACGGCATTTAACACAACGTAAGAAATTTTACAAAGAAGCACAATATCCATTTACCATTGAAAAGGTTGAATGGAACTAAAGGAATAATACATGAGAATATTAACATTAGAGGATAAGTGTTTTCCATTAACAAACTTACCTGATGAACTTGAAGAAGATATAAGATTTGCAGTACTAGATAATAGTGATCCAAAAGATCCGGATTTCTTTTTTATACCGTTAATTTTTCTAGAAAGTTTTAATGCTCCTGCAATGGTTTTAGAAATTGCAGGCAAAGAAATAATGATGCCATTAGATTGGTCTATAGCAGTTGGTGATAGTACAAGCGGAAATGATTTAGAAGTACTTCCTCTTACAAGTATAAACAATAGAGGTTTTGAAGCATTTTTATTCAACCCTCTATCTAGCTATAAGATAGATTATGGCGAAATAAAAATTACCAATTTTTACAATGATGTAAAATGGTATTTTCCTAAAGTAAAAAATGGACAATTATTAGCAGTACCAATTACTGAAGGAGCAAATCCGCTTTGTGCATATTTTATAAAAGAAATATCACGGCAGTCTGAAATAATTGATTACGGACTTATATTATAAAGGAGAATGAAAATGAAAGCAGGAAAGATATGGGGTCAGACAGAACTGATTCATGCAAACGGTGTTTTAGAATTTCATCGTATTGAATTTAAAAAAGGTTTCAAATGTAGTGAACATGAACACCAATTTAAATGGAATGGATTCTTTGTTGAGTCTGGTAAAATGCTAGTACGTGTTTGGCAAGATGATCAGGATGGACTAGTAGATGAAACTATTTTAAATGCAGGAGATTTTACCCAAGTTAAGCCAGGTAAGGTACACCAATTTGAAGGACTTGAAGATGGAGTAGCGTTTGAATTATATTGGGCTGAATTTAATCATAATGATATTGTCCGCAGAACAGTAGGAACCCAAGTATAATGGGAACTCTCCTAAAAGGAGAGGCATTAATATATGAAAGAGCTGACGGTGTGGTTTTCGCTCGATATAGAGATGCGCCTCACAACAAAATACCAAGATGGATAGTTGGAGGTAGTCCTGAGGGAGTTGCTAGAGCACAAGGAGATTTATTTTCTCATGCAGAATGGCGACATATGATATCAATAGCCAAAACAAATCAAGCATTTAAAAAACAACTTGACAGATTAATAATAATGTACTATACTATAAAAGATGCAGAAGAACTTAAAGAATAAAATAATAATTGCAACAATTTTAATGACATTGACTGCTTGTCAAGCTACTAAAGAAAAGACCAATACAATAAGTGAATTCTTTAAAGCACTAGGATCAGGCGATACATCAGGAATAGAAAAAGTAGATCCAAATTATTGCACAGATGATGGATGCCCAGATTTTTACAAAGAGGACGAACAAGAGTGGGAAGACTTAGAGACATGACAACTGAATTAAAAAAGGTTACTCCAAAAGGAGATCTAAGTTGGTATGTAAAATGGTCAGCTAGTGTAATAATACTTATGGGTATGGTACTTACAAGTATTACTGGTATGGAACCTTGGAACTTAATACTACACTTCTTTGGTGTGATGGGTTGGGGCATAGTAGGAATGTTATGGCATGACAGAGCTTTAATTTTTATTAATAGTGTTGCCATGTTTATATTTGCAGTTGGTATAGGCAAATGGTATATGGGAGTGTTATGAATTTGAATCTTGCAATATGTATACCTGCAAGGATGGCAAGTACTAGGTTTCCAGAGAAACCTATTGCGTTATTACATGATAAGCCTATGGTAAAAAGAGTATACGATATTTGTAAACAATCTAATATAGATACGTATGTTTTAACTGATAGCAAAAGAGTGCATAGTTTATTTCCAGATGGTAATTGTTTTTATATGCAGGACTATTATGATAATGGTACAGAAAGATGTGCAGGGTTTCCTAAACTAGACTCTTATGATGGAGTAATAAATGTTCAGGGAGACATGCCAGATGTGTCATTAGATATAATTAAAACTGTAGCACATGGACTTACAATAAGTGGTAACGACGTTGTCACAGTTTACACAAAAATGAATAAGGACTTGCAAAAAGATCCTAATAGTGTTAAACTTATACATACAGAAAATGAAGCACATTGGTTTTGTAGAGCAGGTTTAAATTATGGTGTACACCATCTAGGTGTTTACGGATATTCAAAAAGATCACTTAAGGCATACAGAAGTTTGACACAGTTTGAAGAAGAAGAAATTGAAAAATTAGAACAACTGAGATGGCTACAAAATGGATATGGTATATCTGTGTTTGAAGTAGAATTCAACGGTATGGAAATTAATACTCCAGAGGAACTTAAAGAATGGCATCGCAGAAACTCCCAATAAAAGACATACTAGCCGCTATTGATATGAATGCCAAAAGTGTATGGAAAGAACTTTCTGTTGAAGAACGTAAACAGGTGTCTTTTTGGCTTCTTAATCGCTATATAAGCGCCGTACAAGGGTCTAGAGAAGAAATGGAGCTCGCAGTATTCAAAACAAATGAATACTACAATAAACACTTTAATACCATTGGTGTAGGCAGAGAAAATGGACATCAAGAACTAATGTGGCAACTGTTATGTATAAGTGGTGCATGGGGTAAAATAAAGTTTCATCCATATATAGGATTTAAAAGAAAACCTGGAACAAACAACAATGCTGTGTTAAAATTTTTAGAACAATTATATCCAAACATGAAACAAAAAGAGGTTGAGTTACTTGCTGAAATATCTACAAGAGAAGAACTTAAAGAACTCGCAGAACAACATGGGATTGAGAATGCAAAGTTCTGAAAAACCATATGTATGTGAATATTGTGGAGCTGGCTTTATGCGAGAGAAAACTCTTGCAGTACATATGTGTGAACCTAAAAGACGTTTTTTACAAAGAAGCGAAAAGCGTGTCCAATTGGGGCTATATGCTTTCAATCAATTTTATAAATTAAGTGCAGGTGCTAAAAAAGAAAAAACACATAACGAATTTGATAAAAGTCCTTATTACAATGCTTTTGTAAAGTTTGGAAGTTTTATAAACAATGTTCGACCTTTATATCCAGAAAAATATATCGACTATGTGGTTACTTCTGGAGTTAAACTTGATCACTGGTGTAGAGAAGAAATGTATGAAAAATATGCATTAGAGCTAATTAAAAAAGAAGGAGTTCAGACTGCTTTAGAACGTAGTATAATGACTATGATGGATTGGGCTGATGAAAATAATAGTGTATGGAATCATTACTTTGCCTATGTAAGTTTAAACAGAGCAATATATCATATTAAAGATGGCAAAATAAGTCCTTGGCTAATATTAAATTGTAAATCGGGTAAAGAAATGATGAACAAATTTAATGATGAACAATTAGAAATAATATTTAATATAATGGATCCACAGCATTGGGCTAGGCGATTTAAAAGACAAACAAATGATGTTGATACAGTCAAGGAAGTAGTAAGGGAAAGTAATTTATGAAATTAATATATCACCCAGATGAGTTTTTAGAAAAAAAATTAACAGATGTAGATATTAAAAATCCATCTTTTGATCCTAAAGAACTTAAAGAAAATATGATTAACTTTATGCTGGAAAATAATGGCATAGGATTAAGTGCAAGTCAAATCGGTATGGATGCACAAGTATTTGTAATGGGCGATACAAAAGAAAATTCTATACTTGTAATTAATCCAGTTATACTACAACACACAGAAGATACAACACAAGACATAGAAGGATGTCTAAGTTTTCCTAATATATTCGTAAAGGTTACACGGCCAAAAGAAATACTCGCAAAATGGTATGATGAAAATTTAAAAGAGGTAAGTACTAAGATATCAGGGTACTCAGCAAAATGCTTTCTACACGAGTGGGATCATTTACAGGGCATTACTTTTAAAGATAGAGTATCAAAATTAAAATGGGATATGGCTAAAAAGAAAGCAACAAAATTGAAAGGTAAAAATGGCACATGAGTTTAGGCATCCTAAATATTGGGCTGAACTAAAACGCAGGCGTAAAGAATGGAAAGATCATACCTGTGAAGTGTGCAAAAAACAAGTTAGTGAATATGATTATAATAAAGAACATGGAAAGAAATGCAAGGAAAAATTAAATGCCTGATATTGATATAGACTTTGCTGATAGAGAAATGATACTTTCTATGATAGATCATAGAGTAGCTAAGTTAGATACTAATAAAAAACATAACACAGGAATTTATGTCACAGAGATCCCCCATAATCCTGTAGACAATTTATCAACAATAAACTATAAAGACGCCGAAGATCGCGGGTACTTTAAGTTAGACTTTCTTAATGTCAGTATATACAAAGACATTAAAGATGAAACCCACCTACAGACATTAATGGAAAGGAAACCAATATGGGAACTTTTGGAACACAAAGACTTCGTAGAAAAAGTATTTCATCTGAGCGGGCACGACGAACTCTTAAGGCAATTGAAACCTACTTCGGTAGAACAATTGGCAGCAACTTTAGCGATCATAAGACCAGCGAAAAGATATCTAGCAAACAAACCGTGGTCAACGATAATGAAAGAAGTATGGATAAAACCAAAAGACGGTGAATACTATTTTAAGAAAGCACACGCAGTAGCATACGCAGTTGGTGTCGTAGTACATATAAATTTATTATGTGAGCAGTTGGATGAACATAGAAAAGTTTAGAAAATTTTTAGATGAGCTAGAAGTTCAAAAATCAAGAGACAAAACAGGTAAAACTATATACGAAGAAGGCTACAAGTATTCAAAAAACTTTTGGAACTACTATAACGAAAAACAATTTTGTATACAGCATATGGATCTAGAGGATGTAAAATCTGTATGCGATATCGGAGCAGGTGTAGGACTTTTAGGAGTACTGTTAAATTACTGGTACAGTATAGAAGTAGAAGCTACTGACGTTGAAGCAACTTTCGACGGTGGACTATACCAACAGATGTTTGCTAAGATGAGAACGCCAAGGCACTTGTTAGAAATAAAAAATAAAAAACCTATAGTGTTGCCAAAGCAATATGATATGATTACTATAACAAGGTCAGTATTTGATCGAGAAGAGTTACCTATGGGGTATGAAAACAAATATCCAGACGTATTATTTGATTATGAATATTTTTTAGATGATGTATTTCAATATTGTAATAGGTTATTTTGGAAAACAAATTGGGGTAGTTTAGCAAATAAAAAAGTCTTTCCTGAAAGTGTTCATCCTTTCTTATGGTGGCCGGAAAAGAATAGATCAGGTAAAGATAGATTAAGAAATAATTCTATGGCCAAGCCGTATCGTGCTTGGTATATTATATTAGATAAAGAAGAATGGAATAATAGATAGAAGGAAGAGTATGGCTGAGAAAAATTATAAACCAGTAAAAACAAACAAAGTAGGAGGCTCCCCGTTTACAGGAGTGCTTGGTTGGGTAGACGATAGACTACCAATATTCCGTATGCTCAAATATGAATATTTAGATTTTCAAGTTCCAAGAAGTTTAAATTACTTTTGGAGTTTTGGAGGAATCCTAATGTTCTGTTTGTTAGGACTTATAATAACAGGACTAACATTAGGCATGCACTACAAGCCTGATGCAGAGAAAGCCTTTGTAAGTGTAGAACATATTATGAGAGATGTCAACTTTGGATGGCTATTAAGATATATGCATATGAATCTTGCATCATTCTTTTTTATAGCAGTTTACTTGCATATATTTAGAGCCATGTACTTTGGGTCTTATAAAGATCCAAGACAGATTATGTGGCTTATAGGAATAATAATATTTTTCTTAATGACTGCAACGGCATTCTTAGGTTACACGTTGCCTTGGGGACAAATGAGCTTGTGGGGTGCAACAGTTATAACAAACTTATTCAGTGCAATACCACTAGTGGGAGAACCAATAGTACAATGGTTATGGGGAGGATACTCAGTTGATGATCCGACTGTTAATAGATTCTATGTATTACACTGGCTATTAGCATTTGTGATTTTAGGTATTGTAATACTACATGTGATTGCATTACATATAGTAGGATCAAATAATCCATCAGGCATCGAACCTAAAGACACAAGAGACACAGTAAGTTTCCATCCTTATACTACTGCAAAAGATTTATACATGATGGCAGTATTTTTTACAATATTCGCCGCGTTTGTTTTCTTTGTGCCTAATGTGTTAGGACACCCAGATAATTATATTCCTGCCAATCCATTAGTAACTCCAGCACACATTGTACCTGAATGGTACTTCTTACCTTTTTATGCAATATTACGAGCAATACCAGATAAGTTAGGTGGAGTTATTGCAATGGTTAGTGCAATAGGAATACTAGGATTACTTCCTTGGTTAGATAGAAGTAAAATAAGAAGTTGTATATTCAGACCAATGCACAGACAATGGTTTATTATTTTTATATTAAACTTTATGATGCTTACATATGTAGGTGCAATGCCAGCTGAAGGATTGTATGTAACTCTTGGAAGAATTGGAACTGCATATTGGTTTCTATATTTTTTAGTTATAGTGCCGTTGAATAGTGTGCTTGAAAAACCTAGGCCTATGCCGAACTCCATTCACGAATACTTAGAATGGAAAGAACAAGGTAAAATTAAATCAGTATTTTCATGGATGAAATAATGCCAGTAGAGTATCCTGAAACAATAGTATATGTTGACTCTGAAAGAGTATGGTGTATGGGAGAAGATATGGACCATCCAAAAGTATACTATTCAGTGCCTGAACAAGGCTATGTAAAATGCAATTATTGTGATATAAAATTTGTAAGAAAGGCTAAAGATGAACTATGAAGTTGAAGATTATAGAAAGCCAAAAAAAGAACCAGAACTTGGTCCTTGGTCTTCGTATGTAGTACCTAGAAAATTTGGTGTTGATTATATAATTAAAATGTTTTTGTATCTTTGGATCATACCGTTGCTGTTTGGTTTTCAACTCACAGCATTAGGACTTCTTTTTAACACAGTAATTTTTGATTATATATATTATAGGTATATTAAATACGTTACTTCTTCTGGCGTCTAACTAGTTGTACTGATTTACGTTTTATTCTTTTTACAGATAAATTACCTAAATTAACTACAGGGCCTATAGTAATTTTGACATCTTTAGAATTCATAGACATTAAAGCGTATTGAAATTTTTCCATCTCTGCTCTTAAAAAGATATTAATAGGAATCATTCTATTCGACTCCCACCACCATATATCTCCTAGTTCAAGAAACTGTTTCTTATGCTCATTGTCTATAAGGTCGTTATATATGTACATTGTAGTAACGTATTGATCTTGATTTACAATTATACCAACATATTCAACACCACCATATGTGGCCACACTTATAAACGGAAAGTCGTTCTCAATATTTTTTAGTAACATTATTAATTTTTTATCCGATAAATACTTGCATGTCGCAGCTAATACCTAGATATTTAGTCAATAACAGAATCCAAATCATAGCTAATGAGTCAGGATTCATAACGGAGTATAAACCAGTGTACCAAAGACAAATAAAAGTATATAAAAATATAGATAATAAATTACAATTCAGAATATTAAATGCAGATCAGAAACCATTGTCAATTAGTGGTTATACTGTAAAATTTACTGCCTTTGATGAAAACAAAAGTTTAATTATAGAGCATGACGCTACTGCTGTATCTGGCGATGATAGTGCAGCTACTAGAGGCTTATGTACAGTTACAATTACTGAAAACGACCTCTTAAATGTAAAAGATCAGTATCTTTGCTACAATATACATTTAGTTGACTCAAACAGCGACAAGACATTAACATACTCAGATAGCTTCTTTGGAAATTCAGGTACTATACAGATTATCTCAGATGCTATGCCTGGTCCAAGAGACTCATATAGTTTTACACAATTCCAGCAGTTTGACGAAGAAAGTTCTATATTCTACAGTGAATCACGCACAGCTGAACCTGCTATAAATGGCAATGATGCTTTACACACAGCATCAATATATACAAGCTCATATATTGGAGATGTAGTAGTTCAAGCCACATTAGATAGCACAGTGACAGAATCAACTCATTGGGGTGATATAGCGACTGTAACATTTACAGGTTCCGAAACTACTCCAATTCCTGTAAACTTTAATGGTGTGTTTAGCCATTTAAGATTCAAAACTACAGCTTCCCCTACAAGCAAAATTTCAAAAATACTTGTTAGAAACTAGTTGACTTTACTAGCATAAGACGCTATAATATTACTATGAGTATTGTAGCCGAGACAGTTCTGACATATCTTCCGCCAAAGCGTAAAAAAACGCCTAGCGGTTGGATCTCCTTCAATGCTCCGTGTTGTCAGCATAATGGCCAATCTGTTGATACAAGGCAAAGAGGCGGCATTATACAAGAAGGTGATAATGTAAGCTATCATTGTTTTAATTGCGGATTTAAGGCCAGCTGGCAACCAGGCCGTAATCTATCTTATAAATTTAGAAATTTATTAAAATGGTTGAATGCACCAGATGATGTAATTAATAAATTAGCACTACAGGTTATGCAAGAAAACGAAGGAGTGCAAATTAAAAAACAATTAGTTGACCTTCCTAACTTTCATACTGTTCAATTGCCTCCAGCAGTAAGGAAGTTGCAAGATTGGGCAGACTATTGTGCATTAGAACCAACTGGTGTTGATTCTAATTTAGTTAAGATATTTGAATATATGAAACACCGTAATCTAAATATAGATGACACAGACTATTATTGGACACCTGAGCTAGGATATAGAGATAGACTAATTGTACCTTTTTTGTTTGAGAAAAAGATTGTTGGATGGACTGCAAGGACCGTAACACCAAATAAAAATCCAAAATATCTAAGTGAACAACAGCCAGGATATGTTTTTAACTTAGATCAACAAAGCCCAAACAAAGTATTTACTATAGTATGTGAAGGACCTTTAGATGCATTACATATTGATGGTGTAGCATTACTTGGTAGCGAAGTCAAAGATCAACAAGCTATGTTAATTAATAGATTAAATAAAGATGTAATAGTAGTCCCAGATAGAGACGAAGCAGGATCTAAATTAATTGAAGAAGCAATAGATTTGGGCTGGGGAGTTTCTATGCCTGATTGGGATCATGACATTAATGATATAGGGGAAGCAGTTAATAAACATGGACGATTATATGCATTACATAAAATTGTTAGTGCGGCAGAAACAAGTCCTTTAAAAATTAGACTAAAGGAGAAGAAATGGTTTATCTAAAAGATTTTTTGTATAGCATATCATTTCCAATTAGATATTGGATTGAAAGATACAAAGACTATCAAGAAGAAAGAAAATATAAACAAAAGATCAAGGAGCTAAAGAAAAAAGATCCTTACATTTACAAATAGGGAGGAGGTTAAAATTGATGACAGAATTCACACAAGGCATAGTTAATGTAGTGAGAAATAAGATAGATGAAAGTTTAGCACTTGCAATTATATTTTTTATTGGACACATTATTATAGCGATGACAGTTGTAAGTATAATTACTGGTGCAAGCATATGGGAAGCAGGTGCAGTCGCAATAGTTGAACCTGCTATAAACTCAGTATGGTTTTATATCTTACACAAAGCATGGAAAAAATTTAAGGCGTAATATAATGATTCACTGGGGAATGGTAGGCAATAGTCATGATGCTAGTTTATCTGTGTTCGATGACAATAAACTATTATGGGCCAGCCTATCAAAAGATTTTTCAAAGGTTCCTAATGACCCAGACTTTAATTGGACACAAATAGAAGTAGCCAAACAAAGTTTTGGACCACCCTCATCAATACAATGGTATGAACGTCCTGGGTTGAAGACACTACGTCAATGGAGAGCCGGTCAGGGTTGGTTATGGAAAGAAAACAATATTGAAAATTATTTACAACGTTGGGGGATTGATGTACCAATTAAGTATACCCAACACCACTTGAGTCATGCGGCCTATGCTTATTATACGCAACCTCATGATAATTGTGCAGTAATTTGTTTAGATAGTATCGGAGAATTTGAGACCCTTACTATATGGCACGGTAAAAATAACAAATTAAAAAAAGTATTCAGTCAAGGGTATCCGCATAGTTTAGGATTATTCTATAGTGCTATGACACAAAGATTAGGCTTAACACCACAACGTGATGAATATAAAGTAGCCCAGATGGCACAAAAAGGCGACCCTAACAAATTTAAATACATCATTATGCAGGATATAATAGATGTTGCACCAGGCATACCAAAAATTATTATGAAAGAAAACTTACATAGAGGCTGTATGTGGTGGCGACCAGAAATTAAATCCGAACAAGACTTAAATGACTTAGCGGCATCTGTGCAAGCAATATTTGAAACGTCAGTAGACGTGTTACAATGTTGGGCTAAAAAACGCACAGGTAGTAAAAATTTAGCACTAGCAGGTGGTGGGGCTTTAAACAAAACAGC